CTCTACGTTTCACTTCAAAAACTTCTGATTTTTTTAGAGAGTTGGAAATTTATGAATTTGATGAGAAGGTAGTAGAATTGGAAAACAGACTTATTGAACTATATGAACTTAATAATAAACAAATAGGAATTAAAGTTAAGGTGAGAGAGAACTTAATGTGGTTTATTAATAAGACAGGTTTTGGAGTAGAAGTTGTTTATAAGGTTATAGAAGAGTATGTTAACAATTGTGTTCAAAATCAAAGAAATACAATGTATCTTGAAAATCTTATTTGGAAACAACCAAGTGTGTATTCTGTACATCGTTTTCTTAAAGATAGTATGTTGTTTGATATTATATCAAAACGTTATGGACTTGGAGATGCGGAACGTTTTAGTGACAAAAAAGGAGCGGTTTATGAGTGGTTGTTCGACCTTTCGAAACTAACTCCGCCAAAAAGATTGGATAAAGAATTTAGAATTACAGGAAGTTATGAAGGTGATGTTCAATTTTTGACAAAAATAAAGAAACAGTTATTGTTAATAATAAGTAAAAACGAATAGAAATGAATAACAAAAAAGAAATTAATTTGGAAGTTGGTAAATTTTTTTCAGAAGAATTGAAATTAGGTTTACAAACAATTTATATACGTTATCATAGAGTGTTGTTAAAAGATGATAACTATAAACAACGAAAAGTGTTTTTATCAGAACAGTTTTGTTTGAATGTAAATGGAGAAATCAGTCTGAACACAAAAGGTGAAGTTGAGATTGAGCGTTTTTCACGTAAAATTTTCAACGAAATCACAGAGAGTGAATATTTAGAAAAAAGAGATGAGATGTTGTTTAATTTAAATGTTAAGTTGAAAAAAGATGGAAACAAATAATTATCCTAACTGGTTAGTACCTTTTAAAGTTGCGGAAGAATTGAGAGATATTGATTTTAGAGAACCAACATTTACTTACTACGAATTTGATTATGGTAGTGAAGAGGGTGGTAGATATTTAACGTCAATGGATATAAATTTTAATAGTTTAAAGATATATAATAGATACAAGGCTTATGTTTCTATTCCTACTTGGGAACAAGTGTTTGAATGGTTTAGAAATAAGAAATTTTATAGTATTATAGATTATTGCGGAGATAAACATTATAGTTTTAGAATATTGAAAATGGGAACTCTGTCTTTTGAAACAAATAATAAAGTATATTCAACATACGAACAAGCACGTCAAATATTAGTAGAAAAATTAATAGAAATATATAAACAAGATAAAAATGGAAACAGTATTTAAAGTAGGAATGACGGTTTATGACCAAGTGTTTTACCCCAATCAAAAAGGGACAGTTAAAAGAATTGACGATAACGAACCTGATATAAATTTTCCTATAGAAGTAGAATTTAAAGGAGTAATTGAAAGTTACACCTTAAAAGGAAGCCGTTCCTGTGTAGAAGGACTAACCCTATCCACAGCTCCCTATACTCTGCAAGGCTTTGAACAAAAAGCACCTGTACCAACTTATGGGGAAGCACTTGTTAAGGCAAAAACAAACTTTAATGGTTATCCGTCGTATGAGTTGGCTATGGCTGCGGAGGAACTACAAAAGTTACTTTTTCTTAGAGACTACTACAACGAAGGTTGGCAACCTGATTGGAATGATAACAGAATAACTAAATGGACAATAGAAGTTTCTAACAATAACTTAAATGTAACAAATGAAATTTCATTTAGTAGACCGTTATGTTTTGAAACAAAGTTGTTAGCTGAGAAATTTTTAGAAGAACAAAGAGAATTATTAGAAATCGCAAAACCTTTGTTATAAATTAATTATTACTAATGAATGAAATAAAACTTTATCCTTGTGAAAAATGTGGTAGAAAGGTTCGAATAAGAAGTAAAGGATTGTGTCCTTATTGTAGAGCTAAAGAAAAAGGTTATAGGAAACCAAATTTTTATTCTACAAAACAAAAACAAAAACGTAAAGGATATTCTGAGTTTTTTTCTAAGCACATTGAAAAGATATTACTTGAAAAATTATGTTGCGAAGAGTGTGGTTCGAAACTCAAAGGAGACATGTCAGAAGTTGCTCACATATTAAGTAAAAGAAATTTTCCTGAAAATGCAACAAGTGATTGGAATGTTTTGTACCTTTGTGGGAGGTTTAGTGAGAACCAATGTCATGAGAAATTTGATAGAAATCAAGCAAGCAGAGAAAATATGAAAGTTTTTAAAAAGGCTTGTGAAGTTGTTAAAAACCATGAAGACGAAGTCAAACATATAAACTGTGAATTTTTGTCTTTAATTGAAAATTAAATTGGTAAATTTAAACTAATATGTTAAATAAAGATTGGAGTGGTGACAAAATGTCACTTTTTAGAATATTAGGTTCTTCTAGTCATTCTGTTGAAGAACGAGCCAATGATGATTTTTATGCTACTGACCCTAAAGCGGGTTATGATTTGTTTTCTAAGTTAGAAAAACTCGATAGTGTTATAATTGATAATTCTGTCGGAGAAGGACATCTTTTAAAACATTTTGTAGATAAAGGTTTTAAATTGATTGGTTACGATATTGTAAATAGAAATAAGATTATTGAATTAGATAAATTTGTACTTTGTGATTTTTTAAACCTTGAAGCTATTGAAGAAAAAGATTTTTCTATAGTTATGAACCCTCCTTACTCTAAGGCTTTAGAATTTGTACAGAAAAGTTTAGATTTACAACGAGAAGGTGGTAAAGTGTGTGCTTTTTTGAAGATTCAGTTTTTAGAAGGTAAAAAGAGAAGATTGTTTTTTAAAGATAATCCACCTGTTAGAGTTTGGGTTTCTTCTAGTAGAATACAATGTGTAAAGAATGGAAATTTTGATAAAGTTAAAGAGGAAAAACAATCATCCGCTGTTTGTTATGCTTGGTTTATTTGGGAAAAGGGTTATAAAGGAGAAACAACTTTAAAATGGTTTAATTAATAAAATAATGAAACACATGTTAGGAGATAATTTTATTGAAAGTAAAAAGATTTTGTACTCAAAAGGTAAAAATGATGAATGTATGACACCTTCATATGGTGTTGAACCAATACTGAAATACATTCCACAAAATGCAATTGTTTGGTGTCCTTTTGATAAGAAAAATAGTGAATTTGTAAAACAAATAAGTAAAAAGAATAAGGTTGTTTTTTCACATATAGATGAAGGTGAGGATTTCTTTATTTATGAACCTGAAGAATGGGATGTTATTGTAAGTAATCCGCCTTTTACAAATAAAAGGAAAGTTTTTGAGAGAGCTCTTTCATTTAATAAACCGTTTGCGTTGATAATGACAAATCTTTGGTTTAATGATGCGGCTCCTAAACAGTTGTTTAAAGATAAAGATTTACAATTGTTAATGTTTGATAAAAGAATAATTTTTAACAAAGAAGATGGAACTTCGATGGGTAAAATCATAAATTTTTCAAGTTCCTATTTTTGTTGGAATTTTTTACCGAAACAAATTATAATGGAAAATTTAAAATGTTGAAAAAATTAATTTGGTTTTAAATTATGGCTTATGATATAATGAATGAAAAACATGCTAAAGCTCTAATGGAAAAATTTTCCAATATGACACAGGAGGAAAAGTTAGAACTTTGGCAGAAGATTGTTGAAGAAAGACAAGATATTAAATATGATATTGCTTATAAAAGACTAATTGGAGACCATGAACAGGTTTTAAAACATAAAAATTTAAAAAAACAAGTAAATTATAGATAGAATGAGTAAAAAACAAGCTAAAATTGACAGAAAAAGAGAGCTTATAAAAGAAGCTCTAAAATTGAAAAAGTTACACACTCAAATTGTACAATGGGGCTATGATAAAGGTATTATTCAGGCTGCCAATCCTATGGCACAGTGGGAAAAAACACAAGAAGAGGTTGATGAACTTAGAGAAGCCTTACAAAAGAATGATTCAGAAGGAATATCTGACGCAATTGGAGATAGTATTGTAACTCTTTTCTTACAAGCAGAAATTCAAAAAATAAATATAGTTGATTGTTTGCAAGGTGTTTATGATATAATTTCTAAACGTTCTGGAGTTATGAAAAACGGCAAGTTTGTAAAAGACAAATAGTTAATTTTTAATAAGTTAAAAAGATTTAAATATGAATAGAGATAAAGGTTCTGTTTTATTTGGAAATGAAGCATTAGAGAAGTTAAAGGAAGGAGTGAGTCTTGTTGCAAACGCTGTTAAAGTTACTTTAGGTGGAAGGGGTAGGAACGCTTTGATTTCGTTACCTACTCTTGTTAAAGTAACAAAGGATGGTGTTACTGTTGCAAGTTATGTAGATGTCGAAGATTCGTATGCTCGTCAAGGAGTTCGTTTGTTAAAACAGGTTGCTCTTGGAACTAATAAAGAAGTTGGAGATGGTACAACTACTTCTGTTGTTCTCGCTCAAGCAATTGTCGAACGAGGTCTTGAAAAGATAAAAAATGGAGCTAATCCTGTTTTGTTACAAAGAGGTATTTCTAAGGCTGTTGATTTGGTTTGTGAACATCTAAAACAAACATCTAAAAAGATTTCAGATAATGAAGAAGCAATTAAGCAAGTTGCAACAGTTTCTGCAAACAATGATGTACAATTAGGTGAAATGATTGTTGAAGCATTTAAAAAAGTAAAATATAAAGGTCTTGTTACATTTAAAGAAAGCAATACACCTGAAACTTTCTTGGAAGTTATTGAAGGTATAAAGTATGAGACGGGTTTCACTTCACCTTATTTCTTAACAAGTGGAAAACGAAGAAGAGAGTTTTCTAAACCTTATATACTTCTCACAAACAAATTTATAAACTCAATGGAAGAGTTTGGAAAAGGAGAGAATAATTTGTTAAAACGTGCTGTTTTAGAAGGTAAAGATTTAGTGATTGTTTGTAAAGATATGGATAAACTTCTTGAACAAACATTGATTTTGAATCACATGTATAATCAACACAAAATATATGTGGTGAAAGCACCTTTCTACGGTACAGAACAGGCTGAGGCTCTTGAAGATTTAGCAGCGGTGTTAGGGACTAAAATGTATTCTGCTGAACGAGATGAAAAAATGGATAAAATTCATTTTGAAGAACTTGGAAGTTGTTATAAATTAGAAGTGGGTTTAGATGATTTTATTGTTACAGCAAATCCTAAAAATGCTCAATTTGTAAAAGAACGTATTAAAACCCTTGAAAGTCTTATTAAAGAAGAAAGAAAGTTTTATACTAAAAAAGATATTGAAAAACGTGTATCAATTCTTAATTCTGGAATTGCTACTATTTATGTAGGTGCTAAAACAGAAGTAGAGGCTAAAGAAAAAATAGATAGAGTTGAAGATGCTGTGAATGCGGTGAAGTCGGCGTTACAAGGAGGTGTACTTCCTGGCGGAGGTGTTGCTTTATTACAAACCTCTGTTGAACCTTGCGTTGAGTGTAAAGAGGGAAGAGATTTTTATGAAGGGTTTGACATTGTAAATGAAACACTTGAAATACCTTTTAAAACAATTCTTGAAAACGCAGGAGTGAATAGCACTTATATTAAAAAGGAAATTAATTTGAAGAATAAAATTAATACTGGTTATAATGTGATTACAGAAGAAGTCGGTGATATGTACGAAATGGGGATTATCGACCCTGCTAAGGTTACAATTAGCGCATTACAAAACGCGGCTTCTGTTGCAAGTACATTACTTACTACTGGTTGTTTAATTTTAGAAAGGGTTTATACAGACTTAGACGGAATGTAAACTTTATATTATTTGTTTTTATACCTCACCTAATTTTACTGCCTTTGTTTTGACTGTTTTTGTTACGTTTATTTTTCATAACAGTTAATTAGGTGAGGTTTTTTGATAGTAGTTAATTTTTTTAAACATAATAAAAATGGCAAGACAATTTAAAAACAATTCTAAAACCAATTATTTGGGAATTAGAAACTCAGATGGTCTTTTGTACACTCGTTTAACAGAAGAGGGGTACAATGAAGAGGTTAAAAAAGGTAATACTTTTTTGAAGATTGCTCAAAAGGATAGTAAATCTCCAAAGTATTATCATAACACTTTTCCAGCAGGTACTGAAACAGGTCTTGTTTCTTATCTAGGAATCAATGAAGTGATGATTAATGATAAGAAAATGAGATTTTTGGTCATTACAATTCGTGGTGAAGAAGAAAATGATAGTATTTCTGTACCACTTAGACAGGCAGGTAGTACAGCTTTAAGTAGTATTTCAAAAGAGATAATTCGTTATTTGCCCGCAATTGATTACACTAAACCTCTTTTTATTAATTCAAATGCTTCTAAAAATGAAAAGGGTAAAACAAGAATTAGTGTATTTTTTGCTCAAGAAGTTGATGGTAAAAAGACTTATTTGAAAGCTGCTTTAAAAGCTAAAAGTGATACAAACCCTGATGGTATTTTGCCTCCTCCTGTTCAAAAAGAAGTAAATGGTGAAATGACTTGGGATTGGTCGGGACAAGACAGTATTTTATATGAAACATTAACGAATGAAATCGCTCGTTTTGAAAAGGTTAAGAAAGAAAGAGGGGACGAGCAAGATTCTGTTGAGGAACAGAATACCGTTTCAGAATCTGTACAAAATGTTTCTAAAACTGTAAACAAAACCAAAAATGTTCCTGTACAAGAAGAAGACGAGGACGATCTTCCTTTTTAAAATAAAAATTATGGTAAAAGAGCTTCTTAAAAGAAGCTCTTTTGTTTTTTATAATAATTTTTTGTATCTTTGCATTTATAAATAAAGTGAAAATGGAAACTTCATGTACTGTTGATTTAAGAGAGACACAAACACCATTATTTAGAAGGTCTGTATATTTTAGAGATAAGAATGAAGATAAGTTTGTAGAAGAGTATGTTGAAACAGATTCTTGTGCAGGAGATGGTGATTGTATAAGACTTATTAAAGATAGTCCTTTTGAGTGGAAGAACACATTATTAAATTCTACAAAGTTTGAAGAATCTATGAACTTTGAAAAATATTATAGGGCGGATATCAAAGAGGTTAGTGTCTGTTCTAATGGTTTATGGCTTAAAATAGATATGCCTTTAGAACAAGGAGATATAATAGTGTCCGAAGAAGACCCTACATTGGAGTACTTTATCTCATACACTAATGGGTGGGTAAACAAAGATAGAACTTATACAATCAAAATAGATAAAATGGATAAAACAACTGCGGATAATTTAGATTATTTGTTATTGATTTTTGCAGAACATAAGACCATTAACGTAATTGGAGAATTAAAATGAAATATAAACAATTTTTATATAAAAAAGGGAGGTCTTTTAATATTTTAACTCCATTTAAAGATGGAAATTATACTCTTGTTTTAGGAACTCCTTTTGATATTAATACATGGAAGACTGTTATAGATTCCAGTTGTGGTTTTAATATTGTTAAATTAGAACATTTTGAAACAGTTTGTGATTTTAAAACTGCGTTTGAAGTAGAAACTTGTAAGTTTCAGTATGAAAACATAGTCAATCGAAATTTACCTTGTGTTTTTTATTTTATAGCAGATTATTCTAATACTTCTTTTAAAAACGTTGAAGTGTTTGTTAAAGGTGATAAGGACGTTTTGAAAGAAACCTCTTTTATAAAATTAAGTAATAGGACGTTTAATTATTATTGTTTATTTAAAGACAATTATAATATTGCATATTTTAAGGAAAATCATTCTAATTTCAAATTTGATTTTATTGTAAAAATTGAAGATAATCAAGGTGTTAAAGAAAGAAGTTTTAAAATTATTTTAAAGAGTTAAAAACATGGCAAATTGTAGTATAATAAGAAATCCTAATACAAATTATATAGAAAAGGTATTATCGCCTAATGGAAAAGAATCTCTTTTATATAAAAGAGCTCTTGAACATTTAAGAGATATAAAAGACGACGTTATAATAAATCGTTCAACAAACGAGAATGAATTTTTATTTCAAGAAAATGGTGTAACTGTTACGTTGAAAAGAAGAGAAGATAATAATGTTTATTTAGAAAAAATTGATAGTGAAAATAGTTTTTCAACGGAAAATGTTTTCAAACGTGTTCTTGATTTTTTTGATAAGCGAGGTGTTACACTTTTTGTAGATAAAAATAACACTTTTTCTGAAAAACTAATTGTTAATTCTGGTTTTGTTGAAAATCGTGAACAACCTTTTTCTTTGGTTAGAGAAAAAGAGGAATTTAAAGCAATACCATCAGAACAGTTGAAAGAACAAGCGTTAACACTTTGGTCTATAGCTTATACAGATGCTTTTTCTGAGACGATGGGTAAATGGAATTTTACAGAAGAAGAATTAGCTAAGACAAAATCATTTATAAATCAAAGAAAACGTGAAATAAAACAAGTAAAAGCGTATAATGCCGCTAAAGGTCAAGTTATTGCAGATCGTTATCGAAATCTCCAAAAACAGAAAGCACAGTATCAAATTTCTAATGACCACTTAAATAGTGAAGAATTAGTTGATTCTGAAATTATTAAGGAACAACAAAAATTACAAAACGAAGTTTTAAATAAAATACAAAAAGTATTTTCTAAAAAGTTTCATAATTTCAATATTGTTCGAGATGTAAATAGTTTTTCTAAACTTCTTGAAGATGATAATTTATTAAAGACTTATAGTGGTAAAATCATAGGGGCTGTTTTAGATGACGGAACAATTTTTATAGACAAAAATAATTTTTCAATAGAAACTCCTATTCATGAGGCTTCTCATTTGTGGGAAAAATTAAATCCACAGTTGTGGGAAAAAGGTGTTGAAATATTAAAAGAGGCTTTACCTAATAACAAAGAACTTCAAGATATAGTAAATTTTGTCAAAAACAATCAAACTCATTTATCTGAAGAACAAGTTTATTCTGAAGCGTTGAATGATTTTATAGGAAAGTGGGGAGAGAAAAAAATAAATGAGAATAATGGTGATTTAAAAAAACTTTTGAATTGGTTGAAAGACTTTTTTAATGATGTTTTTAAACTTTTTAATCCTGAAGTAAATAAGCAAAAAAGTCTTGAAGATTTTTCTAAAATGGTTGTTACTGAGATTGTTGGTGAAAAACCTTTACAAGATTCAAAAGGCATGTTTAAATTTTTGAATAAAATTATTCCGCAATTTCAAATTGTAGGTAAAAAGGGTGTTCAAAATTTTAACGATGGTGAAAAAATTGAGAAGTTGAAGACCGCGATTCAAATGAAAGATGAGGGTTTTTCTGAACAACAAATATGGTTAGAAACAGGTTGGCAACATTTTAAAGATGGTTGGAAGACTGAAATTGAAGATGGTCAACTTAAAAATATAACTCTTGATTTTTCAAAAAATAAAGAGGGTTTTAGTAAAAATGTTGCTGAAACAACACTTCCAGAAATATATGAAAATGATGATTTGTATAATCTATATCCTTCTTTAAAAGATTTAAAAGTTGTTTTTTATCAAGAAGATGGAGTTTCAGAAAATGATAATTCTGATGCTTTTGTAGAAGATGGAATTTTATATTTAAATTTTAATAGTTATGAAGGGGCAAATAAAAGTAACAAAGACGCGTACATTGAAGCCGAAAACCTTGTTGTACATGAAATACAACACCTTATTCAACAAATTGAAGGATTTGAGAGAGGAGGTTCAGCGGAACTCTTCACAGGACAAGTTGATGAACTCTTTAATGAAATTAGAGATTTGCTTGTGGGAGGAACTGAAACAGATAGAAGAAACGCAGAAAGGTTGTTAAAATTTAGTGGTCTTAAACAAGCGATTTTAGATCTAACAGACCTTAAAGAAGACACAGATGTTTTAAGATTTGCAGAGAGTCCATTATTTGAAGAATACAGAACTCGCTTTGTAAAAAGGGCTGCAATGTATAACTATTTTAGAATGGCAGGTGAAGTTGAAGCGAGAAATGCTGTTCGACGTAGTAATATAAAATATGAGGATATTAAAGATTTTCCTTTAACATTTAGTCAAGATGTGTTTGAGGGTGATAAAATTTATATTGATACTAAAGATAATGTAAAGATACCTGAACGTTTTCAATTGTCTGTTGAAGAAATATTTGGTTATAATACTGAAGATTTGAAACCTGTTCCTGTTTTATCCGTATCTAAATATTTAGAAGATAAATATGAGACAGATAATAACGGAGAGCCTCACCTTAAAGACGTGTTGGTGATGGACACAATAATGAGGAATTGGAAAGCTGCTGTTACGCCTGCTGAAATCTATAAGTTATCTAATGATTTTGGAGATGTTGTAGATGGTGTTGAGGAATTATATCAAGAAATAAATAAAACTTTTTTTCCTAATGGTTATTTTCAAATAAAAGAAGATCTCCTTTTTGAGAGTAAACTATATTCACAAGGGGAAGCTATTTTGTTATTGACACATCCTGAAATTCAACAAAATGTACAAAGGTTGTTTGAAGCAGTTCGTAAAGAATATATGTCGAATAATACCTATCTAGAAAATACATTGGATAATTCTAAGTTTAGTGAAGAACTTATACAATATAAAGACGAGGTAGATGATTTAGGTAAAGTTCAAAAAGAAGATCCTGTTGAAGTAGAAAATTATTTAAAACAAAATTTAGCAGGAGTTAAAGATAGACAGCTTTTCAATATGATTGTTAGTAATTTGCAAGAATATCCATCTTTCAAAAAACGTTTTGCTAACGATTTGGCATTTTCTGAGATTGTGTTTGATAAATATTCAAAAATGAACAAGGTTGTTCGTTTTCAGGATATTAAAGGACAAATTACACCGAGAATTAAGGGTAATAGATTTGCTACAATGTTTGAAACATTGCAGTTTTCAGACAAAGGGTTGGAGGTAGGACAAGATTCTAAGTTCTTAAGACGTTTGGACAACTTTATATGGGAAACACAAGGTGAGGAGGTTAAAAGTTTATTACGAGAGATTGAAGAAAAGCTGATAGATTACAACATTGATGTTATTGGTTTATCAGAACAATATGATAAAAAATCTAAAACTGAAATATTAGATTTTATAGACAATATTTATAATTTTACAGAAAAGTTAAGAAGTAATGATTATGTAACTGAAGACGTTCAAACTCTTTCTTATGATATAGATAGTTTTTTTGGAAAAGACTTAGTTAATACAGATTCATTTTATTTAAAAGTATCAGAAAATAATCGTGAAAAAACACTTGTAGAATTAAGTTCTGAGAAGAGTGATTTGGAATTATTTGAAGAACAGAATTTAATAAAAACTTCTGATGGATTTTATCAAAAAGTAAATATTAAACCAACTCTTGAAGAAACATACGATGATGCTGTTCAGATTATTATAGATAATCCTAAAATAATTAATAATTATTTTTTAAAAGGACTACCGTTTTTTAAAAATGGAATGTTCAATAGAACAGAAGTACAGAAATCTGAAAATAGAGAACTGATTAAAGACATGTTTAAAAACTTTATTCGTCAAGAGGCTTCTAAGTTAAATGACCCTGTTGTCAAAAAACTTACAGAAACGGCTCAAAAATGGACGATTTACAAGTTAATGAACAAGAACCCCTTGAACACAGAAAAGTTGCCTAATTTCGCAAAAGAACAGCTAAAATATCAAATATTCAATGGTAACTATCATTATCTTACAAATAATTTTCATTCAGATTTTCAAAATTATATTTTAAAGAATAAATTCGAAAACACATCTTTGTATAATAATATTCTTAAATATTTTGAAGTAACTGAGAATGGAATACGTCTTACAACAGACTCGTCTCAAATAAAAGATAGAATTAGAAATACCTATATTACAGATTCTGTTTTTGAAAATTTAAAACAATATTCTATTTTATCTAAACATCCTTCAATGCAAGATTTGTTTGAATATGAGAATGATGGAATACGTAATAACTCAGCAGTTGAATTTGAGCGTTTTTATAATTCTAATAATTTTTCTCAAATGAAAAGTTTTAAAGGTGATTATAGAGTAGATGGTGATATTCTTGTTGCAAATAATGTTTCTGATAACTTTATAAGAGTTGCAGAGGGTTTGTTTGAAAAAGTAGGACAAATAGAAGGTAATTCTGTTTATGGAAGACAAACTGTAATTGAAAATCCTAATGTTAATAATTATGAATACAAGTTACAACATCCTAATATAGATTTTGAAATCGCTCGTAATATGGTGTTAAAAACAAATGCTGTTGAAAGTAAATCTATTAAATCTTATGATAAGCAAGAAGAAGTTATCTTGAAACAAGAATATAATGAATGTGGTTAATTAGTTTTTTTAACTTTTACAATAAGAAAGCCCCTATCAAAGGGGCTTTTCTATTTCTAATCTTCTAACCATTTATGACTATAACCAAGTGCAAGTTTATTTTGGTCTCTATAATTTACTGTGGTATTGTGTAAGTCTTTTAAGTTAAAGTAATGACGTGGATACCACATCTTCATTATCTTACGTCCGATTCTTGGTAATCCTTTATATCTACCACTTTCAATTTCTTTGAGTGAGAAGTCGTCTTCTTTCAATACGTCTTTCAAATAGCTCATAGAAACAAAAGGTTCTTGTATGGTTTCTTGAACTTGTTTCCAACCTGTTAATGGGTGAGATTGAGAAAACTCACTTGTGGTTCTAAAAACAATGTAAGCGGCGGCTTGTATCGCCCACACATCTTTATTGTCATCATCGTCTGCTACACTGGCCATAAGAGCAGTAGCCACCATTAGTGAAACTGCAACACTCCACTCTTTTAGTACTTGATAAAATTCTTGTTTTTCTTCTTTTGAGAGTTTACCCCACATTTCTTTTACTTGTTTTGTAAATTCTCCAAATGATTTGTTTGGCATATTTTTATATGCTTCTTCTGCAAAATCCCAAACTCTTCTATAAGTGCCTACTTCTTCTCTTCCTGTTGTGAAGTTTAAGTGTCTTTTCTTAAAACGTTTATCAATATTTAAAGATAAGAAGGTTTTGTGCATAAGAACTGCTGAAAACGCCCAATTTCGTTTAATGTTAATGGCATCTGCTTTTGAAAGCACACCGTCTGTTTCAGAATTAGCTTTACGTGTCATTCCTGCCACATATAACATTGCTTTATCAAACGCTTCTTTATATGGTTTGATGTCATCCCGTAGTTCATATGTTCCATTTTTGTTGGTGACAATTACGTTATATAAACTATCTTTTCTTAAATTTTCCCATTCAGCTCTTATCTCTTCCTTGCTTTTGTTTTTATGTTCGTCTAAACTAAAAAACACCTTGCTTTGTATAAAGTTTCCTTTATAAAGACGAACATCATCAAGTGTTGCTAACATAATACTATATTTTATAGGTATGTTAGCCATCTCATTTAATGCTTGTGGAGATTTGTCCATTAAACGAAAAAATCTATTATAACTTGCGTTTCTAAGACGTTCATTTAAATCTTCATATCCTACGATTTCGGCGAGTTGTCCTAAACGCGAAAATGACATTCTTTTACCTGTATCTGCTGTAAATTCAGGAAGTAATTTCCAGAACTCTTTTTGAGACCAAGTGTAACTGTCTTTATCAAAGTAATCACTTTTCCATAAGTGTAGATTTATTGTTGCAGTTGTGTAAGAAGTTGCTGCCACAAATGGATTGAATGCTAAGTTTACTCCACTTACAAATCCATTAAATGTTCGAACCATCTTACCTAAGTTGATTTTTTTTCCAAATAAATCAAATTCAGCTTTAAATGTCTCTGTAATTCCATAGAAGAAATTATCCATTGCTTGTTGCCAAGCATAGTGTCCTGATTTTTTAGCATCTAAACCTTGTTCTTCTGCCTTGTGTTGAATCGCAATACCTATTGCATTTGCTTCTTCTAAGTGTTCATTTTTAACTTCATAAGATATTGCATGAGACAAAAGAGCACAATAGGAATAAATCAATTCTTCTGAAATATCTGTCTTTTCTTCCAATCTTCGTACACCAAATTTAGGAATAGTTCTCACACCTGTAAGTTCTTGTAAGTCTGTTCCGTCTTCTGCTTTAGCACCAAATTCTTGACTATCTACACGAGTCATTACAAGGTCATTAATTGCATTCTTTACACCTTCAATAGGATTTTTAGCAATTGTTGTCCACTTGTTTATACGACCTTTTGAAAATTGGGGTAATTCAAACAATGTGTTGTGCCTCATTCCGTACATGTCTAATGAGTCTCGTTTGGCTTTAATAAATTTCTGCCACAATGCAAACTCTTTACGAGATGCTTTGTTAGCGTCAAATCCTAACATATCTTTTTCAAACTCTTCGATATCACTTTCAGCAATACCCATTTTTTTGAAAAAGTCTTTGTTGTGAAATTTACTACTATGTTTGAATTGTCTTAAGCCGTTAAACTCCCCACTGTAGTTTGGATTAGACATTGTATTTCCACTTATATCTTCCATCCAAGAAGGTTCTGTGTTAAGTTTCATAAAATCAAGAACAGTACCTGTTTGTGTCTGACTGTTTGGGTTTCGTAACTGCTCTATGATAGACGCCACTGAAACAGTTCCGTTTCTCATATTTTGCATAAGTTCTGCAAAACCTTTAGGTGCTAAACGTTTAAAGTATGTTGACACCTTTGTGTAACCGTAAGCAATTTGTGTTTTTTTCAACTCTGAATTAGTCATTTTTCCTAATATTTGAGTTTTAAAATAACTTGCTATTTCTTCACGAGACATGTCTTCAAACAAATTAGGGTCAATGCCTTTTATTTTTATTAAAAAGTCTATCATACTTGGAGTAATATTACCATTTAGTAAATCTTTTCCAAATTTAATAAAAGCGTATTTGTTTTTAGCTGTCATGTGTTTACTTAGAAATTCTAATTCATCTAATCCACTTTCTTTTAATGCTGTTTTATAAGCATCATTAACTGTAGATTCAAAATTATTGTTTATGTTAGAACCTTCTTTTCTTATTTCACGGGCTTCTCTGAACTCTTTAACATTTGCTGCAATAAGGTCTGTAAGATTTGCAATTTCTTCTTCTAATCTACGAATGTTTTCTTGTTGAGATTCGTTCATTCTGTTACCGTCAATCTCAGATGGATTGTAACGACTTGTAAACTGTCTTAACAATTGTGCCTTTTCGTTCATTTTATCAAGAAGCTGTTTGATTTCAGAATCCATGTTGTGGGTGCCTGAACCTAGAAGATTCGTTAAAGTCTCTTTTAAACTTCCTTCACCAAAACTGTCCCAAAAAGCATCGTTAAAACTAAAACCTCCATTAGCCATTAATGTTTGAAATGCTTTTTCGGAACCTTCTGTTTGTTCTATTTCATTTATAAGGTCTATGAAAGCCTGAACTACAACTCTGTTGTTTGTAGTAATGTCTTCAATCTTAACTTCTGTGCCCCACTTTTCATTAAATTCTTTTATAGCTTGTTCTTTGTCTTTTGCAAATGTAAGAGCATTGTATTGGTCTAATTTTTGTAGGTTGAGGGATATTTCAAGTTCGTCGCCTTCTTTTCTACTTCCATCAACAGAGTTAAACTCACTTTTCGCCTTTTGACGTTCTTGATTAAGCCCTTCTAAACGAGTCATATCACTTGCAGAAATATCTTGCATATTTACTTTACCTGTTTTTTTATCACGATATTTATTAAGTATTTCCCAACGTTGGTAGCGTATTGAAGATACTAATGTTTTAGTATTATTATCTAAATCGAGTATTTCGTTTACCTTTCTTTGTTGTAAATAATACTCTTTTTTCATAGTCATTTCTTCATTCTCAAGTCTAAAATCTTCAATTTCATTTGCAATCTTAGTTCCAACAGGACGATCTAAATCTATAGCGTCTGCAATTTTAGTTTTCCAATTATCTGCATTCTGTTCAAACTCTTCTAAGGTAAACTCTTCTCCTAATTTGTCTCCAAGATACTTCTTATATGTATTAAATGTGTGTTCTAATAATGCTTTTTCATATTCTGCATATTTTCCATTAGAAATAATAAATCCGTCTACATTACCTTCATTATCACGAGACATCATTAGTTTGGCTATTTCTTGTGAGTTGAAATTATTAGCTTCATAAAAACGAATAAGAGGTTTTACATTTTCTACAACTTTTGTGTTAGTTCGAGTTGTCATATCGTGTATCACCTTACCCATTAGTTGTAAAAAAGCATTGTTTGAGTTCGTCATTATACCAAATAGGTTTCTCCACCATCCTACTTTTTCTAATTCATCTTCTAACATTTTTACAGCTTTCTTTTTAAAATGTTCTGGATAATTTGGATTTTCTTCAATGGTTTGAATAAGACGTTTGAGATTGTTGCGATAAATGTAAACTCTCATTCCTTTTAAATCACCTATCTTGTTTCGTAATTCATCTATTTTATTACTGTAAGAATCAGCATTGTCTCCTAATACCTTTTCTTTAACAATTGCGGTTTTCAAGTTAGACAAAAGAGGTTCAACGTTTTGTAAATAACTTGTTAATAACAAAACATCATTGCCACTTATTTTCTCTTTCCCGTTTCTAATAGACTCTGTTTTTTGTAAAAGATAGTTCAGTTCTTTTTCAAAACGATTTAAAGACATTGTTATTACAGTCTTTTCATCTGAATTTCGCATTAGATTTAATTGAAAATTAAGATCGTTTTTAGTAGCACCTTCTGATATGAAGTGAAGTCCTTGAAATAAGTTTATGAAAAGGTCACTGAATGTTTTAGTATTAAAATATGTTTTTTGACCACTCTTTCCAATATTTTCAGCATCTAACATTTCTTCAATGCCCCCATAAACTACTTTATCGGCAATTTCGTCTAATGTTTGATTGAACTCAGATTTGATATTTCCATTTAAAAAGGTTTTAATACGATTTATGAATTTACTAAAAAGTTCTAAAAGTTGGTCAAATATGCTTTGATTTTCTTCTGAGTTTTCTGTTTCTTCATTTGTTCGTGATAAAATTTTATTTTGTAGAACTTTACCTAAAATTTCTCTACGAACCATTTTGTCAAGTTCTTGTTCATTTTTAGCTTGTTCTTTATATTTTTCACGATACATATCACTTTCAGAAAGCCATTCGTTAGTGGTGTGTACTTCTAAAGCGAGTTTATCAATGGTGCTTTGGTCACTAAAGGCTTCAATCATAAAGTGAGCAACCTCCTCTGAAAGATTTTCAACAGTTTCTCTTCCTTCTGCAAAAGCTACTACTTTATTAGCTATGTCAGCAAGAGCTTCTATGGAAGGGTCTGTTCCATACTTCATTTTATATTTTTTAGTATACTCTTCCATTGATATTGTAGAAACGCCAAGTTTAGATAAAATCTTATAAAGTTGGTTTTTTAATTGTTTTTCAGTCTTAGATGGTTTTTTATTTTCCTCTTCAATATTGTAAAAACCATTTCTTTCCATCTCAGCTGCAACAATGTTTTCATCAACAGAATCTATTTTTTTATATTTTTTATTTAATTTTCCATTTTTATAGGCTTCTAGCAACTCGTCATTATCAACACGAACTTTATTACCTTCTTGGTCTCTCATAACCTTTGTGTTAGGTCTCGCGTCATCAATTGTTAGAAAACGGTTTCCAATAACTTCAACATTTTCTGGCGAGTATCCTATTTTTTCTTCTACAATTTGTTTAGCAGTATTAGCATTATAAAGTTGTGCTGAAGGGTCATCTCCTGTGGCTTCTAAACGAAACTGACCTTCATCATAAACAGTTTGGTCTGAAATAAATTCTTTTTTGATAAGGTCATTTATGATACCCTGTACTGATGTATAATCAGTATTCGCGTCTATCTCAACAATTGTAAAAAAAGGATCCTGATTATTTAGTTTATATTGATTTTCGTTTGCTACAAAATCAGCATTAGAATTTTCAAAAACGCTTTCGTCTGTTGTACTTTCTATTTCGTTTGTTGTGATAAAACCTAACTGTATTTTTTCACCGTTTGTGTTTTTAATAGCGTCTGTGTAATTATCAAAAACTTCACCTTGAATTGTTTTAAAAAACAATTTAGGTTCTCCTGTATCTTCAATTACTGCTTCACGTCCTGCAATAGTTTCATATTTTTTATTTTCAAGATTTATAAACTCTCCTTTTAATTCGTTTTTTGAATTATCAAAAACAACTATGTCTTGTGAAGTTAGTGGTTTGTGAGCGTTCGCTAATTCATAGTTAATAGTAAATATGTAATTTCCTTCAAATTCTTCTGGAATGTTGAACTTATTTTTACTTTTTATAATCTCACTTTTGTCAATTTTGTAAAGTACAACGGGTTTTTGCATTTTGTTGGCAATTTGTCCCGCTGTTATCGTTTGTTTATCTGTTAAACCTTCTCTGTTTATTTTTGTAACACCTTCTTTTCTGTTCCACATTCCAAAAGCATTTATGAATTTATCAGAATAGATATTCATAAAACTTTCAACAGCCTGTTTGTTATTTAAAAGTGGATTTCGTACAATCTTGTCAAAAGTACGTGAGTTGGAAACTGCATTTTCCAATAAAGGATTACTAATTTTAGCAGATACTGCTATTTTATTTTTTTTGTTTTCTTTATATACTAATGTACAACTCATATTCGTTAGTGTTGAATTTCAGAGTACAAAGATACAAAATATTGTAACATAAAACAAGTGTATAAGAATTTTTTTCAAAAATATTTGGTTAATAAAATAATTGTTTGTACTTTTGCGCCATTATAACAACATTATAGGATATAACAATGAGATTGAAAGAAAGAATACCTGTTTTATGGGAACTGTTTGAAGATAATAAGGAGAAAGTTATTTCTTATTTGGTAGGTTTGGAAAATCTTACAGAAACATTAGTAAGACTTAATGAAAAACCTTATTTGAAAGAACTGTGGGAAGAAAATCAAGATTGGAGGTTTGTACAGCTTTTGACAAACTGTTGTGTGTTAAATCCTTCTGTTGGTTTTTATTATACAGAAGACGAACGTCTTTTTATTAATATGGGTCTTATAGACGCCCGTGACATCTATTTTTGGAAAAACAATTATGATAAAAAAGGCAAGTTGTTAAAAAATCCTTATTTTTTAACAATAAGTGAAATCACAACAGCGCACCTTTTGAACATTATAAAATACCATGAAGAAAATGATTTTTATATAAGTAATTTTTATCTTATTTTAATATCTTTGGAAATAGAAATACGAAGAGTGAAAGAAGAGTTAAAAAAAGGAGAATTAACTGAAAGTGAAGCTGGGAGTTTAATAGAAGGATTAATTTTAGAACAAAATAAATAATAAATTATTATGCAAGAAGAAAAAAAAGAAATAGTTTATGACTATGTAATAGAGAGTTGGCTTCCTGTTTTTACAGGATTCAAAAATACTTCTTTTTCAATACCTAAGGACAGTATTATTTACCAACATAATAGATGGCTCGATGTACCTGTTGAAAAAAATAGATTTGTCTTTGATGAAGATGATTATAAAGACAAGTTATCCAATGAGGTTGTAGAATTTGTTGAAAATGAACTTGAATATATTTTTGGTTTTGTTGATGAAAACACTTTAGAGTTTGAAATGGAGTACAAAAGATTGTATTCACCAGAAGACTATGATTTGTTAAATGATACTATTTTTGTAGAATATAAATTTCAACAAGAAATTTATGATTGGATAAGAGAATACATAACTGATAGATTTGAGACATTCAAATCATTTGCAAAACATTATTATACAGTTAAAAGAGACGAAAAAGTATTTTCTTCATATCCTGATGATTTAGATGAATGGATTGAAGATTATGATAAAATGATAATAGATACTAAACATGGATTAGGTTTGGTTCTTAGTTTCATTTTGTATAATGAAAGTTATTTAGAGAAAGATTTATATAGACAAGTTATCCCTGTTATAGAAGATGTAACATATCAAATTACTGAAGAAAAATAAATAAAATGAACAATCATTAAGGGGAAAAATACTATAAAAAACTATCTCAGCTCACAGATAGTGATGTTAAAATGATTTGGTTTTATTTTAATAGTGAGAAAAACAACTCTGTCTCTGCAATATCAAAAGCCTTAAAGATAAAATATAATGTTGTAAATAAAGTGCTTAATCAAAAACTAAAGGAACTTGAAACAAAAAATGAAATAAAAAGGAAAATGGAACGGCAACGTTCTGAAGAACGTGAGAATTTGATTTCAGCAGGTTATCATAAATTACTAAGTATGGGCTGCGTTGAACCAATGGAAACTTTTGAACAACATTTTTAATTGTAAAAACAATGATTATAAAAGATAATAAAATTTATTTTTATACTAATGTAGAAAAGATAAAAAAGTTACCAAACAAAACGTTTCTTTTATTGTTTGATAAAGGTCGAGAAGAATTTTATCTTAGTGAAATAAATTCTCCACCTCTTCCTAATAAAATTTATGGTAAAGAACAATTATTTTGTGATAGAGTTTTGAATACATTTAATAAATCAAATAAGAACTTAGGTGTTTTATTAACAGGTTTAAAAGGTACGGGTAAATCTCTTTTAGCTAAAATGATTGCTCAACAATCTAATATGCCTGTTGTATGTATAACTTCTCCATTTTCGGGAGAATTGTTCGCAGACTGTTTGGATAAGATGGGTGACAATGTAATCCTGTTTTTTGATGAGTTTGAAAAGGTTTATAAAGAAGAAGAAGACCAAAAACATTTTTTGTCTATATTAGATGGAACATTTAGTGGAAAGAAATTATTTCTTTTTACAACAAATCATTTTGAGATAAATGAATTTTTAAAATCTCGTCCCAGTCGAATCAGATATGTTCGTCAGTTTGAAGGTTTGGATAAAGAAACAATACAAGAGATAATTGATGATTTGTTGATTAATAAGGAATATGAGGAAGAGTTGAAACTGGTCCTGGATATTTTAAGTACAGTTTCAGTAGATGTTTTATTGCATTTAATAGATGAAATTAACATGTATGATGAATCACCACGTATTGCAATTAAGAATTTAAATATTCAGATTGAACATTCTTACTTTGATGTTAGGTTGTATTTAAAGGGAACTTTGTATCACACGAAAGTAAATTATAATCCTCTTGCAAGTAAGACAGTTTATTTGTCATACAAATACATTGATGAACAAGGTCGTGAAAGATGGGGTTTTTATTCTCAGGAGCTAGAACAGCTTGCGTTTCAGGTTATTGATGGTGGAGAATTTCAATTTAGAGATAGAGAAAACAATCTTATAATATTTTCACCCTCAAAACCTTACGATTTTGAAATTTAGAAAATTGAAAAAGTTGTTTAAAATTTTGGTAGTTATTATTTTTGTTGTACCTTTGCAACGGAAAACACCAAGCATTTTTATAAACAACATAAAAGAAAATATTAATAAAGACGATTGTAAAGAGAAACTTGCTTGGCGGTTTGTTTCATTCTCTTACAGTCGTCTTGTTTATAATTTATAACAATGAGTGAAAATACTAAAAGTTTGAAAAAGACTGAAGGTTTAGTAGGTGCTTTTTCAGAAGAAAAGAAGGAAAATATTACTTCTTTAGAATTGGTAGAACAAATTAATTTGTTCAGAGAACAAGAGAAAGGTAAATTGTATAAACCTCTCTTACATAAGAACTTACTTGCAACAATTAAAGATGAGTTTGAAGAAGAAATTAACGAGCTTAAAATTCAGCCCGTTGGTTATAAAGACAAAAAGGGTGAAATGAGAACAATGTTTTATTTGACTTTCAATCAAGCCAAACAAGTTTTAATGCGTGAAAGTAAGTTTGTGAGAAAACACATCATTCTCTACATAGAACGTTTAGAAAACATTCTTAAAGAAACTCAGATTATAAAACTTCCACAGAATTATGTTGAAGCTCTTGAGGCTTTGCTTATTTCTGAAAAGGAGAAGCTAAAACTCCAAGAAGAAAACAGGTCTATGTTACCAAAAGCTGCTTTTTACGACGCAGTTGCAGGTTCAGACAGTTTGATTGATATGAATCAAGTTGCAAAAACCTTAAATGTAAAAGGTCTTGGTAGAAATAATTTGTTTAAGTTCTTACGTGAACAAAACGTTTTAATGGAAAATAATCAACCTTATCAACAATATATGGACGCGGGTTATTTCAAACTGATTGAAGTAAAATGGACAGACCCAAAAAGTGAAATGATAAATGTTTCTACAAAAACTATGATTTTCCAACGAGGTGTGGATTTCATTGACAAACTTGTAAAACAAAAATTTAACAAAACTAATAACAAATAATAAAATGAATGCTGTACAAATTGTTACAATTAAAGAGAAGTTCCCTTTGTACAAGAAGGAAGAACTTGCAAATAAAGTAGAATTAGTTACTTTGAATGAGAATGGATTTGAACTTGTTGCTCAAAAAGACCTTTACAAAGAAGGAGACCAAGCTGTTTATATACAGCCTGACTACTGTTTATCTGAAATAAGTCTCTTTGCATCTTTCTTAGCTCCCGAAGGTGACGAAAGTAAATCGTTGTTAGGTAAAGTTGGAGGAAAACCAAGACGTATTCGCGCCAAATCTTTCAACCTTTCAAAAGTACCTAACGGAGGTAAGGTTTATTCTAATGGTATTCTGTTACCTTTCGAGGAAGTAGTGCATTACATTTTGGAAAATGTAGAAAATTACAAATCTTACTCAAGCGTAACTGAAGCTATTTGTGAAGCGAATGTTTTAGGTGTTTACAAATATGAAGAACCTGAAACCAACGAAGTGGGTGGTGGAAACTTCAAAGGTGGTACTTCTGCTTTCCCTGAAGGTTGGTACAAGACAGATGAAGAGAATATTAACAACAAATGGGGAGAACTTACATTTCCAATAACTCTTATTGGTACTCAAAAGATAGATGGAAGTTCTATTTCCATTTCAAGTAAGTACATTTGTTCTCGAAAACAATCTGTAAATCCTAAGGTTCGCAGAATAACAGGAAGAAGAAAACGTACATTCTTAGAATGGTTGTTTAGAAGAAATCCTGACTTGAACATCTACACTGAAATAGACAATGAAAACTCATTTATTCAAGTAGGTAAGAAATATCAAGATTTACTTATTGAAAATGATATTCACGACATTGTATTACGAGGTGAAGCTAATGGAAAGATTTTTAAAGGTAGCGGTAACTCTTTAAACGCTACTGCGAAAGAAGAGCCTAACATTAAGTTCTTTGGAGTCGATAAGATTGAAAACGGAGTAACGAAACGTCTTGATTACAACGGATTTAAGGAAATACTGTCCTTATTCCAATTGCCTACTTGTCCTGAGTTATTTAACGAAGAGTTTAAAAGTAAAGAAGAACTTGCAAAACGTTGTGAAGAGATTTTTGACAAAAACAAAAATATGGAAGGTGTTGTAATTCGTAACTTAGAAGGTACGTTTTCAGCAAAATTTATGAACAATTATTACGATAGTAAAAAGTAGATTATGGAAAATAAAATAAGTGCTGAGATTATAAATCACTCAAAAGGTGAAAATGGAGGGGAGTTAATTACATACAAATTAACTTACCCACGTATCATCTTGTCCGAGATGAACACGCACAAAATGATTATGAAGAATACCAGTTCGTGTTTAGACGAGAACACTTTCATCGACGTGTTTTACAAAGACAAGCGAAAATACGGAATTGTACCGATAAAGATGCTTTTCGAATTGCAGGAAAAAGGTTTGGAATTACCCGAAATCATCAGTTTTAATATGCGAGACAGGGAGTACAGAACAGGAGAAAAGTACGAAGAGAGTTTTATAAAACAGAAGATTTCTAAAGTTTTTAAATCAGGAGTTAAGAAAGTATATCGTATTCGTTTTGAAAAAGGTTTGTATTTAGAATGTACAGATGAACATAAACTTCTAACGGATTCTAATAAAGAGGGAAGATTAAAATGGATTACACTGAAAGATTTTAACATAGAATCTAAAGATGAGAGAATCTTTGGTGATTTATCTTTACTAAGTCAAAATTTGTATAGTATTTCTATGACAAGTTTTGAAATAATGAATCCGAAAATTGCTAAAAGAGGAGAAGAAAGAATAACCTTTTTCGAACCTTATATTTCTGAACTTAGAGATGGTAGAATAAGAAATCCTTTTTTGTATCGAAAAATTTCAGGTATCAGTTATGTAGGAGAAAGAGAGACCTACGATATTGAAGTAGATGGTAAGTATCACAACTTTTTAGCTAATGGGATTGTAGTGCATAACTCTCGCGCTATACCTTTTGAAAAAATGGTTGAAGTTGTTGAGAAAGAGCCTTTCGTACCTATTGCTTGGCAGCTTTCACATAAAGGAATGCAAGGTACTGAATATATTACAGACCCAAAAGTAATTGAGTTTAAAAAAATGAGGTGGTTAAATGCCAGAAATGGAGCTGTTGATTATGCGAAATCATTAGTTAATGATGATATTACTATTAAAAAACTACTAAACACTTCTGATAGTAATGAATTATCTAAAAACTATGGTAATAGGTTGTTAGAACCTTTTATGTGGGTTACACAAGTTGTAACAGGAGGTAGAGAAGCGTTTGAAAACCTTTTTTGGTTAAGATGTCCTATTTATGAAATAGATTATTCAACAGATAATGGTATGCATTTTCAAACATATTATGGTAAAAGTAAAAAGGAGATATTAAAATATTTTAAAGATAATAAAATCTTCTTTGAAAAAGAAAATAAAGATGATTTATGGTGGTTACAACATAATAAAGGTCAAGCCGAAATCCACTTTATGGATTTAGCTGAGAAAATGTACGATGCTTTAAATGAATCTAAACCTAATGAATTGAAAGCAGGTGAATGGCACATTCCTTTTAGTAACGAACCTTGTTTTACACCCGAAATGTCTTTAAAAGACAAGATTGTTCTTTCCTGTGCAATGATAGCAAGAACAAGTTACACTAAAATAGCTGATAGTCAAAACATCTCTTTCGAAACAGCTTATAAAATATTCAACAAGTGTAAGAAGGAAAAACATTATAGTATCTTTGAACATGCAGGTCGTTGTATGACGAAAGAAGAGTGGGAAGCTAATCTTAGATGTACAGCTATTTATGAATTTTTTAAAGACGGTTTGAATTACAATATAGTTTCAGACTGCGAAACCAAAGGTTGGAATAAGGCTTTCAGAGGTTTTTTGCAGTTACGTACTTTTATAGAAGAAGATTATAAAATTAAATAAGTAAAATTATGAGTGATAACATTCAATTGTTTGAAAATCCTGAGTTTGGTCAGGTCAGAGTTTTTGTAGAAGATAACGAACCTCTGTTTGTAGCTAAAGATATAGCTACTATTTTAGGTTATAGCAATACGGCAGAAGCAATTGCAACACATTGTAAATCAGGCGACATAGAGAAACGCTATGTCCCTCATTCTAATGGTGTGGGAGGTACTAATTTACAGGTATTACGAGAATCTAATGTTTACAGATTGATAATGCGTTCTAATTTAGAAAGTGCAGGTAGATTTCAAGATTGGGTTACAGAAGAAGTCCTTCCCTCAATCCGCAAAACAGGTTCTTATTCTGTAAGACCTCTTTCACCTGCAGAGTTGATTATCGCACAAGGTCAAGCGATGTTGGCGTTGGAGCAGAAACAGAGAGAACAAGAGATGAAAATTCAAGGTCTATCTCAAGATGTTGATGAACTCAAAAGAGTGAGGGTTGAAGCAGAACAACAACTAAAAGCACTTCCTTTATCTGAGGAAAAAACACCTGAAAAATCGTTGCGAGCGGTTGTGAATGAGTTAGCTCGACAGTACCAAAGATTAACTGGTTGTGAGTACAGTGAAGTTTGGAATAAAGCCTACAAAGATTTGTACTACAAATATGGAATTAGCGTAAACGGTATAAAAGAACTCAAAAAAGGTGAAAGTAAGTTGTCCAAACTTGAACGAAAAGGTCACTTAGAGGAGGTTAAAATTATACTTTCAGAAATGATACGTGATGGAGGCGTAGATTAATATGGCAGAGAAGAAACCAAAAGATTTTTATGTTCTTGATATTGAGGTGTATAAAAACTTATTTTTTGTAGGATGTAGAGATTATAGAACTAAACAAGAATATACCTTTGAAATGTCTCCAAGAAAAGACCAACGAAAGGAACTTTACGAATGGCTCACTAATTACAATGGTTTTTTAGTAACTTTCAATGGACTTCATTATGACGAGGTGGTTTTAAAATACTTTATGAAACAATATTATAAAGAGTTTGCTTCCACCTCAGTATCCAACTTAACTTTTTGGATAAAACAAATGTCTGATAAGATAGTAAAGGAGGATTACGAAAGTTATAAGGAATACAAGTGGTTTAAAACAGATTGGACATCTATAGATTTGTTTTGTTATTGGTCAAGAGGTTTGCGTATAAGTAAACACATAAGTTTGAAATCCCTTGCAGTACAGATGAATTATGACGAAATTCAAGAGTTACCATTCTCACCCGACCATGTGTTTCAAAATAATGAAGAAATAGAACATCTTATACGATACAATATGCGAAATGACTTAGGTGTCTTGTCTTTATTGTATCAGAAAATGCGAGGGGATGTAGAATTAAGACAATATCTTCTTAAAGAATATGGAATAACTTGTTGGAGTATGGACGCTCCTAAGATTGCCTCAGAGTATTTGTTGGAAGACTATTGTAGAAAAACCTATAAAGAAGATTGTGGAAAACCATATTGGCAGTATAAGAAAGATGTCTTTAATAGAAGATATACACCTACATCTTTTAGAGTAGGGGATTACATTCCAAAAGTCAATTTTAAAACTCCTTTTTTTAAAAAGATATATGGCGATTTTTGTAATAAGATTGTAAATCCTTTCGAAAAAAAAGAAGATAAAAAGAAAAAAGAAAAGGACAGCAGTATTCCTTTCGTTCACAAAACTACAAGTTTTAGAATAGTTCCTTCGGTAGGAGGTATTCATTCTGTAAACGATAATCAAATATGGGAAAGTGATAAGGATTATGTGATTGTTGACGGTGATATTGCTTCTCTTTATCCAACATTGTTTATTGAGTATGGTTTCTTACGCGGAGACCTTAAAATTGTTTTGGATAAATATTTGGAAATTAAAGAAGACCGAATTGAAGCCAAACATACAGGTAACAAGAAGAAAGACAAGTTTTTAAAATTAGTCCTTAACAGTGAATTAAATGCTGCATAGTTGAGAAATCAGCTATTGAAAATCGGGAGAATTGCTGGAAAATCTTGGAGAAGACAATCAGCAGCCGAGCCAAACTTAGGATAAAGGAGTTTGGAAGGTTCAACGACTACGAGAATGAGCCTAACAATAATTTCTCGCACGAGTACCCGACACCCTATGTGGGTGAAGATATAGTCTGGACTGCATAAATAACTCTTAAATTAGAAAATGCAGAGGTAAAAGATAAAAAACTTTTACGATAACAAAACGTTTAGTGGACTCGCAGACTGCGCTACTTCTTGGCTCTACTCTCCAGAAGAGATTTTAGCTTTACGTGTAACAGGTCAGCTTATACAACTTCGTTTCATCGAAGAACTTTCCGAGCTTGACGGCTGTTCAGTGTTCTTTACTAATACTGATGGTACAACTTGTAAAATAAGAAGAGATTTGTTACCTGAGTATTACAGAATAGCAAAATCTATTGAGAAGGAGTTCAAAGTAACTTGGGAATTTACAATAAACAAAAAGATGATATTTTCAAACACCAACTCATATCTTTCTCTTATTGAGGAAGAGTTTATGTTGGACGACAATTGTAACTTGATTTCACATAAAACAGGTTTGAGTAAGGTGAAGAGAAAAGGTGCTGTATTCCGTTATGGAGACGATATTCCTCTCGGAGACAGCAGTAATATGCAAGTAATACCGAAGGCTTTGGAAGCATACTTCTTAAAAGGAATAGACATTGCGGAGTTTATCCGAAATCCTGAAAAGTATGGATTATCTGTATTTGACTATTGTCTGTCTAAGAAAGTAGCCAAGTCTTGGTTAGTGAAGTGGGGTAATGAAGATGTACAGAACATCAATCGTTACTTCTTCGCTGAAGTCGGTAAGTATTTAATTAAGTACGAGAAAGGTGTTATGAAGCCGAACCACCTACATAAAGATTGTGGTGTGGAATTACTTAATACATACAATCCCAATAAGCATATAAGTGAATATCCTATCAATTTCAATTACTATTGCGCTGCAGCAAGAAAATTGATAAACGAAATGGAAGTAAGTAAGCGACAATTATCTTTGTTCGACCAAGATTTTGTCGCAAGTTAATAAAGTTTTTGTGAAAAAAGGTTGGAAAATATTAAATAATTCCAACCTTTTTCTTGCATATAATTTAGAAAGTTTGTAATTTTGCAAAATAAAAATATAACAGTTATATATGAAGACAAATGTTGTAATGAAGAGACCTTTTTTGGGTTTTAATGTGCTACAAAGAACAAGTGATGGTTATTTCAAGGCTAATGATTTTTTAAATGAGTGGTCTGCGATGAACAAAGATAAAGGTAGAAGACGTTTAGACGAATTTTTAAATTCACCGAAGACTAAATCTTTTATTGAAATGATGGAAAGTGAAGAGTTTTCCGAAATGCGAAAAACCGACGGACTTGAAAATCAGTGTGGTAATTTACATAGGGGAAATTCTCTCTATGTAGAAGGAATTAAAGGTGGTAGTTTACATACCCAAAAAGATGGGTATGTCAAAACAACTGATAAAAAAACAAATAAAACAAAATAAGAAATGGTAACATTCACAGAAGAAAATGTAAAATGGCTTAAAGCGTTAATCACGCAAGCTGAAGGAAAAGCAGAAGCTAAAGGTGAAGCTCAGAAATTAAGAAAACTAACAGAGCTTCGAGAAAAAGTTGGTAATTTAATTGTAGGAGATGTTCAAACTTCAATTACCGAAGAAAAAGTAGCGCAAGTACATCAGGTTCTTAAAGAATTAGAGTATCTTGTTTCAAGATATGCTAAAATTACAGATATTGGAGACCTTGTTCAATATGATTCCATTAAAAAAGAAATGACAGCTCGTCTTGAATTTCTAATGACTTGTAAGGATGAGTTTTCTACACAATCTACTTATTTAGAAGACTATCTAAAAAAACAGCTTCGCACTACTGTTTTAAAAGATATTACAGAAACACGTAAAGACGAAAACGGAAAAGCCACATCTGTAGCTCAAGCTGACAAACTTGTGGAGATTGATTCTCGTTATTTAGCCGTTAAAAAAGAGATACAGAAAATAGTAGAACTTTCTGATTCTATAAAGACGGCTTATGATTTTTATATGAAAATGTGGCAAGGTGTTTTTCAGTCTGTTTCAACAGCAAGTAAAGAACGTTTTGCAAGTAGTAATACAGACAATGCCTAATAAAACTGAAATGACAATAAGAGAAAAACACGTCTTAAAGTCTCTTACTTTTTGTTCTGTTTTATTATTTACATTGGCTTTAATTGTTACAGTGTTATACAATTTCAATATTTACATACATAATAACAAAGAGGAAATGCTTGTTTTAGTGATTGTTCTTTTTTCATTTTTTATATTACTTAGTTTTCTTTGTATTATTTACACTTTTATTGTTGACAAAGAGTAATTTTTAACTTACTTTCTTGGTTTTTTATGATAAAATGTTGTATCTTTGTATTATAAACAATACATAAGATGACAAATAAGGAATTAGTTAGTAGAGTTGTAAATAATTTACGAACTCTTAATAAAGACCAACATATTTCACGACGTTTTATTTTAAGAACAGCCAAAGATAAAGCAAAGTTTTACATTGCACAGAAGCTACACGACAGGTCTCTGTACAGAGAAGAAAATCTTTATAAAACAATAAAGTGTTTTCAATTAAAACGTGATGATATTGTAAAATGTAATATCGTTGAGTTTAGACGTTGTAATAATCTAATGAAGTCAGTAAAAAAGTTACCTGAAACTGTTTTCACAAGGTTTGGAGCTTCAATTGTGAGTATTACATCTGTTGGTGGTGAGGTAGAATTTACTCCAACAACTACTCAAAAATATGCTTTACAAAAGAACCGTCAGTTTGCTTCTCTTATTAAACCTGCCAATTATTACATCCATGATGGATATTTATATCTTCCTGACAGTGAGGTTGAACTTGTTAATATAGTTCTTCTGCCTGTTTCACTCGATGAGGTTGACGAGGCAAGTGGTTGTAAAGATAAAGACTGTGATGGGTGTAAAGAAGGTTGGGATTATGAGTTCAACTGTCCTGATAAATTATTAGAAATTGTTATACAAGAAACACTAAAAGAAGTAGCCTCTTTTTATAAAGCTGTACAAGTTGATGAAAATCCAAATATGGATGAACATCAGAAAACCCAAACTCAACAATAACAAACAAAACAAATAAAAAACAAATTCCACAGAATGAAGAGGTTTACAATTGGTAAAATAAAAGCAAGCAAGTATTTTACGAGAAAGACTTATGAAAAATATACTGATGAAGAAAAACAATTTAAGAAAGAGATAAATGATGAACTTTATGATATTTACAAAAACTCTAATGTTAAGGAGGGAAGAGCGCTTCAAGTTCGTAAATTAGAACACAGTGCGAACCTTTGTTCAGCTCCTTTTTATGAGTTTTTGGAAGTTAAATACAGAACTCGAAAAAACAGACCATTTCGCAAAGAAAAGAGAGTAATTGTGAATAAAATCTTTGAAGTTATAGTTGATGAACTTATAAATAGAGATGGAGGTGTTGTTTTGGACAAGTTAGGTTATCTTGCAGTGTGGGTTACTCCTAAAAAAGTAAGATTAACAAACTTTAAGACGTTCAAATATACTAAGTTTACAACTGAAACGGATGGTTATTTTTATAATATTAGTCTTTTTACAGATGTTTTTAAAACAGGTTTAAACACATTAGCTTGGACAATGGATAGAGCAATTAGTATACCAATAAAAAGAGCAGTGTTTCATAATGTAGCCGCTGGTAAAAAGTATAAATTATATTATAGAACAGTTAGGTCTATGTATAATAAAAATTACAGTAATAGGTTGATGTCAGAAGGGTTTAACTAATACAATGTTTTCATTCATTTTTATAAATTTGTTATTTTAAAAAGGCTTCTTTTTTAAGAAGTCTTTTTTTTTTGTGTATTTAAAATTTTTTTGTAATTTTGTCCCCGAAATAGAAAGAATGTAAGAAGATGAAATATACATTAAGAGATAATCAAAAGCAAGCTCTCGACGCGTGTTTGAAATTCTTGTCGGAAAAGAACCCTGACCCTGGGGTGGTGGTTGCACCTACGGGTTACGGTAAATCTATTCTGATAGGTGCTGTTGCAGACCAATGTGACGGTTCTGTAATTGTATTGCAGCCTTCCATAGAGCTGTTGAAACAGAACCTTGAAAAATACGAGTCTTATGGTAATTCTGCTTCTGTATATTCAGCTTCTGCTGGTCAGAAAGAAATAGGACATGTTACTTTTGCTACAATTGGTTCTGTAAAAAATCTTGGAAGTGAATTTCGTAAACGTGGTGTGAAGGTGTTATTAGTTGATGAATGTCACGCTTCTTATCCTCCTGAAAAGGGGTCTATGTTTCGAGATTTTGTTGATGACTTAAAACCCACTCATATAATAGGTTTTACCGCCACTCCTTTCAGATTGAAAACTTATGGAGAAGGATTTAATAACTGGACCCAGTTAAATATGCTCACAAGTAGTAAACCTAGGGTTTTTGATAAGATTATTCATGTAACTCAAATACAAGAGTTAGTTAAAAATAACTTTTGGGCTAAACTTAATTATGAGCTTTGGGATTTTAATTCTAATTCGTTGAAACTTAATTCCACAGGTGCTGAATACACAGAACAATCAGTTCAAAAGGCTATTTTAGAACAGGGTGTTAATGAGAATGTTTATAAACGTTGTAAGAAACTCTTGGAACAGGGTAAAAATGCAATGGTGTTTATGGATAGTGTTGAAAATGCTAAAATTCTTGCTGAAAGATTAGGCTCTCAGGCTGCTTGTGTCTATGCTACAATGGGTAAAAAAGAGCGTGCTCGAATAGTAGAAGACTTTAAAAACAATAAGATAAAGATTGTTACAAACATGTTTGCTTTAACATTAGGTTTTGACAAGCCTGACTTACAAACAGTTATTATGGCAAGACCTACTAACTCTCTTGCACTTCTTTATCAAATATTTGGAAGGGGTGTTCGCAACCCTCTTTATCCAAATCTTAAAGAATGTCTTATTATAGATTTTTGTAATAATGTAAAACGGTTTGGTAGAATACAAGAGCTTAGAGTTCTCAATAAAGAGGGGTATGGTTGGGGTGTTTTCAATAATACTCACTTACTCACAGGTGTTCCGATGGGTGCTGAAATGACAATGGAAGAACTTGAAAAAGTTATACAACTTAAAAAAGAAGATATCAAAGATTATAAACTCACTTTTGGTATTCATAAAGGAAAACGATTGTCAGAAACTCCTGAACAATACAGGGTTTGGCTTGTTAAAAATATAGATAGTTGGTCTAATTTTAATTCTGAAACGAAAACTCTTATTAAAACACAATGTATGATGTTACAAGGTAAAGACGTAGCTGTTTCATATGACCCTCGTTCTATAATTCTTTTTGATTTAAACAATATTGCATTCACATTATACAAAGCGAAGAGATTAAATATTGAAGGATTAGAAGATTATATGAAAGGATGGTCATCTAAACTTGGAACATCTAATGTTAAAGTGGTTTGTGATAGTAAAAGAGCTACATATTGGAGAAAAAGATTATACAATGGTTACAAAGAAAATCGTAAAACTTCGGGTGACGAAACTTTCGCAAGACAAATGTTTGCTTTAAAAGACGAACTTAAAAATAAAGACTATTTTTTGTGTTTCGATAAAATGGAGGCGGATGATATTATTGCTCAATATGCTAAAGATAAACGATTTGACCGAGTAACTTGTATTTCAGCAGACAGTGATTTTAATCAGTTGTTCTTTTTTTCACGTTTTAGACAAATATCACCTCTGAAAAGAGAAGCGGAGGTTGTTTCTAAAAGGGCTGCACTCTCTACTCTCATTTCAAAAGTTGTAAAAGGTGATGATAAAGACAATATTAAAAAGTCTCATTCTCAAAAACGAATTTCCTCAGAGGTGATGAGTAACATTTACAAGAAGTGTTATGAAAAGTTAGTAGAAGTAGTTAAGTCCAACCCCAATGTTTCTTCTGAAGAGTTACCTCTCAGAGAAATAATATGGAATGAACTGAAAAGCAAAATTTCTATGAATAGACAATACTATGATTTGAACTTTACACTTATTAATCTCATACAAAATGAGAGAAAAAACAAAAAAGAACTACAATTTCAACTTCCGTGATATACTTGAAAATCAGGTTATTATAAACTGTTGATAAAAAAGTTTAATTTTTTTTGTAAAAAAGTTGCAAAAAAATTTGGAGAATTTAAAATAATGTTGTATCTTTGCAGTGTAAAAGTAAATGAGATAGTTGAAAAAATCATAATTAGATAAGTTTTATACAAATTTCAAAGGAAAACATTAATGTTATATTTTGCACATTCGTACTAAACCTATTATTGTGAAATATATCTATTGCACAGCTGATTTCAGTTGTGTTTGTTCAAGGTAAAATTATTTCTTTTGAAGTTTTGTCCCTATGGACAAATCTCACTCCGTCGGGAGATAGGGTGAGATAACATATAGGAGTGAGGGTTACAAATCTTTTAAACTCTAAAACAAACTTGCAAGATATTGAATTTCCTTAGTTTTCGAGAATGAAAGTACTCTTTTTTAAGAGGAGCGAAAACAAACACGTCTTGTAAGAAGGCTTTAAAGGTTTGGAAAAGTAATCGGAGAATTTCAGTACCCGATAGAGGCTTGCAGTACGCCCGCACGGATTGCAAAATCGCGTGCAAAACCTAAGATATTGTTTGTCTTTGTTTTAGGTAACTGTGACGGTTACCCTACCTGATTTGGATTCAGGAAGTCACAAGTTCGAGTCTTGCCTCCTATACAAATAACTTAGCAATTCTCATTTATAATTTTTAATTAAAAAGTTGGTTGGTAGCTTAATGGTTAAAGCGACTTCTAAAAATGAAGTAGATTGAGGTTCGATTCCTCACTAACTTTCAAAACATAAGACTGAAAAATGTCTTACTTGTTCTATGTTTAATTTACACTATTACAAAATACACAATCTGTAAAATGATTGGTTTGTTGTTTTGTGAAACTCCGCGACAGTTAAGGAGATGCATAGTAACATTGTAATATAGGACAAAACATACAGAGGTGTATAGGTTGGCATTGCTTTTACTTAACAGTGTAAAAGAGGAATCGGTTCGAATCCGAGCTGTATGTCTAATTAAAAAGTTGTTTTAAATATTTATATTTTTTTTGGGCTGTTAGTTTAACGTGTAAAAACATTTCAGATGTAGGTTCAAGCCCTACACAGCCTTCAAATCCCTCTTACCTAGAAGCAATCCCTTTTATTAGGAACAGCTGCGGATTGTAATTTTTTCTTGTAGGTTTTAAAGATGATATTGATTTGTACTTTGTAAATATATTTTGTTTTTCATTTTACAGGTAAGAGGGATAATTTTGAATCTTTTCATATTTTAGAAATAATTATATTTTTATCACTGTTTGCGAAGGGAGAGGGCTTGTTCCTTCTCCTCTTCCTGACAGTAGACAAATCAACAAGGTTGGGTTACAGTGTCACTGCAATCAGGTGTCACAAATCGAAATCGCCGTTGGTGCTGTTCCGAACAGTTGATTGAGAAAGACAACGAGCGCTAATATTTTTTAATTATACATTTCCTAAAATAAGAACTCACTCTATGTGTTTATTTCCATTTATTTACTATAATATTTTGTTATGCATTTTATACATCTTTCATAAATAGAGTGAGTTTCTTATTTTTTACTATGATTTTTTACAATTTTTAAAGTTAGAAATTTGTTATTACATTTTATTTCTTTATTCGATAGGAGAAAGGCATATCCCGTAAGATATGTCCTTTTTCTTTTTACACCCCACCCCTTATTTACATTTTGTTCTACACCCCTCCCTACACCAACAAGACTTATGTTGTGTAACACTGTTGTTTTCACCCTGCGTTATGAAAATAAAAATCGCCGTTGGTGCAATTGCCCACCCTATCTTTCATAAAACAATTACATTATAATAACACATATCTTTTCCCATACATATCCTTATACAAAACAATAATATAACTAACATATTAATCCATATATCACCTATATGTTTTTAACCTACCCTTTTTATATCGTATATAGATTCAAGTCGAATGTAGTACCTCTCACCCAAACCTCATTACATATTTTACACTATTGAAAATAGAGATAAGTACGATTCAAGCCAAACACCTGAGTATATAAACAATTCAAATCAAACATCGCTCACTAATTTGAACTAAATCACACATTTCCAAAATTACATTAAGTGTTACGTATTTACAAAACTAAACTAAGTATCGCACATGTCAATTTAAACTAAGTATCGTGCGTGACGACCCACCCTATTCCTCACCCCCACCCCTCTTAACATTTTTCACCCGCACCCCCTACTAAAATAAAAATAATATTGAATTGATATTTGTTGGAGGTCTCTTACTTGCAGGAGGTTTTATATTTATTTTTGCTTGACACTGCTTACAAGCTAAGAGGGGTGCGCTAATGTAATAGGGTGCAGGGCTGTAACATTGTGAAGGTTTGACGAGTGAATGTTTTACTAACTACTTTTGTTTTATTAAGATGCATTATATTTTTTCCAATAATCGCAAATTAATTTTTCTTGTAAAATGTTTGGTAGTTATAAAAATTAGTTGTATCTTTGTGCAGTATAAAAGAGGTGTTATACCTTGCAAGTCTTTTATATGTAGTTATGAATTTTCCTTGCTTGCAGGAAATAGTAAAACGTTTCTAATTATGAAATCAAACCTATTAACAAGGATTGTTATTGTAATTATTGTGTGTACCTTCGGGGCACTCTTATTCGCAGGTACTTACAATGAGCTTGCAGGTATCTTCGCAGTCGTTGCAATATTCCTAATACTCACAATACTGTATGTAGCTTTCTTTCATCACAAGCGTCGCAAAAAGTAATTACGTTGTAAAGTAATTTATGTTTTTTAGTTTGGCAGTGTCTTCTTAGGCACTGCTTTTTTTATTTCTACTCTAATTTCTCCCCTAACAGAAAAATATTCTACCAAATCTCTTTTTTAGGTAAAAATAAAATTATATACACGGCATTTTTTTTGCCTTAATAGAAAAATATACCAACAAATCTTTATTTTGTAAAATAAATTTATTATTGCAGTTGTTCTGTGGTTTTAATATTGTTGCTGTAAGTGGTTGATGGTGAGGACGTTAGGGAGTGGGGTCGCATCAAAACGATATAATAAGACAGTTTATAAAGGTTGTATTTCTCTTATAGCTTTGAAATTTGCCCCGTCGGTATGTAGCTAATTGGGGGCTATTATATTGTATGTGTATATAGGTGTAGGGTTGTGTTTGTTTATTGTTGTCTGTATGTATTATGTATTGTGTATGGTGTATTATATGTATTGTTGTTATATTGTTGCTTTGTTGTTATTGGTTGGGTTATTATTGTAGGTTTATTGATAGGGTTAATATAGATAGATGTATGTTAGTGGTGTATAGTTATTTGTTCTCAGTGATGAGGGTGGGCAACTGCACCAACGGCGATTTTTATTTTTTATCGTATCTTAATATTTGTTAAAACGATATACCTAACTTGTTGCAAACGTGTGTTTTAACGTTTTTAAAGTGTTAAAGTTTGTGTTAAAATTGTGTTTTTTCTTGCGTGTTTAAAAATATCGCCGTATCTTTGTCCTGTAAAAGAATGAAATATAACACTTTTACACGCCTTTTGAAATTAAGGTAAAAATATTAATTACCTAACTATTTAATAAATAAACAGTTAAATAAAAAGATTGCAAAAATTGTAAAAATAATTGTGAAAAAATTTGCAAGGTATGAAAAAATGTCGTACCTTTGTAGTGTAAAAAATAAAATGTGAAATATTAATTTAAACATTGATTAAAATGAAAACAGAAAACAAAAACAATGGAATTGCAAAAATTAAGTTTTTTGCTTACTTAGGTAGTGTATTAGTAATTGCGGGAGTAGCTGCATACTTAACTACAAATAAAGAGTTTTACCCCTCGATGTTAATAGCGGGTGGTGTATACCAATATATCAAAGCCTTGTGCGTTGCACGCTTTGAAGTGAATTGGAGTAACAAGATTTTAAAAACAATTTTAAACAATTAGTAAAAAAAGAATAATTATCATGGAAACTAACAAACTATTACAAAAAGCACAAAATTTTACAGAAAAATTCGAAGATTCTAATAAAAAAGAGTTTAAACCGTTTGAGGTAACCTATAAAGATGGAAACAGTATTGCAACTGAATTACTTAACAGAGAATTTAATATTTTGCCTTACGACTTGCTTCCAGAGAATTATTATGAAGAGATGGAAGTACAAATGCCGTCTTATGAATTTTTTGAATCAATATTGGAAAGGAATATAAATGAAAAAGATGAAGTAATAGAACAATTGCAAGATGACTGGACAAGAGAGCACATGGAGGTTATGACATCGCTGTATAGAATTTCCAGAACTGGTGAGGATTACTATTTAAATTCTGAATATTGCAATATAGATGTATTAGCACACTTTGGAATCGGAGTAGTAGAATATAAAGGCTATTACTTCCTAAACATCGCAGGTTGTGGGTATTCGTTTATTGACAAGCGTTTTATACCTTTATTCACTTTCTTAGGGTGGATGCAAGAAAAATAATAAAAGTAGTTAGAGCCCCAAACTATAAAGGGGCGGGGCTCTTTATTAAAAATAATAATTTAAAATGTTTATAAAGATGGAAAATAATTATACTAATTGGTTGGTTCCTTTAAACATAGCCTTACAACTTAAAGGTGTGGGATTTGATGAAATTTGTGTTTGTTATGGGAGAATTGTTTATAATAAAATAAGTAATAAAAAATATATTCCTTATGTATCACACAATTCTTATAGTAAGTTGAAAGGTATAAAAAACAGTGAACACATTAATGATGATATAACTTTTGGCATATCTATTCCTACATGGGAACAGGTATTTGAGTGGTTCAGAGATAAAGGATTACACTCTCATATTGAATACACTTGTGATAACAATTTATTTAAAATAAATATTATAGGTGTTTTATTAAAAACAGGTGAAAGTCATTTTGCGTCTTACGAACAAGCACGTGAAGCATTAGTAAAAAAATTGATTAATATTTATAAAAAATAAAAGAAAATGAAAACGAATAAATATACAAAAGAGTTTATACACAAAATGCTAAAGGAGTACCCTGTAAAGAGATTTCAAAACGCATTATATTACAAAATCGCAGAATACGAAAAGGAAGGCTATTTTGTAAACAGTGACGAAATTGTAGAAGTCATAAAACTTATGCAAGAAATGTACGACGAAGAAACACCGAACTTTTATGTAATTTCTAAAAGTGGAAAGTTTGCTAACTTATTTAATGAAGTCGGTGTACTGTTAAAGGTTGTACCAATTGATGAATTAAAACAGTATAAAGGTTTAAAACAACTAACACACGGACAAGTTAGATGTGTTCCTAAAACTAATATATTAGAAGATTTATTAGATATTAAAAAGCATTTAATTTTAAAGTTGTGTTATAAAAACAATTTTAAAGTATTTGGTAACGGAAGTTTATATGCCAAAACAAAACAAATACTTAGAGAAAAGGGCATATATTGTTAATTTAATAAATTTAAGTTATGCAAGAAATTAATTTAAAAAATAAGAGTTTTTACAAAAATATACAGGAATATCAAAATAGTAAAAACAACGCTAAAAACAGTCTAAAACAGTCTAAAACAAACGACCGTCCACCCCATAGCGCAACAGAATCACAACGGTTGGAGTATCTAATCCCAAAACAGTGGCATAAAGTCACTGAGAAAGGTACTTTTACAAATTATTATTTTGTTAAAATAAAAAAGTTTTTAGAAGCTCATTTGCATTGTGAAAACTGCGATATTAATAGAATAATAAAAGAGTTTGGAAAATATCTAAAAGAGAAAGGAGGTGATAAATGAAAGTAGCAAAAAACGGGCTTTCTGCAGAGCTTTTGGATCAACTTTTAAATTTTTATAACACTATATTTTTGTACGATAAAAATAATGAACGAATAACATTGAGAGAATACGAAGACGCTCACTATATCGAAGTTATAAGTAATAACGGTTTTTATTATCCAAAACTCAAATTAAAGGAGGGTGTAGTATTAGACTTTGACAAGTTTCGTAAAAAGTTAAAAGACAGAGTTAAAGCACGATTATTTATAAAACAAGTTAGTGAAAATATAAGAAAACGTTTTACAAATATTTTTCGTTATACCTCTTACGGAATTACCACAAATAAAGAAGTAAGTAATGAAATGTTAGAAGAGGTAAAACAGGAGTTAAACGGGTATATTTATGAACTTGTTTTTGATAGAGATAAAAAACTTAAAGAAATTTTAATGCTACCTAACAGACACAATAAGAATGAATTAGAAAAAAGATTGCAAAAATTGTAAAAATAATTGTGAAAAAATTTGCAAGGAATGAAAAAACGTCGTACCTTTGCAGTGTAAAAAAAATAAATGTTTAACAGCCCAGTAAGGGCACAAAATTAAAATTATTATGTTAGTAACAAATTTAGCATGCTTTGGCGCAAGAGAATTATCAATCGCCGAAAGATTATTAAATGCAATATCTAATGGGTACCCTGAGGATTTTGATTGCGATTTTGAAACATCGGAAGTGAAGATGGGATTTAATCCTAATAGTGGAGATGTTTTCCTATTAAATGAAAACTACCAATTGTGTACAGATGTAGATGGTGAACTGTTTTCTTATTACTGCACACCTTACGATGGAATAGAAGGTACATTTTACGGCTTATTAGAACGATACGGTGAGATGTGCGAAGAGGACAAGATATGGTTCAGAGAGTTAGCGGAAATATATTATACTGAAAGTCTCGAAGAGATTGAAAAGTTAGAAAACAAACAACCTTATTGAAAAATACGAAAGTATTGACAATGAGTGGAAAAAAATTAAAAATATTAATTTAAAAACAAATAAGAAAATGAAAAGATTAACAATTAAAGAGTTTGGAGATATAAATAACATTTTTGAAGTACTCCACAAAAACGACGAGTTTTTTGAGACACTTATAGAGGAAAAAATGGCTAAAACAGAAGAAGATTACAAAACCGACCTTTTTAATTTAGGTATTTACGGAGTGAGTGATTTTCAATATGATACAGATTATAATTGTTATGTGCGTTTTAGCGCTGAATATTTAGATATTGTAGATTTTCTAAATAATTGTAAAACTATCCTTAACAAATGGGTAAATAACATTCCAGAAGAGATTGTAAATTTCAAAGCTGATAGGAGAGTTATCAAATTAATCGAAGAGGGAGTTTTGGAAAACACAATGGAAGCAGAGAAAAGTAGATACGGAGTTTATTTGGAAAATCCTTATCGCTACCTAAATGTTAAATACAAAAACGTCCTTAAAGAACTATTTAAAATTTATGAATACACAACATGTTGTGTAGATTTGTTAAATGATAGTTTCATAGAAGAGATGCGTAAAGCTGAAGTTTATTTAGGCGACGACTATCAAAGACTAAAATATGTCGATGAAAACAAACTACTTTTTGATGAAGAGGGGTGTTTAATATAAGATTAATAAAAATAAACAATAACAGAATTATTAACATTTAAAAATATTAAGAAAATGAGAACAATTGTAGTACAAGCAAAATTAGCACAACTGTTTGGAGATTTTGAGGTGATTGCAACATTAGATGAGCAAACACCAATACAACAGGCAATTGACCTTCTAGTGCCTGTTGTCTCAGAAACATTAGAAGGGTGGGACATTGCACCCTTAGAAAATGTAAGAGAATTTGTAGAAGTTTTATTAATAAGTGATTACAATCAAACTGAAAATGAAGAGGTTTATTTTCAATGCACAACAGTAGAATTATTAAAATAATAACAAATGAAAAACACAGAAAAAATTAATAATTATCGTTTTTCTGTCTCTGAAAAAATAGCAAACTATCTTAATGAAGTGGATAAAATAAAAGAAAAGGGTGTGAAGGTTGGAATTATAGGTGAAAACTTATTACTACAACACAACACAACGGATAAGACAGAACAACAAAAGGAAAGGAGAGAAGTAGCAAAAGAACTTGTTAAATTAGAACTTGGTTATAAAACAACATTGGGAAAGTTTGACAGAGTATGTAAACTAACTCTTTTTAAAATTGATTTTAAAGTTAGTGATAATGTTTTTAAAGTAAATTTAGAATATTACTCAAACAAGTTAAAGAGGAAGCAGATACAGAGATTAAAACGATTTAGTTTTCAGTCTGAAGCACAACGTAAAATTAGAACTAAAAATTAAAAATAATAAACAATATTAAAAAATTGAATAAGATGGAAACAAAAAATGCAAAAGAAACGATTTCTATATTAGAAGAGTTGGAAAAAGTAATGTCGTATGAAGGATTTTTTAACGATGATTGTTTTTTCTTCATTGATTATGATAATTTTATTACTTTTTCAAACTTTTATTTAGAAAAAAGAAAAGAAAGTAATAAAATTAATATCACGGAGCTTAAAGAAATAATTTCGGAGTATAAGAAACCTAAAGTTTTAGATTTGTACGTCTTTTATTCTCCTAAAAAAGGACTTTTTGAGGATGAAAACGGTAATGTAGAAGTATTTAATATTGAAATGTTAAAAGATGTTACTTTTGATGAAGATTTTTATAAAATATATGATTTTGTGAGAATTAAGTTTTTAGGTAAAACTGTACAAAATTTAATTATTGAAAATTTGATAGATCGTAATATTGTTGTAGATCATTATTAATTTTTATAACTATGAAAGCTGAAAAATATGTTATTGTTTTAGAAAACGGAGAACTTTTAGAGTTTCGCAACAAGCAACCTAAAGTATATAAAGAGTTCAAAGAGGCTGTTAAAGACCTCGAAGTAAATGAAATTGTAGCACCTGTATCGTCTTTACCTTTTGAAAAACGAAAAGAGGTTGAAAAAAAATTAATGTGTAAAAAACATTAATAAAATGAACTTATCTAATTATCTAGAATATTGTATGAATGTTTACCCAATTGAATTGGAGGAAACAGAAAATGGAATTAAACTCGGCGATGTTGTTATTCGTGAGAACAACGAAAAACCAGAAATTGGTATTGTTGTACAGATTTCTAAAAACTTTGGAGAACTCAGAACAGATGATTTTGGAATGAGCTCCATAGAACAAGTACGACTGGCCAGTGACCAAGAAATTCAAATGTATCGTCCCAACATTCTTAAAGAAAATTGGAACAAAGAAAAAAATCAGCTTATTACTCTTGTCCAAGATTGGGGAGACGGTATAAACAAAATATCAATAACCTCGACGATTGAGAGAATGAAAAGTGCAATAAAATATGTAACACATTGGAGAACAGGTGAACCAATAGACAGAATTAATGCTCTTGGTACTGTTGAAAGAGACAACTACATAAAGAAAATATGTACATATTTTAGAAATGCAAAAGGATTTTATATAGAAAATACAACTTCTATTAACAACAATTAAAAGAGATTTTATAAGAACAAATGGCATTAATTTTACATATTATTATTGGTTTTGGGATTATGATAGTTATTTTTTCAGCACAAGACCAAAACGATAGACAAAAAAAACGTAGAAGTGATTTACAAAATCGTCTTAAAGAAGGACAAAAGGAATTTTCTATGTTTGATATAAGAAATTGTAAGAATTTTTAAATTAGAAATAAAATGAAAAACAGAATTTACACTTGGTTACTGTTTCTTATTGGAATTGTAGCCTACCCACAAGGGGAATTAAAAGATGAACCTACCCCACAAACAATAAAGAAAATAGAACAATATTGTAAAGAGGGTAAAAGCGAAGCGTGTGAGAAACTCTATTATCACTACTTTTACAAAGAAGACAAAGACGGAGAAAAAATTATGTATTACATAAAACAATTATCCGACTTAAAACGCCCTAAATATATGTTTATGTGGGGTGTGGCGATGAATGAAGGTGGATTAGGAGGTGTTAAAGTAAAAGAGGATTTTGTAGAAGGTATGAAATTAATTAAACAGTCTGCTGACTTAGATTATCCACCTGCTCAAATGATGATAGGAGATTTCTTATGTACATCTAATGAGGCAAAAGATATACGAAGAGGTTTGTTTTATATTAACAGTGCTTGTGAAAGTACATATCAACCTGCTTGTTATGTAATGGATAAAGTAAATTACACAAAACAAGAAGGTGTAACAAAAGAGTTACGAGACAGAGTGTGGGAAGGGTTAGAGAATTGTAACGACCCTTACCTACGACCTCATCGTTACGACCTTGCCAAAGAACAGTATAAAAAAAGAAAATTTGTAAACAATTAATAATAACAAAATAAATATATAATATCATGAAAACAAAGACAAACAACAAATTATTTTTCAGCCTATTTATAGGTGTGATACTATTGGCTTTCTTAACTTTGACATCTTGTCAAAAAGACAGCAATGACGAACCTCAGAAACCACAAACAGGTAATAACGGTAAACCTAATAATAATGGTAAACCCAACAACGGTGGTGGAAATAATGATAAAGGAGGTGGCAGTATAAATATCCCTGATATTCCAAAAATAGATGTAGAACCATTAATCTATAATTTTAAACAAAAACTTAAAGATGTTGATAAAAATTATAAATTTATTCCAAGTAAAGAAATTAATTGGACATTACCATTTGATGAAATAAAATTTAAAGAAGAAAATAAAAGAAAATTGGTTTTAGACACTAATATAAAAGGAACTTTCGAAGTTCGATTACACCAAGTTTGGAAAGTTACAAATGATGGTGAATTTAAAAATGGTACTTATACAACACGAGGTGTTAGACATAGATGGACAGATAAAGACTTAGAAGCTATTAGTTTTAGTAAAATTGAAGTTATTATTAATACAGATGCAGGGGAAACAGTAAGTAGTACCATTGAAAACGTAAACGGGGAAAAGTTTAAAATAGAAATAATTTATAGCTTTAAAAAGGGAACTATACCATATTTTTATCTATACGAAACATCTGTTAAAACACTAAACGGAGTTAAAAAAGTTTACTATGTTGTCACTAACATAGAGGATTTAAGAGAACTTGAAGGTAAAAAAAATGAAATGTTTAGTGGTTATTGGTTTAATCAGGTTCGAGATGTGATATTCGACGAAGGTTCAGATTTATGGAATTATCAATACGCTAAAAAGAATGGTGAATAATTTAGAAGTAATAAAACCAAGATTAAAACAGGTTTTCGATTTAAATAGGGATGATTTATTTTTTCATTTGTTGTTAATACAGAGGAAGAAAGAAAATGAAGGAATGATTAATAAAAACACCAATGTTGTAAAAACTTATGTTGTAAAAGATATAAAATATTTAGAATATAACAAACCTTTAAATCTTACAAATACATTTCAAGTCTAAATGAGAAATAAGACACTAAACACAAAAAAACAATAAAAACTTGTACAAAACAAATACTTTTACTAATTTTGCACTTTAAAACAATAAAAAAGAAAAAAATGTTAAAACACAAAGCATACAAATTCCGATTATATCCTACACAAAAGCAAAGGGTGTTGCTCAACAAGACTTTTGGGTGTGTAAGGTTTGTATGGAATTACAACGTAGATTGTTTTAACAACAATACAACAGAGAACGTTTTATCTATTAAAGATTTACGTTTAGAACATTCTTTCTTAAAAGAAGTTTCAGCGGCTGCATTACAGCAAAAAGAAAGAGACTTTATAGAGTTTAAAAGGCAATATTTCAATAAAAGTAGAAAGAAACAGATAGGAAGACCTTCTTTTAAGAAAAAGAGTGTCTACAATCAATATCGTTTACCTAATCAAAAATTCTCTTTATCTGCGACACACATAAAGATAGAAAAGATAGGTAATATAAAAATTGTTGTAGATAGACAAATTCCAAAAGAAGCAAAATATCTATCTGTAACTATTAGTAAAAAGCCTTGCGGACACTTCTACGCTTCTGTTTGTGTAGAGGAAGAGATATTACCTAAGAATAAAACTTACCGAAAGGTAGGGATAGATTTAGGTATAAAAACTTTTGCTACACAATCGGATAAGGTAGAAATAACTAATCCTAAGTTTCTTGTTAAGAACCAAGACAAGTTACGAAGATTACAACGTATTTTTTCTAAGAAAGTAAAAGGTAGTAGACGTAGGGAAAAGTTTCGTTACAAGATAGCGAGACTTCACGAACGAATACATAATCAACGTCTGCATTTCTTACATTCTTATACTACAGAACTTGTAAACAAATACGATGTTTTAGTTATAGAAGATTTGTCTGTAGAGGCTATGTTAAAGAACAAAAACCTTTCTAAGAATATTTCGGACGCAAGTTGGAGTTTGTTTCGTTCTTTATTAACTTACAAGGCAGATTGGTACGGAAAGACGTTAGTTGTCGTAGACAGATACTTTGCTTCTTCCAAAACCTGCAGGTGTGGGTATGTAAAGCAAGACTTAAAACTTAACGACAGACAATGGATTTGTCCGAGTTGTAAAGTGCTTAACGACAGAGATTTACTTGCGTCGATAAATATTTTAGAAGAAGGTTTAATCCGTAGGAGTTGATGCGGATTAACGGACGCAGAGACAAGGTGTTACAATTTGTAACGAGTTGTTTAAGAAGCGTTTAGATTTTTAGAGGCATTGTTTGTTACTAAAGATTACGACTATTGAAGTTTTATATACTAACACAGAGTATGATAAGAAAGAAACAAAAATATTAGAAAAGCCTATTACACTTTATTGTTATTTTACAGGTCATAGTGCTACTGGAACTTTCTTTTTTAGTAGGAGGAACACAACTGAAGTTTTTCATACTGAAAGATTTAAGAGTTATGAAAAATGTAGAGAAGCTATGGTTAATTCACTAATAGACAAGTATAAAAAAAATAAATAAAATGGAAACAAATAATTATCCTAATTGGTTGGTTTCTGTTGAAACCGCCAAAGAACTCAAAGAAATTGGTTTTGATTTACCTGTTCAAAATAAAACAGCAACAGATGTATTGAAAAGCAAACGATATAAAGAAGAAAATAAGATATGGGGTTCAGAACACATCTTAAAAAGAGGAGGTTATAATGCTAATTGCACTGACAAAGGTATCTCAATACCTACATACGAACAAGTATTTGAATGGTTTAGAAGTAAGGATTTTAGAATTACTATTGAAAATCATGAAGACAGCACCAAAATAATGTTTTACAATATGACAATAGATAAAGGTAAACATTTTAAATGGGAATTGCCCACTTATGAAGAAGCACGTGAAGCGTTAGTAGAAAAATTAATAGAAATATATAAAAACAAGAAAGATGAATAAGGATACAAATAAAATGGAAATAAGCGAGGAAACAACTTCGAAACTTGAGAGTTTAGAAAGAAGTTACAATTTAAAATTATCTGAATTTAAAGAGAATTTAGATAAAGAGTACGAAAAAAAGAAATATTATATTTTAGGAGAAAATGAGCTTAACAACTTTATAAAGTCTATAAAAGACGATATAATACCTGCAACTTATAATTTTTTTGACTCTAACTTGTACGGAAAACATGGTGTTTCTAATAAGAAGTTCTTTCGAATTTGGCTTCCTGATAACGACAGAAGTTTGAATGAAAAAGAAACAAAATCTAAGAAATATGATAAAATGATAGATGTTGCTTTAGGATTTTTAGATCTCTACGATAAATATGATTTTAACAATATTGTTTTTGCAAAAAATGACAAAATATTTAAATTTGAAATTCGTGTAGAAAGTATTTATAACAGTAGTAGATCAGTATATTTTTATGTGAAAGAACTCAAACCATTGTCATTATCTAAAAATAAAATTTAAAATCAAATAAATATGCAAACAATATTTAAAACAGGAATGAAGGTGTATGACCAAGTGTTTGAACCTGATATAAAGGGTGAAGTATTAGATGTGAATACAGAAATCCCACATCACCCTATTACGGTACTATTTGGTCATAATACTTGTTATTATACAGGTGAAGGTTGTAGAGGAAAACACAAGATAAGAACGTTGTCTACTTCTCCTTATACAATACAAGGCTTTGAACAAAAAGCAACTATACCTACATTTGAAGAGGTTACGGTTTGGTTACTTAGTAGAAAAAACACTTACACAAAACAAGTTTCTATGGCTGAGGAACACTACACAAGCAAGGAAGAATATGAAGCGTTCGAGACTCTTAAAACTCTTGTTATTCTTAGAGACTACTACAACGAAGGTTGGCAACCTGATTGGAATGATAACAGAATAACGAAGTGGACAATAGAAGTTTCTAACAATAACTTAAATGTAACAAATGAAATTTCATTTAGTAGACCATTATATTTTAAAACAGAGTTGTTAGCTGAGAAATTTTTAGAAGAACAAAGAGAATTATTAGAAATCGCAAAGCCTTTGTTATAGTTAATTAATTTTAAATATTATAATATGAAATTTACAAAAGAAGATTTAGGAAAGTTTTTCTATATAATAGATATAGACTTTGATAAAAAAGAACCTTATAGAGAAATACTCAATTGTCAATTAACGAAAATTTCTTCTTATGAAAGTTTTGAATTAAAAAATAACAAGACAGAACATAAAAAAGAAACACTTGCTTGGTTAAAATACCGAGAGGAGTATTATACTCTAAACGGAGATTGTGTATATAGAACTATAGAAGAAGCTGTAGAAGCATTTAAAAAAGAAAAAAATGAGAGAGATAAAATTTAGAGGGTTTACAATAGACTCCAAAAAAATAAGTGGGTTTACGGTTATTTGACAGGTGAAAATGCAATATCTTATAAAACCGAAGACGGATTTGAAATAACAAGAGAAGTAGATAGAAGGTCAATAGGACAATTCACAGGTTTGTATGACAAAAACGGAAAGGAAATCTATGAAAACAGTATTCTAAGATGTTGTTTTGTAGATGAAAACGGTAAATCCTCACATAAAGAAATATATAATGTTCGTTATTTTTCAGGTGTTGGCGGTTTTATTGTATACGATTTTTATGATACAGAAGGTGATTTTATTCAACTTACTTCTTCAGAAATTTCAAAACATAATATGGAAGTAGTAGGAAACGATTTTAATTTTATTAATGATTTCGAAAATGAATAGTTCACATTATGAATGTATAGGTGAAACAGAAAATTATTTTTTTAACCTGAGATGTATTTGTCGAAGGCTGTTTAACAATGATAATTTTTATTAAAATTGAATTTAATTTATAAAAATATAAGAAATGAAAAAGTTAATTAGAAAAAGTGTTTTTGAGACAAATAGTTCATCAGCACACAGTTTAGCGTTTGCTACAGACATTAATAATGCTGTTTACGACACAATTTATCCCGATGAAGACGGGTGTGTAGTTGTTGATTGTAGTGATTATTGTTTTATACGACAAGTACCAAGAATAACAAATGACACGAAAGAGAAGATTGCGTTTTTTGCTTCGCTGTGGGGTGAGAGTTATTATGATGACAAAGAAAAAATGGAATTATTGGAAAGTGTTATTAAAGCTAATAGTAAAGTGCGTGAAGTTGTGTTTTTAGGTTTCAATTATGCGGCTATTGATTTTAAAAATGATTTTGACTTGCCGCAAAATTTTGATGAGTTGTACAGAGTTATTTTTGACAAGAATTGTTATTTAAGATTAATGGGAGACGATTATGATTTTGCTTCTGATGAAGACGAAGAGTTATTTAACAACCCTCCAATTGTAACGAATGAAGAACACAAGAAGAAACTTATAAGAAAGAGTGTTTTTGAAACAAATAGTTCTTCTGCTCACAGTCTTTCTATTAACAACGGGAAACATAAACCTAAAGTCTATGATACAGTTTATCCTGATAAAGATGGCGTAGTTTACATTGATTGTGGAGGTTATAATTTTGGTAGACAAAAACCAAGAAGAACAAATAACACAAAAGAAAAGATTGCATTTTTTGCAACATTATGGTGTGACGAACATATTGATTATGAAAAAGGTCTTGAAATGTTAAAAAAGATAATTGAAGAAAATTCATTAGCTGAAAAAGTAGAGTTTTTAAATTTAGGAGAAAGTAAGTTAGAGTTTTGGGATGATTTTGAAGTACCTTATACCCATGATTCTCTTTACAAAGCTGTTTTTGATAAAAACTCTTGGTTGTTTTTAATAGGTGACGAATATTGGTTTGAAAGTGATAAGGAAAAAGAAGAATTTTTTAATGTTCCTGTTGTAGAAAAATAAATTTATGTATAAATATAAAAACGGAAACGCCTTAGTGTCTATAGAAGAGGACGGAACAAGAATAATAGAATTTGAAGATGATTTACAATTAGTGTACCCTTTAAATATAGACATTAGGGTTTCTAGTAAATGCCCTTTTGGACAAAAGGAAGACGGAAGTCCTGGTTTGTGTTCTTTCTGCCACGAAAGTGCTAAAGTCAATGGTGTGGAGTCTGATTACAGCAAACTCAAAGAGAAGCTCGTAGGGTTACCGAAAGGAATAGAACTCGCAATTGGTTGTAACATCCTCTCCGAAGGTCTTATTGACTTTATAGAATGGTGTGCAAAAGAAGAGAACGATTATATTGTCAATTTAACTGTAAATCAAGGTAATATACGACAATACTCTAAAAAGCTGTTAGAAATGGCAGATAGCAATCTTATTAAAGGTTTAGGAGTTTCTTATAGACAAAGTCTAAAGTGGAATGTTCCAGAAGAGATTGTAAATTACAAAAACACTGTTTTCCATATAATTGCAGGTATTGATGAGATTGAAGATATTTTAGAGTTACCTAACAAAGGTGTTAAAAAGATACTCATTCTTGGAGAGAAAGACTTTGGATTTAACGCAGGTAAAGTTGATTTGCAGACAGAGAAACACAAACATTGGAAGTGGTATTTAAGAAGACTTTTCGATAAGTTCGAGGTGGTTAGTTTTGACAATCTGTCTTTGGAACAAGTTGAACCTCAGCGTTTCTTAAGTAAATCTACTTTCGAAACTTTCAATCAAGGTGAACACAGCCTCTACATAAATGCAATTGATGGTTATTACGCACCAAGTAGTAGAAGTAGTGAGAACATGAAGTGGGACACTGTTTTATTAACAGATTATTTTAAACAATTAGAAGAAAGGAGGTAAAAATGACAATAGAATACATTATTGCGTCAGTTGTAGGTTTAATAATTTTATATCTTATTATTAGCTATCAAATTAAAGAAAACATTAAGAAAGGTACTTATTATTTAACTACAAACTACAAAGGTTTAGAAGACGTCGAGAGTGAAATTTGTGAACACTTCTACGCAATTTATTACAATCGGATTCAGAAGTTTGTAACATCAAGATTGATTTTCGAACCTGCCTACAAAGGTAAAAAGTTAAATCTTGTTGAAGTCGAAGGTTATATAAAAGACGATTTGTTACAAGAAGATATCATCTTCAAAACAAATGAAATTTCAAACACTAAAGAAAAACTAATTAAAAAATTAGCTGAAAAATAAAATGAAAACAGAAACAGAAAAGAGAAGAAGTGAAATCTACAACAATCTTAGCACTTTCTTAGATGAGAAAGGTTTTAGTTTCTCCGAAAAGATGAGAGTACGAAGAGTTGTAACAATGCTTGCAGAACTTAACAATTCAAGAACCATACAGTTTGATTATAAAAACAATTGTTGGGAAATAAAAGGTAAAAATAACTTCTTTTATAGTAGAGAAGAAGCAGAACTTTTTGATGTTCTTGAAAGAATATTTTATCCAGAAGAAGTAAATTCTCTTTATGTCAATGAGAAATTAACAACCATTGTTAGAATGCTCTACAAGTTGTTTGATTATGGAGAAGAAGCATGGAAATTTAATAAAAAATAATAAATAAATATGAAAATTAACAGTTATTTTGTAGGTCAAAAGGTTTATTGTGCAGGACTTGGTGAAGGTTATGTTTTAAGTGTAAACGATGAAACACATAGAAATTACCCTGTAAAAGTTTCCTTTCCTTGTGAAAAACCAAATGAACTTTGTTTTAGTAAAACATTTTATTTTAATGAAGAAGGTGTTAGACTTGGTGATTTTGAACCAACTCTTTCAATAAAACCTTATAAGTTAAAAGGATTTAGTTTATCTACACAAGAACCCTTTTCTTATAAACATTTAGTTGGAATTTTTGGTAGGTTTTACAAAAATAATGAATTTGTTCAAATTTCAAAACTTAAATCTGTGATTAAACATAATGGAAATTTATGTTTTATTTCAGAAACAAATAATGATTATTACGATAGTTTTGAACCTTTAACAATAGAAGATGTTGAAAAATTAAAATTGTTAAAAGACTAATTTAATTATTTTTTTATTATGAAGAACCTAAACATTATTGTAGAACTTGTAGAAAGTGAATTGGATGATATATTTCCTATAGGAGATACTACAATCGATGAAGAAAAGTTAGAAAAACAAGAACTAACTTATAAAATCATTGATTTTTTAGTTGACAATCTTTTGTTTATTAAAAACAGAAATACAGAAAATCAATACAGTAGAATTAAGGCCAGTGCAAGTGCTGACAAGTTTCTAGAAAAATTAAATAACAAATTAAAAGAGGAAGGAGGTTATTAATGAAAAAAATATTTGAAACTAAAGAACAAATAATAGAAGAAGCTAAAAAGCAAATTGACAAAGATATATTTGGAGTTTATCCTTCTAAGGTGACTATTTTATTTAATCCTATTAATTCAGATAAATGTGCGTCTTTGGGAAACCAAGTGTTTGAGTTTAATTATAAAAAGAAAACATGGGAGTGCCAAATAGAAACAGATATTGATAAATCTGAAGATTTACCTTTAAAAGTAGTAACACTTTATATTTGGATTAAATCTGAAAATTGTATACTGTTTTCCACACGTCCTGCAATGGAAGAGTTTTACAAGATATTTATCACTCTAATGTTTGCGGCTCACGAAGAAGGATTTTACAGTAAAACTTTTATGAAATTAAAGAAAAAAACTATAAAGTATTTTAAACACTGTTTTCCAGAAATTTGTGAAAATAAAAAAGTAGAATTAAAATACTCCGTTAAAAAATCATTTGTAGAAGAAAATAAAGAAAATGCTTTTTGTTTTAACATCACAGATGATAGAAGAACTGTAGAACTTTTTAAAGAAGATATAATGAAGTTATTAAAAGAAAAACATCAACGTTTAATGTAAAATAAAAAACAACCCCCTATCCGATTAAGGTAGGGGTTTTCTTAGTTTTAAATTGATATTTCACAGTTTAATTTCATAATCTACTTTACAATCTTCTTTCTTTAAAACTAAGAAATATGAGTGATACTTCATTGCGTGTTGCTGTGTCTTCCATCTACCTCCAAAAGATGTCATTTTAGACTTAGATAACAACACAAATTCGTCTTTCGGATAGAAACCTATTTCCAATGCTGATTTAAGAATAAAATAGTGCGAAAATAGCTGTTTTCCACCTGAGACCGTGTTTTGACATTTGAATATCACTATACCTCCTTTTTTAAGGACTCTATAAAATTCCTTTAAGGAATTGTAATAATGTTCTTTCAACGCATCGAAATTTTTATAAGCTGAAAATCGTTTAGCTATCTTAGAACTGTTTTCACCATTACTCTTATAAGTGTCTCCTGCAATAACAAAAGGAGGGTCGAACATAACTGTTTCTACACTGTCATTCTCAAGAGGTAGGTTTCTACTATCTGCTTGGATTGTATCATCAGTCTGTGGTGTAAGGTCAAATTTGTATGTAGGTTGCTGTACAACACCCGACTTGTAGAATACACCTTTGGAATATGTAACATCTACATCTATTTTGTTGTTTGGAGAATGCAAAGAGAGGATATCATTAATAATATCCTCCTGCTCTCTATTTACTGATTGTATTGGTGTAAATTTTTCCATTTGCAATAATAAATATTTCTAAAAGATAGAATAAAGCAGTTGCTATTAGTAAATAAAGCATAATCTTACTATCTTCATTTCTTTTAACGCCACAAAAATACTGCGACTTTTTATAACTACCAAATTTTTTACAAAGAATTTTCAACAAAAACGCAAAAAAAAACACTTACAATTTGTAAGTGTCTGTCCATTAGTGTTTTAAAAATCATATTTGTTTTACTTTAGGGTTATTTCCAATTCCGAATCATTTAAAAGTGAGAGATTAATAGAATACTCTTTCATTTCCTTAAATAGTTGTTCTATCTCACTATGAGAAAAACTAAGAGGGAGTAAGGATATTTGTAAGCTTATCCAATTTGCATCAATATCAGCACCTTCTTTGTAATACTTTTCAATTTGTTTTCTCAAAAATTCATAAAGCAATTTGGATGTAAACCTAAGAACCTTCCTTGTTAATGCAAAAATGTTTGAAGGAAAAAGTTTGTAATTTTTTATACCTTGTAAATAAATTTTAAAATATCCCTTATCAACTAATCCCATCGTATGATTAATAAAGTTGTTAAGAATTGAAAATGAAGAAACAATTGCTACAGAATGAATCCACTGTTTTTCAGCCTCTTGTTTCCATTCTTTATAAAAGTCTTCAACTTCTTTTTTATTTAGTTTAAGATATGTTTCAAACATTCCTAAACTCTCATCACGTTCTTTCATTTGTTCAGAAATCTTATCTAAACTCTCGTCTGTAGTGTTAATAAAATCTTCTACAGGAACGTCTTCTTCGAGAATTTTTGAAGCAAGTTTTGAAAGAGCTTCTGCTGATTTATATTCAACACCTCCTCGCTTGATTATTTCTGAATAATCATCAATCATTGCCTGAGAAGAGACATATTTTAAAAACAATGTTACAGCACCTAATGCAGGTAACACATCTCGTATACTACTTTTTATTTTCATTATAATTGTAATTTTTTAGTTTTATAATAACTTAATCTTCTCTATAGCTTAACAATTCAGGGTTTTCATATTGGTTTCCAATAACTCTTGCACGTTGCAAACACGAACGCCAAGCGTCTTCGCGAAGATTGTAATACCCATTAATATTACCTACATTATTGGCATCAACACGGCAAAATGCCATACATTCCTCTCGGTACTCAATAAGACTGTAATTTCCATAATCGTGAAGAAGAATATCGCCCTCATAGATTTCCTTTCCATTTTTGTCATACAAACCTGTAAATTGCCCAACGGATTTATAATTAACCCTACAATCAAGTAGGTCTGTTCCTCTTATTTTATCTTCATCACTTAAATAACCATAAACCCATTTGTCTTGAAATAAACAGTTTGAAAATCCTCTAAATTTGATTGTTCTCATTTTTTCGTTTTCTTCTGCTATTTGTTTATAAATTAGAGATTTAGAACTTTTTTCTTCTTCTTGTTTAGCTTTTATGTAAGAAGTCAGAAATTCATAAAGTGGTTTATATAAGTTATACAAACACACCAAAACCCAAATAATAAAACCTATTTTACTATAAGTTTCCCATTTCATTATTTCAAAAGTGTTATTTAATAATGAGCAACCTAAATATATAGGAAGTATTAAACCTAACACATAAAAAAGAAAACTAATTATTGAAAATCTAATAAAATATTTATATGAATATTGCATAATTTATAATCTTTATAGTTTTATAAAACAACATAGTTGTTAGAACTTGTATTGTTTTCTTTTAATTCACTTTTAACTTCCTCTTCAATCCCCTTTTGTATCTGTTTATAGATAGAGTTATATCGTTTGTAATCCTCGATTGTTTCTCTTCTTGATACAGCACTTTCAAGTAACAACAAGATTTTAGTTCCAAGTGTTTCTGCAAATCTATCCATCTTTGCTGTTTGAGATATTATTTCACTGACAGATTTACCCCATTTACATTCTTTTGTCTCTTTATCAAAAACAAAATATTTATCAGCACCTCTTAAATAGTAAAATTCTAAGTTTGCTCGTAACAGTTTTAGTAATTTTGCCTTCATACTGTTTGTCTTTATTGTTTATTTTTTTATAAAATTATAGTTTTAGTTTTTCTATCATTCTTAATATTTCGGCTCTAAGATGAGACCAATCATCTTTCTTGTTGTAAATAACATAATCTATCTCTTCTTCTGGAAAGTCCTCCATTTCATACAAATCACCTTTCATCTCCTTACCATTCTCATCTTCACACACAACCTTTACGATTAACGCATTTTCTTTTTTAAGCTCTTTTAGCTCGCTTTTAAAACGCAAATCGGTAAAGATCACCTTTCCTTTTGATTTTGCTTTTTCCATAGCTATTTTAGCCCAAATTCCGTCTCCCATAAACTCCTTCATCGTCTCGGCAATATGTACAATTATATCTCTTGGAGTTGTTGTAAGCTCTTTATATTTTAAATCATAACCCTTTTCTAATAATTCTTTTTTTAAAGCTAATGCTTCATCTTTATCCGAAAAGTAGTTCTCACCTACAGCGTAAGTAATATATTCAAGAGGTTCGTCTTTAAATCCGTGTCCTTGTATTTTATATAAGGGAACATCAAGCATAGCAGCAACAGCACGCTGAATAGGTTCCGCAAAAGAAGTTACGGTATAACCTTCCTTTTTAGGATAGTTGAAGATAACTGATACGTGCTTAGGTAGAGTTCCTAAGAGTGTTAAGGGTTCATAGTTGTTACTATACAAATCTCGCAACATATAACCTGTTGTATCTTTACCCACGCCTTCCACTCCGAAAAGTGCTATTATATTTTTATTCTTTTTCATCTTCGTAGTTTTCGTAATCTTCTAAGTCGTCGTAATTAGTAATAAATTTGCTTAAAAATTCACCAATAGTTATTCCATCGTTTCCGTAGTTTTCAGCCTCTTCTTGCATTTCATCCAAACGAGCCTCAAATTCTTCATCTGTCATTTTCTCAAGCGATTCTTTAAATAACTGAAAACAACCTTTCTTTCGCTGTGGAACTTGTTTAAAGCCACTTTCAATAGCAAGGTCGTAGAGTTCTTCAGGACTTATGTTTTTAAAGAACTCGTCTATTTTATCTTTAACATCTGCATATTTCATAGTGTTTTATATTGTTTAATTAAAATCGGCAACTTTCAACTCCATTGCGTCAGATAGTTCAAGAATTTCTCTACTCACTAACTGAATACGTTCATCATTTCTAAAAGGTTCGAAATCTTCAATTGAAGATTTTAACTTTCTGAAGGCTAATGTTTTCCTTCTCGCTTTATCCATTAATTTTAAAAGTTTTTCTAAATGTGTTTTAATGTCAACCATCTTTTCCAAAACTTCTTCAACAGTTACTTTATTATTTTTCATTTTCTATTTGTTTTTTTTTCATTATAAATTGATAAATCTACCTTCAAACCTTCATTTTGTACGAAAACTTCCGTTAAAACCATAAAAGAATCGTTCATCATTTCCAAGTTTGTAGGTACAAGAACAAAAGCTGCGCTCATAGACGAACGAATCACTTTGTAGTCTGATTTGTTAGACTTTCTTGTTTGTTTTAAAATGTCACCTTCAAAAATTTCTTTATTGTGTTTGTCAATCATTTCTGTTGTTCTTCTTAATTTTAATTCCATTTTAACAATTATAAGTTATATATGAATCTTGTCTAAAATGAGTTAAAGGCTATATCCATAAGCTCTTCAAGCTCTTCAATAAAACCTTTTAACATTTTAATTTCCATATCATTATGACCTTCGTCATAAGTAAAGCCTCTTGTACCATCTGTCTCTTTTCTCATTTCTATTCTCCCTTTTTCTATAAGGGCTTTCTCATATTGAGTTTTGTAATGAGATAAAAGCTCAGTTAATTTATTTCTCATATCTTTTTAATTTTATAAACAATTTCTCTTTCTAATTAAACAATCTACAATGGGAAATTTGTATTTTGAAATATTATCAAGTGTTATATAATAAAAACGTGTAAAAGCATTTGAATTAAGTCCACAATTTCCAACAATCTCACCATAACAATCACAATTTCCAATTTTAACAATTACCTTATCGCCTTTGTTAAAAGTTTCTTTATCTTTTATTTCAGTTTTACAACTCATATTTGATATTACTGACAACATAGTTTATTTTTGCGTTTTTAATTTGTTTAAACTTTGGAAAATCCATCATTAACCAATGAGAATATTCATATTTTTTCTGATAATCTTTTCCATCATTTACTTCTACAAATACAATTTCATCAAGCCTTTTTGCACCCTTTTCATAATTCATTAAACATTTCTTAATTAATTTTTGACCACCTAATAAAAATACATCATATTGTGTTGGTTCTAAATTTAACATATCTTCACATTTTGTTTTAATCAAAGTATCAATATTAAAATCATTAATTTTTTCCCAATCACACATCCGATTCAAAGTGATTAATCTTATGTCCCAACCCTTTTCAATATCACTTGATATTGAATTTATGGCAGACCAAAAATTAGTATTACAAGTACAAAAAGAACCAGTTTTAGTATAATTTTCATCAAAAACCATTGGTATACAAATTTTGAAATTGTTCTTGATGTAATTAGAGAACTTACCTTCTAAACACCTATCCCAAGATAAATAAGTATTCCACCCTATTACAATTACAGAGTTTTTATGTCATTGCCTGTTTTTTCTTTCTTTTCCTTTATAATGGTTTCTATTACTTTGAAAGGATATTTCCAGGGTGTTTTTTCAGGTGTTTCCCAAAATTCAGATTTATGCACACCCATAAGTCCTTTTTCATCAACTGTTGTAATTATTGTTATCATAACGTTCTACATATAAATAGGATTTCCTGATTTTACATACCTTTTTTTAACTTCATCACATTCTTCATAAACTAATTCAAAACTACTTTCTCTATCCCAAGATATCCAATCTCTTAAAGAGCATTCCTCTAAAAACTCTTCACCATATCTTTCTATAAAAGTTACTTCTTGATGTGTTTTTGTATATTTCATCTTTTAAACTTGAAAGGTCTTTATAAAATGTAAAGGTTTGTTATATTTTTCTTACAACATCTTTTTTTAAAACCAAATCGTACTCTTCTCCCATTAACACCAACGGTTTCTCTTTTGAAAGAGACGCCAAGAATATTTCCAAAGTGTGTCTTTGTTGTTCTGTAAGACCTATTTGTCTTATTACATTATCTTCTGACAATTGTACTAATCCAATTTGTCCTACTGATATTTCTCCTATTTCCATGTTTTTCTCGTATTTTAATTTTCGGTGCAAAGATATAAACTAAAATCGTAACTGCAAAATATTTTGCAAAAAAAATTACAAAAAAAAACACTTACTAATTGTAAGTGTTTGAAAATCTTTATATTTAAAACATTAAAAAGAATCTGTAATATTAGGAGGTAGCATCACAGATATTTCTCCTTGAGGTGTGGGACTGGAACCAACACTATAAAAACCAACTTGAAATAATATAAATACACTATATTGGTTTTTAAAGAAATTGCTTATTATCCAAACATTATCCCAACTTATAAAACATTGGAGAATAACATCGTTTTCATTTATATCTCTTGCGTTGGTAAATGTGGTTTTGTCTTTAGAAAGAACAACATTGGTTATTGCACAAGAACCAAATTTGCAACAACTATCAGAACTATGACAATCCACACGTAACATATTATCACTGTTTATAAATGTAATCCTCTGTTTTTTATCCTGAAAATTCCATACAGGAATTTCATAAACAAAATATCGAAAACCTCCATGAGAACACGTTACTACTTCATAAAACTCCTTTGAAACTGCAGTAAAAGAAGCGTTTGGATCACTTAGTGTTAAACGATTAACAACCTCCGCACCTCGCAAACGAAAAGGTACTTGTTTACCGAAACCCCATTGAAAAAATTGTATCCCGTTCATTTTCTTTTCTTTAAATAATTAAAAAATGAAAATCTTTTTCTTGTTTTCAAATAATCTATATTTTCCTCATTACCATAAGCCTCTCTTTCAAAACAAACGTTAAGATAAGCGTTGTTAAATGATTTATAAATAAAAACTTTTATTAACCATTCTAAAACATACCATACATAAAAAGGAATAACAAGCAGTTCTTTTTGTTGTTGTACATGAATCGTTTCGTGATTAATAAGTACCTTATCAAACTTATCACTATCATTCCTAACGAATATAAATGGGTAAAGGGTTATTGCCCGATATCCATTGAATAAAAAAAATCTATTTTTTCTAATTAAAACCATTTATTTTTATTTTGTAATTTCTTAAGTAAAGGATATGGTACAAATGCAGCTACAATATCCCACCAATCTATAAATGTATGTTTTATATACCTGTCATAAAGCTCTTTTAACAACCCTACTAAAAACACTACTATTAAAGCAGAAATTAAAGCGTGTAAAAAAGAGTTTTTAATGTAAGACAATATAAAAATTGTTAAGAAAACGACATTTCCAACTTTGGAGTGTAATAGTTTGTCTTCTCCTTTTAAATTCTCTAAAATTTTGTTTTTTAAATTAGTAAAACCAAACATATGTATATAAAATTTTTATTTATTAAACATTTCTTATATCAATGTAACAATCGTTCCCATATCTTGATATTACAGCGGTAGACCCTTTTTTCCCATTAAATTGGTTGTCAGAAGTATAAATAATATTTTTCCCAGTACAAGAAAAAGAAACAACACCACTATCAAAAACTTTTCTAAAAGATACACTACTTAAATCGTCAATTACATTAAGTTCTATATTACAAGGAACTGTTACAAAAAGAGTTTGATTTTGATGTTCTTTTTGAAGAGTTGTGTTTTGAGTGCATTCTACTCCTGCTCTTAAAATATCGTCATACCAAGCCAAATCACGAAATTTACCATTATCATCATTAAATCTTGTAGTATCAACTGAATTTCGAACACCAATACGAGTTGCTGGATACCAATTGGGTTTAAAAAATTCTAATGAAGATGCTGAAGAACTGGCAGGAAAATTTACATATATACCAGCTCCACCACCAAATCTAACTGCCCAAGAACCTGCTGGTCTATTTTTAAATGTATTTAATTCTGAAAAATCTATTAGTTCCTTATAGAAATTAAAATCTTCAAGAGCAGGTGTCCAGTCAGTTGCTTTGTTGCCCTTTTCGAGTTTTAATTCTTCAATAGTTACAGCATCCCCTATATTATTACACCAAATCCATAAATATCTATAGTCCTTATCTACTATAAATGGAGTATTAATTGCAACACTTTTAGCTTCACCTGAATCCCAATCTTTCTTTGTATTTAGGTAAAACATATTATCGGGTCTAGCCCCAGTTATTCTCTTTGCTGATATTATATAAGTTTTACCCACTTCTAACTGAAAAGAACCTAAATATGCTATTCCTCCAGATTCAGCTTTTGATGATATAAATTTACTATTAGGTACATAATTTCTACCTCCGACTATAATACTTTTATTTTCTAATTCTGATAATTCCTTTTCTCCACCACCCCCTAACAACACTTTTTCGTTAGATGAATTTTCTTTTTTAAATCCTTTACCAAGAATACCTGTATTATCAGCACTTAGTATTAAATTACTCTCTTGTTCTGAAAAAGTTAAAGTGTTGGTTGTTAAATTTAAACCTTTCTTTTTATCATTTGAAATATCTCCATTACTTATTTGAAAAGAATTGTTAGGTTTTCTTGCAATAGTCCATGAGTTTTCAGTTGTTCCATGAGTATTCACAGCACCTAAATGAACTAAAGACCAACCATTTTTATCACCTATTCTTATACCTTCCCTATAATCACCCTCAGTAGGTGTTATCATTCCACCAGTTAAAGGTAAATAATTTAAACTTGGCTTATCAATAATTTCGCTCCAATTATACGTTGGTTTAGTATCACTAACCCAAGCAGGAAGTGTTGGAACTACTATCTCACCGTTTAGCCCTTCAATTGTGTACTTAGAATCAACCTTTTTTATTTCAGGTTTTTCAGTAATATCTGCCCACTTATGAGTGTGGACTTTATCTGCTTTAGTGTCTACTTTTACATCTACATATTTCTTCTGTACAAAGTCGTTATCTTTCACAGGTGCTTCGTATGTATCTTTTGTCTCTACAAATATACCATTCTCTATCTGTTTTTTTTGTATCTTTTTAGCCATATTTGTCTTCTTATTTACCCAATTATTTTTTAACTTTGTATTGAACTGTTATTTCATCTCCTTCTTCAATGTTATAACCAACAATGGCACTGTCTATACTCATCATTTTATCAACAAAAGTAACGGCTGTACGTTCAACAACAACACCATTCACCCAAACAGACCACCACTTACCATCATCTACCTTCGCTGAAAGTTCTATTCTCACAATACTACCAACTAAATGTGATGTTTTAACTGTTATAGTTTCGGTTTTTTCTTCTTGTAAACCCATACTGTCTGAAAGTTCCTGTTTCACTTGTTTTAACAATGCAATAGTTGGATACTTATTTGTATCATCTCCCTGATTAAGGTCGTTTACTTTATTACTTTTATCCTCTTTTTCATTTTGTAATTTAACTGTTTTAGAAGTCAAATCAAGAATCCGTTGTACATTCGATGTCACATTACTTTCTACTTGATTTAATTTGTTTTCAACCTCTTGTGTTTTAGTAACAGTTGTATATAAGTTAAATAAGGGAGCTAAATCGACTTCAGATACTTTCACACCTGCACCATCTAACAGTTTTATTTTTTTATCATCAAGTCCAAGAGCATTCACTAAATTTGAAACAAATGCACTAACAGGTACAGAAGACAACAAGTCTCCTTTTTTATTATACATTTCTAAAGTTTTGTTAGCACTATTGTAAACCAATTTAGTTCCTTCATTATTCAAAAAACCTAAATTTAAAACACCAACAGTAACACCATGTTTATCCTTTAATGTTAAAGCTGCAGTGGTAGGATTTATTTCAGCATTATGTACAGCACTATCGTTCGCATTTATTTGGTCTTGCAAATCTCGAATTGCAACAATATGTTGTTCAAGTACCGTTTCAACATCTGCTTTTACTTTTTTCAATAAAGAAAGATTAGGATATTTAATATCTGGTTCAGAAGCATTTATTTCTCCTGTTTTATTTTTCTTATCTTCTTTACCTTCAACTGCAGTTTGTGAAATTAAATCATCAATTTCTTTTTTTATTTTTTTAATTAAAGCAACACTTGGATAACGTTCATTGTCAAAACCACCTTCTAGTGTTTGAGCCTTATTACTTATAAGTTCTCTTTTAGCAAGTTCTGTTTGTGTATATCTTTCATGGTTGGTAAGCTGTCTTCCAAATTCTGTATAAATGATACTAAACTGGCCAGCGGTTAGAGCATCTGTACTATCATCCACCAAACTACCTTTGGCCAGATTTGTTATCTTTTTCTTACCTACATCAATTCCTCTTTCACTTAATATTACAGACCCTATTTTTGCTTTTTTTATTTCTAAATCTTCAGCTAATGATATTTCTATTTTGTGATCTTCGGTACGTGTATTTATATTTTTATCAGCTCCTTTAACTTGTATTGTTTCACCTAAAACAACTTGAGTAGGTCTATCTAAATTATCTGTGAATGTTATAGGGCTATTTAATTTTAAAGAATATTGTTGTACTTGTTTTTTTAAAACTTCTACAAGATTTTCTATAACCGTTAACTTAGTACTATTACTACCTAATTTAGATTGAATTTTATCAAGAATAGAATTTAAGTTTGTAAACTTACCCTTTACTTGATTTAAAGTGTTTTTATCTTCAGTTGTATAGTCTTCTGTTGATAACTGTTTACCTACTTCTTTATCAACTTTACCTGCCAAACTGTCAGCTAAAAACTTAATTAAAGATTGGTCTTTCTTCCAATCATAAGAAGGCTGTGAAGGTTTATTCTCTCCACTGTTATTTCCATTTCGTAAAGAATATTCAAGTGCTTTAATCTCTCCTTTTAAATTCTTCAAATACTCATTAAGATTTTCTAATAGTTTACTGAGGTTGTCAAAAGGTAAGACATTTAACACAGGAACGTCTTTTTCTGACAAAACACATTTTGTTGAAAGTAATGTTTCACACTCCAACGCACTATTATCAACCTGAGGTCTATTTATTTGTTTACAAACTTTTGCCATTTTCTCTTTATATTTTATTATGCACAAATTTTGTCAATAATTGCTTGTAACAATTCTTGCAAACTTCGTATTCCCGTATCACAAGGAGATTTCAAACATTTCAGATTCAACTTAGAAATATCTACTCCGTTTGAATTAGAACCACCTGTCGTCCCATTCTTCAAATCACAAATTTGTTTTTCCAGAACTTTAAGTGCAACCGCTAATGTGAGCTTGCTCTTATCCACACCGTAAGTAATACAAGAAGCTCCTAAATCTTTTAAATCACTTCCATCTTTTATTTCTTTTATTAGTTTATACAACTCATCTGTTGTCTCTTCAATAGTGACACACATCTCGTCTTTCAACTTAGAAAAATCAGGAAGCTCGCTGTCATAATACACACAGCGAGCATTGCTTTTTGTACCACAAGTATGTTTTATTTTATAACCACAATTTGTCATCTTTGTAAGTTTTAGTCGTCATATTTTAAAACTATTCTTTGTAAAGACATTCTTATATTATCATATTCTTTTTCAAAATCACAATAACCTTCACAAAGAAGTCGTTTTAAAGTTTTTAAAGCAAAATAATCTTGTTTATTATATCCTTCACCTATCCCAAATCTTGTTTTCAACATATAAGAGTGACCCATCTTACCTAAAACAGTGTCAGCTAAGTAAGAAAGGTCAGAATTAGTATTATGAATTATACTTTGAGTATTCATTTTCTACAAGTTTTTGAAGGTCTATAAACTGTTTTCTATCAGGGCATTCAAAACCATAATTTTCAAACCACTTCTGCACCACCCTATACCCCTTATTTATTTCAGAATGTTCTTCTTTATCAAGAACTACTTTTGTTTTATACATTAAATCTTGCAGTTCAGATAGCGAAACTGCACACAAATTATCATTTATCCCTCCTCTATTTTCTTGTTTCATATCTATTAAAGAACCATTAGCATAATGTTGAGATTGAACATTCACTATATTTTCTATCACTCTGTTTCCCTTACAACCACATCCCATATCTAACACTTTTTACAACGTTTTACTCTCTCTATAAGTTCTTGAGCTTTATACAACAATTCCTGAGCTTTACAAACATCATCAAATCTAACAGATGCCTTAGCCCCGTCAATAAGCATTTGAATATCTGTTATTAAATCTTTAAAACACTTATTATTTTCTTTACAAGAGTTGTAATAAGTAATAAAAAGTTTATCCAATTCCAACTGAGTATTGTCTATCTTCAACCACTTTCTGGTCAGTTGATATTTCTCAGGAGAACCTTTAACTGTAATTGTATAAACTCCATCTGGTAGTTCACCATACTCTACAGGACAGTCCGTGTCGCAAGTGAGACCTAATGTTTCTGAATTAAAAGAATTAATTTGATAAGGTTGAAAGTAATGAGCAACACTATCTGTTTCAGGGTCATTACCTGGTAGAGCTATTTCTATAACTTTTGGCTTATTTTCTATTTGACCCCACAACGAATTGTCAGCAATCATCAAAACACGAGGGTCTCCCGTATCAATAATTTGAAAATCTATTTGTATTTTTGAAATCATTTTTAAAACAACTTTGAAACACCTAAATAAAGTGTTTGATTTGTATTACCTTGTAGAAAATATAAAGTTTTTTTGTATCTAAATCCTCCATTAATACCTAAAAGTGGTTTCCTATCCAAATAAGAATAACCAATCAATCCCCCAAACAACCAATCAAAGTTGTCAGGTCGTAATGAAGGAGATGTTAAAGGTAAAGATTTAACCTCTAATGAACTTATTTCAAGCCAACTTGGGGCATTCAAATATGCTTCATAAACCCCCTTCTGTTTCTCAGTAATTACTAAATCTAAACGTAAGGGCTGAAAAACAAACTCACCATCAACTTTATTTTCACCAATTTGTGCCTTATATCTAACAAAATAATTTTCTTTTTTTGGATAATAATCTTCAAAATATCTATGACCCTCCTTGTTCTCAATAGGTATAATTGATTTTTGACTCTTTAACTTTCCTACTACTTTAGTAAGTGACATCACTTTCTGTTCTTGTTCTTTCAACTTGTTATAAAGCTCTTTGTTTTCAGTTTCAAGAACCTTTGAGAGTTCTCTTTCTTTATACATATCATTTACAAGACGAGCGTATGTTACACTATCCACTTTTCTAAGACTATCTTGTTTTATTAATTGTCTTTTATAAGCAAGTTCTTTTGCTGTCATTTTTTGTTCTTCACTTGTACAAAATTTGTATTGTAATACAAGTATAATAAGAACAACAAAAAATAAAAATATAAATAAGTTGTGTTTGTTTTGTGTTTTCATTATAGCTTTTTAATTCTTAAAAAATATCGATATGTGGTAACTGTAGAACAATTTTCAATCAATGTTAATAAATCTACAGATTGTTTTAATTTATACTGATATACAATAACATCGTTTTTACTCAACCTATTTTGAAGTTCAAAATCTTCAAATTCTAACTTTTCAAACTTCTGTTGTTCTCCAATAGGTATGACAACTTCCATTTTAAAAATTTCTTTTGTTGCACCATGAACTATTAATTGTCCGTCATGTGTAAAACATTTAAAATGTAAAGGATTTATTTTGTTCTTAGTTTGTATCTTGTTTTCCTTTTTAATATACTTAAAATTATGATATTGTTTATATTGACTATAACTATCAATTGTTTCAATATTTCTACCCAATCCTATCGTTCCAAAAAGGTTTAACAAAATATCATCTAATTCTAAATCAACTCCTTTAAACAAGTATTCAACAGAAAACAATTCTTCTCTACCTTTCAAATATTTATTAATAAACTGCTTCTTTTTCATAAATATTCTTTATCTACTAAAACTATACGCTTTTTCATAAGCGTCTAAAATAATTCTATTTCTCCTTCCTACCTCTTTTATATCATCAGAATTTAATTTAGAAAATTTACTTTCTGTAAGAGCAAGAATTTTATGTTTATCTACCATTTGTGCATAATATTGAAAAAGTGTAACAACATTGGGTTCATCTTGATTCGTAAGCAACTTTTCATAAAATTTCCAATTTACATAAGTAGTTACATACTGTTCTATATTTCCTAATCCTAACTCAGGAATTATCACAAACCCCTTTTCATCAACTTCCATTCCATAATATTGTAAATAAATAGTACCTTCTCTAAAATTTGTATAGATAGTACTACCATTTATTATAATTTCATTAGGATTATCTCTAACTACTAAATTCCTACAATGTTCAGTACACGCAGAGCGTTTAAAACCCTTACCTAATTTAAGCAATCTTGGATTTTTATAATACAACTTAGCTTCTACATCGTTTATAAAAACCTTTTCTGTTATTACTTTTTCTTCGTCCTCAACACAGCAAAAATCACAACTATTCCACTTTGCACTTTGTTCAATTCTCTCAACCCACTGCCAAGCCCGTTGTAAAATAGGCTTATCTTCCTCTTTACAGAAGTAACTCTTAGGTTCACATTGCCAAGCAGAATAAAGAGCGAAAAAATTATCAGGTAATACACCCTCAGAACCCTTTATATCTACAACGGCGTCCTGTAATACCATTATATTATTACCAAGAGGTTTTAAGGCTTGTGTGACCCACTTATACACAGATAAATCATCTATCAATCCTGCTGATAGATAACTCTCTTTTTCTGATTTAAACTCTGCTAAAAACTCTTCAAACCTCATACTTAATAAACAAAAAGAGTCCTACAACTCTATGTGCAAAGATAACACATTTTAGCCGTAGGACAAAAAGAATAATTTAAAAACTAACTACTATTTTTTTCGTTTAGAATTTACAATCGCTTCTAAGTCTTCAATAGTTATTTCATCAAAATGTTCTTTAAAAAACATTTCTTTATCACTCTCTGCTATTGAAATATTTGGATTTTCAACAGTCTGTACAATTTTAAAAAGCGCGGCAGTTACAGGTTTATGTTTCAGGCACCTTTCAAGGTCAACATTTTCTAACAATATTTGTATTACTGAATCAGAATCCAACAATGTTGATTCAAATTCAACTTCTGTTATTATTTTCATTTTTATTTGTTCTTTTTAACATTATTTAAATTTATTTATCTTGTTATTTTTTTCTACAATATTATCTTTCTTTATTTGTTCATTCATTCTAACAAGTGTGTCTTGAGGAGTATGTCCATCAAATTCAAAAATGCACTTTTCTGTCTCAGGAATTTTAAACAATTCCCAATCTTCGGCTTTATAATGATTTGTTATTAAACCCGTATCTAACTTTGCACAAACAATAAACCATTTATTAGGCTCTCCAAAACACCATTCTCCATCATAATGTTTCCAAGATTTGTGTACATAAAACTTATTCAAAACACCTTCTACAAATGGTTTGTTGACAGGTACTTCTAAAGCCCACTGATTAAAAAGAAGAGCGTTATACATTTTTCGAAATTCATAAAGTTTTTCAAAAGTGTGATATCCGTCGCTTATAGATTTCGTTTCAATCTTTGACATCTTTTTAGGATCTTTCAAATATTCTTGAAAAAGTTTCATCCGTCTCTCTTCAACCCTATTATCTCTACTCTCGCTCCCCATTCCGTTGTAGTCTCCTTCTTTAACTAATATGAGTTTTTCTAAGCAGGCTTCACGAGCTTCTTCATAAGTTTCAAACCAACGATAGTCTTTTAGAAATTTATCACTTAAGACAACTTCAATAAAATAGTTATAACCATCATAGTGTTCGGTTTCAAAATCTAAATAAGGTTCAATTGAAAAAATATAACCTTCTTTTCTAAAAAAATCAAAAGCCTCTTCCCAAGTGAATTTGTAAGAGAGGTCAGATGTCTCAAAACCAAGTTTACTTATCCTAACAGCCAATCGATTAGGTATTAATATTTTATCAAGATTCATAATTTAATTATTTTTATAAAATATTCTTTTTATTTACTTCTTCAAAAACAATCTGTTGAGGTAAAACATTATGACAAATATAAACAGAACTAAAGGGAGGGTTTAATTCTGTTTTACCACTTGTGTAATCTCGCATATAACTAATTCGTTTATCAAAGTACATAACCTCAAATTTGTTGTTCTTAAACAAATCAAATCTATTTTTACTTTCGAAAATCCCAACTACACCTAACAACATCGCAAAAGGTACATTTGTAGAAAACAATTTCTCTAAAACTTCTGTCTTTTTAGAATAAGGTGGATTTGAAATAATGTAATCAAAGAAATGAAAGCTATCACCGCTTCTTTTAAAGAAGTCTTTACCTTCATTTACATGTTCAAATTGTACATAATGACCGTTCTCTTCCAAAACCTTAACATAAAGACTTTCTTCTGTATCAAACGGACAAAGGATTTTACTTTTAGGTTTTAAGTATTTCAACAACGGTTCAATTGCATAATACGGTGTATAAAACTCGTCATTAGGATTTATATCTCCTTTTATCTCCTTCTTATTTGTTATTGTATCTAGTTTCAATTTATTTTAATTATATTTTATTAATTTGAATAAAAATCTTTTTCTCTTCACTTGTTTCACCCCATAAAATTTTATTAACATGAGTAAAAACCAATTCAGGATGAGCTTTTGTAAACTGATAGGCTTTCTTCAAACAATAATCAATCTTATAACCTATTGCAACTGTTCTGCGAACACCGTTATCAAGAACCATTGCCATATAACAATAGTCACCTCTTTTAAAATCATTACTGTTGTTGTATTCAATTTCTTCAAAAATGTCATCTGTTATTACATAACCGTAAACATCTTCAATAATTTTACAAACTGTCTTAATAATGTTATTTTGTTCAAATTTTTCTTTTGACAACATAACATTTGTGTTTTTTAAACCCTCTTTAAAGTCTTCGTATTTTGTCATTTCTAATTTATTTAAAATGTTTATAATGATCTATTTAAGCAAATCAACTCGATTTATACGATTAACTGAAATAACTGTTTCTTGAAAAACTCGTTCTAAATACCTTCTTAACTTTCGTTTAGCCCTACTTAGGTTTTTTGCAACAACTGTAACATAACCTGAATGTTTTTCAGTACTCCATTTTATTTCAAAAGCCTTTGTTATTTTTGAGTTATAATTCTCAATCTTTTTAGAATCTATATATTCTTCAACAGCCTTTTCAAAATCAATTATTTTTTGTTCTATTTCATTTTTATTACAAAAACACATTATAGAATCAAGTGAATCTTCTTCTAAAAAATTATCAGGTAATTTAATTTTAGCATCTTCACATAACTTACTCAAAATCTTTTTCTTTTCTTCTTTACAACATTCAACTTCTGGAAAATTCAAGAATCTGTTTAATTGAAAAGAATACGATTCGTCATCTATTTTAACAGAACCCACTAAATCATCATTTTTATTATAAACATTAACCATAACAGCTGAGTTTTTTAGATTGTTATTACAATGATATAATTTTGGAAGAGTCTCAAACATAATATATGAGTAGTTACCTCTACTGTCTCGCAACTTTAACCATTGTGAAGTTTTACTTACAACTTCCTTGTTGTCCCCTTTATGAACAACGAAACTACCAACTTTAAGTTTCTTAAATTCTTCTCTTGTCATTTTAGTTTTTTAATCTTCTATTGTTTTTATATTTAGTATATTCTTCAAAAGCCTCTTTTACATCCAATAATTTAGTTTTATCATAAACAGATTCCCATTTTTCAGGAAAACAAGGCATTAAATAAAAATTTCCTTTACATTCATTAATAAAATAATCATAAGTCAAATATGCTGTTGGTAATTTTGGTTTAAACGCAATACTTCTTTTATAAAACTTCCACAACTTTGTATAAAAATATAAATTAAATATTTTTATTTCATATACAAATTTAACATAATTACCAATTACAACACCCTCACATTTAATTGTAAAATTTTTATTTATCCATTCTTTTATAGTCACAACTTTTAGTGATAAACAACGCCTCTAAAAATCTAAACGCTTCTTAAACAACTCGTTACAAATTGTAACACGCCGTCTCTGCGTCCGTTAATCCGCATCAACTCCTACGGATTAAACCTTCTTCTAAAATATTTATCGACGCAAGTAAATCTCTATATTGTCGTTAAAACACTCTACGTTGTAATTCCATACAAATCTTACACACCCAAAAGTCTTGTTTAACAACACCCTTTGCTTTTGTGTAGGATATAATCGGAATTTATATGCTTTGTGTTTTAACATTCTTCTTTTTTATTGTTTTTTTTTGTGTTTAGTGTCTTATTTCTTATTTAGACTTGGAATACCTTTATAAAATGTAAAGATTTGTTACACTTTTGAAACTGTAATGTTCAATCCTCTGAATCTTGAATTATTCGCAACCCATGTACGAATTTCTTCAAATGACATTTTTTCAAGTAGCTTCTTTTCTTCTTTTGTAATCATAAACTAAAATATTTAACACAAAACCAACTATTTAACAAATCTAAAAGTTTCCTTAGAATTTTCCAACTGTTACCTATCAAAAGTGCAAGTAATAATCCGAACAATAACGTCAGTGTGAATGACAATTTAAAACTTCTTTCTTTCATTGTCATTTTATTTCAATTTATCTTTTGTTTTCTTAGGTATCCACGAGTAAGTAAAAAATCTGTCAACAAGGTAAAACACTAAAACACCAATATTAATCATTATTAATATAACTGCTACAAAAATGTTAGCAAATGGTAACATCGATGACAAAATAAAAGCCTTACAAAACCTCATTACAGAATCATAATCTTCAAAAAAGTAATCTGTCTTCTTTTTAAGGAGCTTATCGTCTCCATTGTATTTCTTCCACAAAATATAGAAAAATAATCTTGTGAGTAAATAACATATTACAATTGTAATAAAATAACCTATCACTCCTGCAATTATTGAAAATTCATTTGTACAATCTTTCATTTTACATATCTAATTAAATCGTTTTCTTTTATTTTACCTTCATAAATGTCTTCTAAAACCTTGTAACTTTTGTATAAACAAGGGTCAGATAGATAATATGGATTTGTCTCGATTAAAACAACTTTTTGTTTTTCATTTCTATAGTCCATTTGTAAATAACGAGAGTGTTTAAAAACAATAGTGTCCACCACAAAATTTTCAACCGTTATGTTAGGGATAACTATTTCTTCTACGAATTTTTTGAGATTGTCACGAACAGAACTTAAATATCTATCGTCGTAATTAAAGTTTTCTTCGTAAAATTGTTGAGAAATCCCTACAATCTTTCTACATCTAACAAATACTCGCCATTCTTGCTTTCTGTTTAACTCTTCAAAAGGTTTTACATACAGACGAATAAAATCTCTGTCTAATCTAACCAAAAAACACAAGTCTTCAAAAGTTCTCATCGAACACATTAAGGCGTTCACAATTTCAGTTCCGTTTCGTAAAGGTTTTAAACTATTTTCGGGATAGTTTTGCATATAATCTTTAGGACTTCTGCTATCTAATTTTACGAACATTCCATTTTCAATATAAGGTTTGTAATAGTCTTGATCTTCGGATATTAAATTGTCTATAATGTTAGCCATTTCTTCACGTGCTTCTTTATCCTCTTCCAATGCTCTTTTAACAAGCTCTTTTCTGAAATATAAAACTTGATATGGAAAAGTGTGTTTTAACAAACCTGATCGCCAATCTGAATATTTGACACCTTCAAGATTTTTAAACCACTTCTTTGAAGTTTCTCTAATATTTTCTTCAAGGTCTTCCTTTTCTAAGGAAGGAACACTTTCTAAAATCTTAGAAACTCTTTCAATATCTTGTTCAACCAACGCGTCTAATAATTCTTTATCTTTTATCATTTTTTTTTCATTTATTTAACGCTGCAAAAATACAATGAATTTTTATAACTACCAAATTTTTTACAAAAAAAATTACAAAAAAAAAACACTTACAATTAGTAAGTGTTTGATTATCATAAAATTATTATATCAACTAAACTACAACAATTTTTAACACATTAGGAAATTTCCACAAACCACTTTTAAGATTATCTTCTAACCTTTCTTTCTGACTTTCCCTTAACTTTAAAACCTTAATGACGTGAACGCCTGCAAAATCTAATTTTGTTTCTATAAACAAGTTCGACAAATCCAAAAATTCTATTTCAAATTTCATTTCATTTTGAGGAATCCCTTCTATAAAACACCCTTCATTAACTTCTTTCAACACAATCTCTTTGTAATCTCCTACAAAAAATAAAGAATCCATTTTATCACCATAATCTTTTGGTACAAAATAAGTTAACCATTGCAAAGCAGAAATATTTTTAGGTAAAACCTGTTTTGTTTCTTGATTTATTTTTGATAGGTTTATATAATAATAACCATTCTCATAAACATCACCTCTTGTATATTTGAAATCGACTCTACAGTGATAATTTCTAAAATAAATAAGAATACTTTCAGGTATTATTTTACCTACCTTTTTTGTAAATAATTTTTTCTTCATTATTTATATAAATTTAAAGTTAGGAAATACAATTTCTTTTAGACCTCTCACACTATCCACAAAATTTTCTCTATCCTTCTTATACTCATGATAAGTCAATGTAATTGATATGGGTGTTTCTTTTTTGAAAAAAGCCTTATTTATTTCATTATGTATACAACTTGTATCATATTCAATGTTTTGAAAATTGAGTTCTCCGTTTTCACAGCCAAAATCTAAAAGTTCGTCAGTCATTAGTTCCTTCGTATGAATTTCAATTTTTGATATATTGGAATTACTGTCACGAGGACTGAAATTAAACTGATTTAAAAATCCCTCACGACTAACCCTTATTATCCCTAATTTAGGATAAACTATAGAATTGTCAGAATCCAAATGAACTATATATGATTTTTCCCACCCGTTACCACTTCCATCGTCTACAATATCAAAAACAAAACCATTAACGATAAAAGGAGCTCTTTCATAATCTTCAAGTTTAGAAAACCTTATAATAATATCATCTGATTTAAAACCCATATGTGGGTATTCTGCTTTTTTGTTTAAAAACTCTTTCTTTTTCATTTTTTAACCTACTCTAAAATTATTTTGAAAATCTGTTATTTGAAATAAATTAGGGTCGTAAACAACTTCTTGTCCATAGGACTTCTTTTTCTCACTAACTAAAGAAGGCGTTGTTTCTATTAGACCTTTAATAAACTCAAACTCTTGTTGTCTTTTAGCAAGTTCTTGTTTTTTCTCATTCTCCATTGCCTGTTTAACATTATATTCATTTTCTTTCTTTTTTGTTTCTTCCAACTCTTCTATTTTAGATAAAAGAAGTTGATTTTGTGAAAGTATCGAATTATAATCTGAATTATCTAAACTTGCAAGATTTGATGAATCTTTAACGTTATTATACATATTTAAAAAATTATGATAATGGTCTTGTCCATGTTCTTCTTCCATTAAAGATTTATAAGCGACCTCTTGCAGCAAACTATTAGAACCTGCAATACTATCTGCACCTGTTGAACCTTTATACAACTGAGTACCATAACTTAAAGCTCTATCTTTAATAGGTTTAAACTTTACATTATTAGGGTCTTTCAAATATTCCTGTGCTTCAGGAGAATACACATTTAGAAACACATCTTTTGTGTGTTCTGTTGCTCCATTCCTTACACCTTCTTCTCCAATAGATGAAATATGTATGTGCTTTCCTGTTCCATGATTAGGATTATAAAGTGAAATTTTATATCTTATACGATTTGGATCATCTATCATATAATTGTATAAGTTTCTACTAAACCTCAAATCAACAGCTTTGTTGTGATAATGCCAACTCTCCTTAGCGTGAGCATCAGAATCGTTACCGCTTGTAACAAGTACCTCTTTTTGCATTTCTTCAGGTAAAGAGTTAATATACCCCATTAAATTGGCATCTATATTCTTTAAGTTTACTGAAGCGTCTTTTGTTCTTATTTTGAAGGTGGTGGTAGGTTCAGCGTCCCTACCACTCAACTTCACTTGTTTATTTTCTATTGTCATAATCTTTAATTATAGAGTTTCTCTTTAACAGACAACCATTTAAAGATTGTTTTAAACCTACTCTCTTTATCCTGAGATAATCTAACAAAGAACCAATCTCCACGCAATCTATCTTGCATTCTCTGACTATATGTAATTGCTTTTTCATTTATCACCTTTTCTATAGCATTTACATCATAATTCCAAATAGGGACATTATTCAATTCGTTTTTAACCTGATTAAAAAAGTAATTAAAAGTCCACTTTTTATCATTATTAGTCGTTAAAATATCCATTGAACCACTATGGAATTTTGGAAACTGTAATTGTTGATAACGATTATTTTTTTCTGCTAAATATAAGTTAAGCTGACCTGAATTATTTGTATTATTATACACCCAAGCCTTAGTAAAACCTATTTGTGCATTTTCAGCATAATCATATTCATTATGATAACGTCTTGCTTCTAACCAATATTCAACATTTTGTAATATTCTATTTGTATAAACTTCTTTTATAGGAAGTTCTACTGTAAAAGGATAACGTTTTCCATAAAAAACCTGATAAGATTTATTAGTTTTTAAATGAGACCATAAACCAATTTCATCTTTGTTTTCAAGACTTCCGTTTCCATAATTTATACCTGTCTGAAAATAATTATAGTGATTTACATAATAAGCAGGTTTAAAATCGTAATAGGAAATCCATGTTTTAGTAAGAGGTGAGTAAGCAAGAGTAAAACTAGAATCTTGTTTTCGTTCATACTCTTGAATTAACTTTTTAACTCTTTCTGTACGAAAAACTACATTTTCGGTAACTACCTCATAAACCAATGGTTCTTTAACCTTATATTTTTTAGTAACAACCTTTTTAGGATATTCGGCAGGACACTCCTCACACTCAACCCATTTGTCTTTTTTAGAAACAGGTATTAACTCTTGTCTACACTGAACATCTTCAGGAGGATTGTCAGGTTGATTTTCAGATGTAAACCCGTCAAATAATTTTGTTTTATCAATAGCTTTATCTATAGCTTTATGTAAACGTGTTGAATAATCAGCAACCAACCAAGAAGAACCTTTAAATCTAAGATTATAATCCACAGAAAAAACATCACTCGTAACTTTTTTTAACGGGTCTTTATTAGTAGCTAACTTACTCTCCAACTCATTAACTTTATAAGAAACATTTTCATAACAATAAGGGTTCACATCTCCCTGTTTAATATTAAAATGAGGAAAATCAACACCTATTGTATTAGTGTAATCTGCAATTTCTTCTAAACCAAAAGTTTCTTTATCAGCGTGTTCTAAAGCAAACAAACTATTAAATAATCTTAAACCATTAAATGAACCTTTGTAAACTCCTTGTTCTTCTTCTGTTTCAGTCTCTTCTTGATAAATAGGTAATAATAAATGACGAAAAGCATCTTTCTTCACACCTTTAAGCCTATTTTTCAAATCTTCAAACAAATATAAGAAAAATGGATTATCCTTACCTTCCTTATTTAACCCACCGTTTGTCCAACCTAAATAAACTTTTTCTTTTTGTTCTCGAGTAGCATCTGCTTCAGTAGTATTCAACAATTTAAATACTTCTTCTTTATACTTCTCATAAGTATAATCTTGATTTGTAAAAAGAGTAACAAACTTATTATCTTTCAACTTCAATTGTTCTTTTCCAAACTCATCATTTTTTATCTGATCTATTTCTTCAGACATATGACCCAAAGTAAAAGCATTAGTAAAAGCTGAAATTATAAGTGTGTTTTGCCAAGAATAACTTTGTGGAAGTTCAGACTTTACAAATTTACTTATAAAACTAAACTTAGGATTATTCGTTTCATACATCTGTGAAAAAACAGTTGGCTTTATTGGAAAATATTCAGACCCACAACGAGCTTCTGTCTTTTTTCCTGATAAATCGTCTTTTGTTTCTTGTAAAACCGAAAAAACACCTCCTAAAACATTAAATGTATCTTGTATAAAACTTTGTGCTTTACCACAACGACCAATTAAATAAATAGAACCTTCATATTTCTTTTCCGCTTCCCCCCCAAACTTATCATAACACCAATCTATTATATAAGATAAAACATTTATGTATTTTTTAGAGAACTTTTCTCCATCAGATTTCATTCCTTCACTACTATCAATATCTATAAATACAAACACATTAGTCTTGTCTTTAATAGCAGGCTTTGGAGGTTGTGCAACGGTTGTAGTAACTTTTAAAAATTTATTATCAGCTTCGATTTCAACCTTTTCATTATCTCCTTGAACTTTTTCTTTTAACTCTAATATGTTTTTATCTGTAACCTTTTTATCAAACATTACAAAAGGTTCATTATTCAGATAACTCTTGTCAACTTGTGAGTTTCGCCATTTAGATTCTTCAAGAACTTCACCCTTATAGAAAAAATAAAAAGGTTCTTCTGGAAAAGTACTAACAGTCTTACTACCTTTCATTGGAGGTTTAGTTCTATCTTCCTCAAATGTAACTTCTATTTTTTCTACTTCCTTGTAAGTATTTGGGTCATTTTCATCAACAATAGTTTTCTTTGTTTCTACATTAAAAACTCTTTCATACCTACGTAAAGTTTGTTCTATCTCTTTTGTTTTAAGTTCACCTGATATATAATCCAACTTACTCAAAAACACGCGTTGGTAACGACTATCCCAACCCATACTTAAACCATGATGCATAAAAGGGTTATCAAGAGTTAGAACATCTTCTTCTCCACGTGCCTTTAACATTTTAAATGGAAGTTGTTCTTTAAACCAATTACGCAAACCTTCAGTAATGTCTTGTGCAGATTTACCATCAAACATCAACACCTGTCCTCTCTTAGCATCTGCCCAAAAATAACCAGCTTCAGAACTCACCATTGCTTTATGTTGAGTTCCTGCATAACCAAGTTCATTTGTAGATAAAACTTGTGGTTTTTGTGCAAACATTCCCGCATTTCCTAATAAATAATTAGCAGTGGTCTGTCCCTTTCCTTGTGTTGTATCAACAGCAGCAAATACAGCTGATGTGTTTTCAAATCGAGCTAATACACTTGCACTATCTATACCTCTCATATCTATTAGCTTCCCATAAGATTTAGGGAATTGATAGAAATCAAGAGGTCTGTAAACAAGATAAGGGTCATTTAAATCTTGTTCACTATTATCTGTTTGAGAAGCAATTACACCATTAGGAGCATTATTCATACAATCCCACTTCTTCTTATCATAAATTGCAGGAAGTTTATTTTCTCCCATAGGTGTAACTATCTTAGAATACGCTTGATTGTAATGATACTCATTATCTTTTTTTATAGAAACATTTTTCTCCTGTGTCCACTCTACATAGTCTCCAACATTAGGGTAAAAGTTTTCGTGCCACTCTTTTTTAGCATAACGGAAATTACAATTTATCTCACTTTCTACTAAAAACTGTGGTATACCATAATAATACAAATAAAAACGAGCAGGAGCTTCAACATACATTCCATTAAGACCTTTTCTATCCGTATCAAAATTAATGTTAGAACGAAGCGAAGGCATCATTCCTGAACCTACATCTAACTCTGAAGTTACGAGATAGTCTGCATAAAACCTTGCTCTACCTATATTCATCTGTTTAGTGTAAGAAAAAGGTGTAAGAGGTGCAAGTCCCATAGCATTTGCTATAAACATTGGCTGTTTACGCTTTAATGAAAAACGAGAAATGAAAGTATCTCCGCCAAATGCAGTTGTACAGGTCTTACTATTTGTACCTGGTTTTAATTTTAATGTTCCACAAAATCCTGTTGGCAACCATTGAACAGAATCGATATTCCCATACTGTCCAGGTACATAATTACGTAACTGTACATACATAGAAGCTATCTGTGAAGTAAGCTCACGGCTCACTCCTGTACTTCTTATACCCCGACTTCCAGCGGTATCTCTACTACTTAAATAGTTTCCTTCTTTATCTAAATAATCATAGGTTTTATAAGTGGCATCATAATCTATTGCATTTTTTGTGTTTTTACCTAATGATAAAAATACAGTACTTTCTCTCTGAAAATTATTAAAACGATATGAGGCATTAGCTCCATTCTCAGTTATAGAATAACGACCCGCTTTTAAATATTTAACAGTAGATAATCCACGAAGAGAGTGTTTTGTAAAATAAACACTTCCATTTGATTGTGATACTTTTTTATCACCTGCTAAATCTGCATTTAAAAAGTTATACCAACCAACAGATGTATAATAAGATGCAAAATTTATAGGCTCTCCCTTATCTAAGAAAATCTTTTCCCATTCATATTGTAACTTATTACGTTTAAAATTAGCCTGTTCTATCATTTGATGTACAGTAAGACCTAATGCAACAGCTGAAATAACAGCACCAACCATACCTCCACCATTAGAGAAACCTCCTACAAACCATCCGTTTTTAGATGCTTCAACAGTTAATTCTCCTGCCTTAACAATCTTTTCGAACAACACTTCAGCAGATGCAAGTTGATATGCTTTGTTAAACGCTTTATCTCCTAACACAACCCACTTAGAATGGTCTTCAACAGGTGCAAAAACCCCTTTAGAAGCTCCATATTGAACACCTTCTACTTTTAACTCTCTTGGAAGAGTTGGCTTATTAAAATGTGTTTCAGGTGAATGAAATGTAAACTTATTGTTTCTATCACTTCTAAAAGGGTGGTCTATTAATTGTTTTCTGTTCTCATCAAAATGTAAAGGGTCTACCCCCAACGAATTGTATGGATAATTAGGATAAAAAACCTCTTTGTTGTTTTCTGTATACTTGTAAGTGTCATACAACAAACCTTTAGCAACAATACTTTTTTCAAGAGTTCTATCGCCTCTATGTAGCTCATATCCAACAATAGAATTTCTTTCTTGATTTGTTAAAAGTCCATTTTTTTCAGCTACATTTAAAAAAGAGTGAACAATATAAGGGTCTAAATCAACACCGAGAGGATATATAAGACTACGTTGGAAAGGATTTAAATCTTCTCCTGAAATAAACGGAGCTGTTATATTATCAGGCATACGAAAATGTCGTATAGGTTTACAGAAAAACTGAGTAGCCTTTTCATCTAAATCAAAATAACTTTTACCATTTATATTCTTATCTAATTTTCCATCTTTTCCATAAAACTGACGGAATTTTGCTTGATACACTTTCGGTATATCACTTGTTTCAATAAGTAACTTGGAAGAATCATACAAATCTTTATTATCAGGATAATTAAAAGAAGACTCCCAATAACCCATTTCCCCTTTCATATAATCGACAGGTTTACAACCTTTGTATAAAGGAACTTTATAAGTACAATCAAAATTAAATGTAACAGTTCTATCTAAATATATTTTTGAAAATGTGAGGTCTGTTTCCTTTACTTCTTCTTTACGTAAAACAACTGAAAAACAACCACAAGGAGACAAAGAACGAACAACAGCTTTTTCAATTAAAGGACTTTCAGAAATCCAATTTCCTAAATAATCACGAAACTTATTCAAATTTCCACGTCGAGCATCATCAATAGTCCCATTAACCATTTGTTCTTCAATAGTTAGACGTCTAGGTGTTTTTACTTTTAACATCTCAAAACCAGGTTCTACAACAATGTAAAAATACTGATTTTTACGAAAACCATTAGGCTCTTGCTTCAATTCTATAAAAATTCCATCTTCACCGTCTTCTCGCTTAGTTCTTAAATTTACAAGTTCGTGTTTTAAAATCTTTCTAAGTGTAGAATCCTTAAAAATAGTAACACGAACTGTTTCACGAACCTTTTCAAAAAACTCTTTTTCACTATCAGTTTCACCTTTCTTAATTGTATGGTAGTCATTATTTCTCACACACTTACTAAGAGGTACAAGTTCTAAAAACATACGTTTAACACCTTCTTCAAATTTAGCTTTAAATGCTAAAGAACCCTTATTAAAACCATAAGCTGAAAAAGAAGTGTCATATGCGTCTTCCTGTATACGTTTAATAATAGGATTACCTGACAAATTCTTACTATGATCAAAAATATTCACCTCCTTACCTGTACCTCTCTTATATTTTAAAAAGAAAGGATTTGTCTTTGGGTCTACATTATAATCATAATCTTCTCCAAAATTCCCAAAGAAGAAAGGTATAGTGTTTTCATAGGGTTCAGATGAAGCCTGTAACTCTAATGCACGACCTACAATTTGATTACAATTTGTTGTTATCACATTTGTAAATTGTTGTAAATCACGTTTTAAAAATATTTCCTTAGGTCGTGCTATTTGGAAATCCCACTTCTTATACCAATCTTTACATCTGTTTGGACAACTCTTATCCCAAAATGAACCAAAGCCTTGACTCCAAAACTTACAACCTCCTAAACACTCGTAATCCCAAGTAAAATGTCCCTCTTTATACCAATCCGCATACTTGTACATAAACTCAACATCGTGAGCGTTAAATTGGTCTAATTTCTTAACTTTGTCAGGCGTATTTAAATCATCAGGATTCTCACGAGCTTTAACTATTTCTTCTGTTTCTGCATCTGTTTCGTAAGGACGACAAGCAGTACACTCGTAAGAACGTTCCATCTCATTTCCATTTTTATAAATAAAATGTTCTTCAAAGTTCTCAGGTGTTATTTCATCTTCATTTATTGAAAGAAAATTATATCTCCCAATCCTGTCAGGTCTATTCTCTTTTTCTGCTTGTTCTTTTTCTAACTCTTGTTCAGTAGGAACATAAATAGGAGTGTTACAACCTGTTTGTGTAGCAGGGTCTATACCAATATCAAATTGATTCTTAGCTTCTTCATCATTTATACCTAAAAGCTCATTAAATTTTTTACTACGGAATGTTGTTTCAAAGTGAGTTCGAGTACTATTTTTAATAGGGTCTCCCTTCATCGCAAAATTACAAAAGGCTTGCCATAACTGTTTCTTTTCCTCATCGTCCCCTTCATCTTTATATAGTGCATATAAATCTTCTAAGTCTTCAGTTTCATAAATTGTATTAGATAAGGTCTTAAAATATTCAAAAAAATTATTATAAGCAGTTCTCTCAACACCTAATTCTCTGGCCTTACGTGCGGATAAACCTGAAACATCTAATCTAAATGAAACACGTTTAGATAACTGTTTATAATCTTCTGCACTATTAAGTTCAAAAGAAGCAACTTTTTTAATAGAAAACTTTCTATCTTCATCTACATTCAAAAACTCAAACTCTTCATCAGGGTCTGCTTGACAATAAGTTCCTTTTCCAGCAGTATTGTAATACTGCCACACTTGCAAACGATTAGTTTCAGAACATTCAGGATTGTATTCATTTATGGAACGAATATTCGCGTCACTCGTTTCTTTTAAAGCAGCTCTTATCTGTTTTGTGGTAGGATTGTTTGGAAGATTTACAACATAACGCTTTTCGTCCCTATATGCAGGACGTGATATTAATGGGAAAACTGCTGTTTTATAACCTGTGTTTGTAATAAAAGAAATACCATAAGGGTAAACCTCATCTCGCATATTCCCTCTATACAATGAACAATTAACACCATCTTCGTATAAACTTTCATCCGCTTTCATTGTACTCCATTTCATAAAAGCACCCATGAAGTTTACAACAGGTTGTAAGTTCCATTCTCTGTGAGCTGTCAATCCATAATGAAAAAGAGTGTTGTTGCTTTCTGTAATACCCTCTGTTTTCTCATAAGAAATTTTCTTTTGTAAAATTTGTTCAAGAGTTATTCTTTTTTCACCCTCTCTCACATAATAAATTTTATCTTCTGTCGTAGGATGAACCCCTTCAACAAAATAACTTGTATTATTGTTTACATCTGTACGCTGAATAACAACAATTTTATAATATTTATATTGTTTATCTAACTCATTTACCTTCAAACGAATACCAAAATTAGTTTGGTCTGCTATATTCGTTTGGTTCATTGTTGAGTTTTGTTTATCAAATATAGATATAGGATTTGTTATAGACATATAAGGAGTTATCTCATCACCAACTTTTGTACAATAGGCAATAAGAAACTCATAAGTACCCATTTTAAGATTACCTCCTACCATTATAACATCAGGTTCTAAACAAGGTTTAGAATAAATAGGAAATATTCTCATTTTATCTGTATTCGGACACTTAACATAATCATCTTGTTTGCATTCTTCACATTTTAATTTAGCAGGAACATCACAAACAGCGTCTTCAATATATTTATACTTTTCTAACTCATCAAGGTCAATATAACGAGGTGGATTATAATTGTCTGTCCAATACATTCTCTTACCACACTTCTCGTCCTTGATTATAATGTTTCCGTCTTTTACAGGGTGGTAAATGTCAAAATTGAAACTACGTGTTTTATCACATTCATCTGAAATCAATGTTTTGTAAACACAACCCTCTTTCTGTTCTTGCTCTTCAAGAGGTTTTCCCAACTCATTCACAGAAGTACATTCATCGCAAGGTACTTCTTTATCATTTAACTCTTGATAATTACACTTTCCACTCACAACACCTATCTCAGAATAACCTGTTTCTGGATTTGTTAAAAAGAAATAAGTATCTTCTGACATTCTATCAGCCTTTACACCTATAACTTTATAACCTTCTTTAAAACGAGTAGCAAGTAATGTAGAAGGTTCATTTTGTAACATCATCACATTACCTGAACTTTCTTCTATATTGCCATTACGCATATAACTATATTCGGTCTCTTGCATAGTAGAAGGGTGAACCTCGCGATTCATTCCTTTCTTACCATTAGCCATTGTTATATTGTCTTTTGTCATTTCTAAAAGAGTAATTTCAAAGTGCAAATATAATAAAAAATCCTTAATTTTCCAAGAAAGTTAGGTTTTTATAATCAAAAAAAAACACTCTAAAAATAGAGTGTTGTAATCTTTTACTTTTTATAATGTTGTTTTAAAAGTTTTGATATGAAATCTAATCCTTTTTGAAAAACCATTACTTTGATAATTATTTCAATTGTAGCTTGTCTGTAATCGTACCATTTGATTTCTACAACTCTAAAATAACCACAATCTACATATTTTTGATAAGGTTTGTTATTCCCCATAAAAATTGATTTACGTTTCAGGAAGTTAAACAATTCAGTGTTGTCAAAACCTTCAATGTTTAAAACTTTCGTAATGTTTTTAATGTCTATCAAATCTTCAAACCCTATCACATCGTTGTAAAACTCAACTTTGGACAAAGTTGTTGTTCTTTTAACAATCTTTTCCTCATCAACAGACTTTTGTGTAGATAAACTTGTTTTTAACTCTCTTTTCATTTCTTCTAAAAAATTAAATAATTACTTAAATAACTTATTATCTTTCAATTAGAGGTAGAATGTTATTGTTTTTCAACAATTGATATAAAAACAAACGCCCTTTTTGAGTCCACTTAGTGTTTAGTTTACTACCTTTTTCACCATTCTTGTACTCTATTGCAACAGTATCACTTTTAGTATAACCTTTATCAGCATAATTTTGATACAATAACCAAGTTCCTGACTGTTTAAACTGAATTTTCTTCTCAAAAAGAAATTGATTCAATGCTTGAGCGGTCATTCCATAATCCTTAGCTATCTGAGTGACAGTTAAACAATCAACTGAACTTAGAATTAAATCGTAATATGTTGCTTTTGGTTTTAATTCATTTATCACTTGATTTTGTTGTCCCACTTCCAATCTAAGCTGTTCATTCTTTTCAACTTCATCAGCATAAGCCCGTAATGCCTGAGCAAATGTTTTAGGAAGTTGTTTAGATTCGAAAGCCTTTTCCATTTCATTAAAACGATTAATGTAAGCCATTTTAAAATCATTGTAACCTTGAATGTTAAACATATACAATGTAAAACCATCTTTTGTTAGAAGATATTCTTTGTACTCTCTTTGCTGTCCTTCCACTTTATAAGTATTTGGAATACAGAGAGAACGGAAATCTCCGTTTTCTAAAATCTTATCTAAAGATTCTAACACATCTGAATGTCGCTTACCTAAACCTTGAGCAACAACTCTACTACTCACTACCAATCCGTAATTTGGATTGTTTTCAATCTGAACATTTAATAATTCATTCATAACTTTTGAAAATATAAAATAGACCCCACAGAGTGCTTAGTAGAATGTGACAAAAAATATTCTCTCTGTAAGGTCTATTAAACTTAATTTATTTATTACAAACAATAATCTGATATGTGTTGCCCCATTTACTAAGCGGTGCAAAGGTACAACTGTTTTTGAAACTTGCAAAATTTTTGATAAGAAATTTTATAATTTAAAATCATTCTTTTTAATCGTACCGCTCCATCAATGGTAAAATATTGTTGTTTTTCAACAATTGATATAAAAATAAACGCCCTTTCTGAGTCCATTTTGTATTCAACTTACTTCCCCTTTCACCGTTTTTGTAAGTAATAGGGACAGTCTCACTCTTCGTATAACCTTTGTCCGCGTGATTTTGATACAAAAGCCAAGTTCCCGACTGCTTAAATTGAACTTTCTTTTCAAACAGAAACTGATTTAGTGATTGAGCTGTCATTCCGTAATCTTTAGCTATTTGAGTGACTGTTAAACAATCCACAGAACTTAAAATCAAATCGTAGTAAGTGGCTTTGGGTTGTAACTCACTAATAACTTGTTTCTGTTGACCTACTTCCAATCTAAGCTGTTCATTCTTTTCAACTTCATCAGCGTAAGCACGTAACGCTTGAGCAAACGTTTTAGGAATGTACGGTGTTACATTCTCTTTCAACTTTTTCTCACATTCGATAAAATAACGACGTGCTTTTCTACCTTGTTCGTTGTTTTCAATCATACAAAGCTCTTTTGCCATTTCAAGGGTGATTGCGTACTCCTTAATATTGTGTCCACCTCTACCCTCTCTTTGCTCCCCAATTTTGGGGAGCAATATAAAGTCTTGGTTTTCAACAAAATCATACTTTTCAACCCTATCTTTAAACCAAGTTGAAAAATCTTTACCAACTTCTAAGAACTTGTGTAGTTCTCTTGCAGAGACAGCTTGTTTTCCGTCCGAAGTTGTCTCAATTCTAATAATCTCTTTCATCATAAAATTAAAAAATTTAAATAAAAAAAACAATCCTCAAAAAAGGTTTGCTTTTGAAATGAATTGTTTAAAACAACGTTAAATACAACCTATCATCTCAACCTTTTTTGGGATTGTCTTATATAGTAATATCTTAATTCAACTTTTCTATAAGATGTATTTAAACCCTTACTTTATTATTCAATAATAAAAAAGTTCATTTCAAAAGCGGTGCAAAGGTACAACTATTTTTGAAACCTCCAAACTTTTTGTGAAAAAATTTACAAAAAAAAATCAGCAATCACTAAAAGACTGCTGATTAACAAGTAATTATAAAAATAAATTAAATTAACATTTATTACGTTTTTCCACAACCTGACTTGCCATTTCTATCGGTTTTTCTATCTCTTGAACGTTTTCTCTACTTATTTTAGTGATTTTCTCAAAAGATTGTCCTCCAACATTTCTTTCTTTCTGTGTTGAAACTTGATTTAAACTTTCAACCTTGTTATTTTCTTTCAGTTCTTCTGAAACTTCTCTAACAACTCTTTCAACCTCCTTTTCAACTTTTTCTTTTTCTTCTTGTGTTTCCAAACTAGGTTCTGTAACTTCAGAAGCTATCTGTTTATTTTCAGGTTTAGAATTTACAGGCAACTTTTCTTCAAGAGTTACAATAGGAGAAGGTTCTGTTTTTCCCACATTATCTTGCACCCATTCATTAACCGCTTTTGACATCAAAGGGTCTTTCATAATGCTTGACTGTGTAATAACTTCCTTAGTAGAACTATTTAAAAGAATCAACATAGAGTTTGTTCCAAGTGTAGCTATACGAGTAACTTGGTATTTCTTTCCTTTCCATTCAAAAGGCTTGGAAACACCTTCATAATAATTTTCATAAACGTTTCCTAACTTATCCTTATAAACTTTCCCTTTCTTCTTACCTCCTTCTTTTTCTGAAACTTGTTTAAGACTTATTACAGAAGGTGTTAACTCTTCACTACTTGTACCACTGTCTTGTGTTTTAACTTTTTCTACAAGAGTTTTTCCTTTCCTTAATCCAAAATCAAAAACCAACTTAGGTGCAGAGAACGCATCTCCTTCCATATCAAGATTGACTTGAATATCACGGTCTAACACTTCTTCCAAAGTCATATCACCTTTTACCCAATTAACAGGGTCATTGTATGTCTGTGCCTTTTCAGCCTGTTGTCTCACATTCTGTAATTCAACAGAATTTTCAGAAATCATATCGGGAGTAACACCAAATAATTGCGTAGAAATACCATTGTCAAACAACAACTTATTTAACAAAATAGAAGCCTGTACGACATCATTGTTTTCTAAAATAGAATCAAACTGTTGTAACAAATCCCCTTGACTTTGTAAATGAGCAGGATAAGCAACAATATCTCCGTTTTCTTTTAGAAACACCAAAGGTATCTTTTTACCTTTATTCTGTTCATTTCGATATTGATTTAATAAGTTGAGACCTGTTGTAGCTTTTATATTATTTTTAGAATGAATCTTATCATTTTGCATATAGCCAACATCTACAACTTTTTTCTTAGTTTGTTCTGTTAAAGGCTGTAAACGTACCACTACATTTCCCTCTTCACTCCTACCAACTCTAATATTAGGAACACCTAATAATGTTTCCTCAACAACAACAGACATTTTGTCACTCAAATTCATAACTCCCGTGTCTTGTTTATTAGAAATAGCTTCGTCTACCTCATTCATAACACGATTACGGTATGCCAACATTTCAGGAGCAGTTGAATTTTCTTTAAGTTCATCAGCAGAAGGATTAGATTTCATCACAGAAACAATCCTACCACTATTGTCAAGTAACTGTATAACAACTTGTGAAGACAATCTCTCACGAGATTCGGTCATTACTTTTTTAGTTTCTTCATTTGGGTTGTTAGAATAATTTCTTTGAGCCTTTTTATAATTTTGTAATAATATTGTATTATAAGGGTCATTCCACACAATTCGAGCTGACAATTTGTCACCTCTTTTAACCTCTCTTGCTGCAACATTATCTATTCCTCCGTCAAATGTAGCTTGCACTTGTTCAAAAGTACCATCTTCATTTTCCCTATAAAGTGGTTGATAATTTCTACTAATAGCAGGAATTTGCATTACACGAAGATTTCCTAAATGAGGGATAGTGTCTTCACCAAAAACAAGATTATTTCGTTCCCCATCAAAATCTACAACAAACCTTATTACAGAACTGTCCTCACCCGTAATTCTAAACTCAACACCTTTATAAGTTTTCTTTTTGTCTGATTCATAAACAGGTCTTGTTTTAGCAGTATGAGGTATTCCAAAAACTTCAACTTGTGAATTAGGATGAGCCTTCTTTACATCATCTATCAAACTATCTATTCCGTAATGATGTAAAACATAATTTCCATTTTTATTTTTAGAAACCATTGCTATATCATACACCTGACCAATTCTGTAATTTCGTCCTCTATTTGTAGGTTGCCACTCAACACCACTTTCACTCTCATCAAGAAGTTCATCTAAATTTATTTCTGTTTGTTTTATTCTCTTTTCAGGAGAAAGATTTTCATTCTCTTGAATTGAATCGTAAACCTCAATAATATCTGACAATCTAACACCGTTAGCAACAGTCCCTGCTACAATACCCCAATTATTTAACTTATTTCGCAATGTTTCATATTCTTGTTCATTCTCTTCGAACTCATTCATTAACTTTTCACGAGTTTTTTGGTCTGTCATACGACCGTTCTCGTCTCGTCCTGTTTTTTTTCTGTGTAGTTCACGAAAACGTTCGTAATCTTGAGTTGTTGGTTTTTCGGCATTATCAACAATTTCCTGTGAAAGACGATTATTTGTCTTTATGAAGTCATCTATAATATCTTTTAGTGCTTCTTTAAATGTCTTAGCTCTATCAATTGTGGTGTTTGTTTCTTCTCCACTACTAAACCCAAACGACATAGGGTCTCCGTTTTCGATTTGTAAACGTTCAACAATGTTGTCTATCTCAGATTTATTCTTAGCATATATAGCTAACTCTCTTTGAGAAAGAGGTGTCTTTGAATTTATTTTATCAGCAATATTTTCATTAAGACCTTCAACATTTTCACCATCTTCTACTTTTTGCCACACATCGTCTGAAATAACTTCTGTGTTATTTTTAATAACTTCTGAAATTTCAGAACTTTTTTCTAAATCTAATGCAACTTGTTTAATATAAATTTTAGCATTAGCTTTAAATTGATATGTCTGATAATCATTCAATTCAGAGTTTTCAACAATTTCCTCTACCTTTTTCCACAACTCTTTTTGCCACTCAGGAGCATTTTCTTCTAACTCTGCAACTTTATCATTTTTACGTTTGTTAAATAAGGCTTCTTCTTTAAACTTACTATAAGCATAACGAGGATTTGTTCTTTCTATAAAATTGTCATGTAATATTTTATAAGCCGAAACGTTCTGTCTTAAATTAGAAACCAAATAAGCATAACGGTCTAACCAACCTTCTAATTCTTTTTTACGAGAATTAGATGTATTAGGGTCATTTAATTCTTCTCTTGCACCTTTAACAACATCGTCCAATTCTTGTAATTTAGAATAAGCGTTATCTAATTCTGATTGAGAATTAACTATACCTCCCCAAAACTCTAATCCTTTTGTTATACCACCTAACAAACTATTAGCGTCTATCGTTTCTAATCGATTTTGTCTATAATTAAGAGCTTGTATTTTATTATCTACTTCTCTAATTTTTTGTTCATTCTGAGAAATCTGTTCTAATACTTCATTAAGTTTAGTATTTTTAATTTCTGCATTTTTTTCAATCTGTTTTTGGTCTGTAACAGTTCTATTACGTTCAGCTAAAAGAACATTTTCCAATTCCTTCTGATTTTCAGATAACTGTTCCCGTTCTTTTATTAATTTATTCTTTTCTTCTAACTGTTTAAATTTTGTTTCACTTAGATGTTGTCTCAAAAGAACAGCATTACCCGCACCTTCACTGCCAAACAAATCTTCTAAATCTTTTGCAAGTTGTTGAGTTCTTTCAACAGCGTCATATCCCATTGAAAGCTCCAAAGCTGTAGCAAATACTAAATCAGATTGACTTACATTCATCTTTGCAAACTCTTCAAGCTGTTCTTGAGACATAAGGTTTTCGTGTAGATTTTCAGCTATATCATAGGCTTGTTCATTTACTTTTAACTGATAATCAACTTGTTCTTTTAAAAAATCTTTATATTCTTGATGTTGTGATTCTTTTACACCAAGTTCATTTAAATCTTCTGTACTTAAAGAATCAATTTGAGACTTCATCTGTTCTCCTATGAAGTCCTCCATCCCATATTCACGAGCTAAACGATATTGAGCAAGCTGATTTGCTCTATTTATCATTGACAATTCCCTTTCGTTCTTAGATAACTCTGCTTTTTTATCAGCAACTCGTTGTTGATTAAGAGAAGCAAGACGATTGAACGAATCAAATTGTTCCTGTGAAAGCCACTGTTTATTGTTTTCTTCTGTTATTTTTTTATACTCATCTACAAATGTTTCACCCTTTTTAAGTTCAGAAGTATAATCTGAGGTGAAAAAAGCTCCAATGCTCTGGCCTACACTTTTACCTGAACGATGTGCCTCAGTAGCTCTACCTGCCTGAGAACCCAATAAACCAATAAGCATACCTACACCTATCTGATCCCAACCGTTCTTTGTCCCATAGGCTTCATAAAGTGCTTTACTCATTTCCCCCATAAAAGAAAGGTTTTCAGAACCAGCTGTAGGGTCATACTTTGTAGCCATATAGTTTTGAGCAAAAGTAGATACAAAATTTTGACCTCCTTCTTCTATTAAACCCTCCTTTATGGGAGCTTCCATTAAACTATAGAATTTCTTTCCAAATTTTGCAAACCCTTTAGGAGCTTCAAAAGCAAAAGTTGAACCTGCACGAGAAACACCTGCAAGTGCTGTTTTTTCTCCCCATCTCACAGGGTTCAATGCTTTTCCAACACGTTGAAGAAACTTAGGTGTTTGCCAACCAATAATACGACCAACTGTTGCATAATTACCTAATGCGACCAAAGGAATGTTAGATAAAAATACAATATTTGATTTATCCATTGCGTCTTTTACAAACGCTGAATATTCTTCTTCTGAAGGGTCTTCACCGTGAAACTCTCGATATTGACGAACATAATTATCAATCATTGACTGTAAAGCCTGTCTTGCTTCAACCCCCGCTTCATATGTAGCAGACATTGTAACCTGTCCAAACGTGTTTATTCCCTTAACAAGTTTTCCTATATTATTAGCATTTTGCGCTACTCCAAAAACACCTCCTCTAAGAGTAGAACCTCCATTCATCATTGAATGTAAAAGTTGTTTAATAGGTGATTTAATAGTAGACATTAAACGAGCCTTCTCTGCGGTAGAAGCCACTGTTTCTGCTGCTTTAACCGCCTGCATTCCACTTCTTGCAGCTAACTTTGTAGCAACTTTTGGCAAACCTCGCGTTAATAAACCTGTACCTTTACCAACAATAACAGCACCTAACATAAATGCGCCCACATCAGTCATATCTTTTGCCCAAAAACTTGCAGTGCCCATTTTTTGCAAAATGTTCATATTCTCCTCTTCTTGTGTCTTATACACAGCAAGAGAATTATCTAACGATTCATTTAATCTATCTAAAGATTTTGCAAAATCATTATCATAAAACGCTTTTATGTTTCCTTCTTCAATCCATTTTTGTATTCCCACACCTAAACCTACAGTTCCTCCCACTGCGTGAACAAGTGACTTACCCAACATAGAAGTAAGACCTTTACCCCATTTCTCTAAACGAGTTTGTTTTAATGCCTGTATCTCTTCATTATTTCTTCCATACTCATAAGTATCATACTTCAACTTAGTTTCTCCAAGCAAATTCTTATAAGTAAAATCAGGCAACATATCAGGAGTTACAACATTCTTATCTACTTTAAAAAAATCAGACTTAGGTATAGAATCACCACTTCCCGCTTTAGCTAAAGCTGTCAAATCTTCTGAATGTGGTTGAGGAACATTATTCTGTAAACCTTTTATAATGTTTAAAACATCAGGACTAATGTTTGTGTCTACAGGAGTTTCAGGTACAACAAACGATGGTGCTTGAGGTAATGAAAACGAATTTGTTATTTTATCAACATCATTAATTGCAGAATCGTAAACACCCAAATCAGTAGGTATTGGTTTTAACTGTGCTATATCGTTAAGAATATCCATCTAATTAATTATTGAAAAATTGTTGAAAAGTTGTTAATAAGTTGTTGAAAATTATTTTTGTTGTAAAGAAACATCTACATTGAGACCTTTAAGAAATCTCACAAAATCATTCACACCTTGTTTTGTTTCTAAACAGTTTTGTGCAATATCATAAGCTAAAGCCTGAGGACAATGTTCCATAGCGTTTAAATAAAACTCATATTCACCCTCTGTTAAAGACTCGAACTTACGTGAAAACCTCAATGTGTTTTTTCCATTAATAAGAGAAAATGTTATAGTTTGCTTGTTTTGACTATCAGGAGGAGATGTTGTTATTGAAACATTACCCATCATTCCTCTATCCACAAAAGTATCTATTGCGTTATATAACTTCTTATAATCTACATTCATTGCAGATAAATAAGGTGCAATTTCTTGTACTTTAGGTTTTAATTCTTGTTTATACGCGTCACCTCCTGCTAACAATTTTTCATTACGAAACATCTCTTTCAACTTATTACCCGCCTCGTCATTATAAAAATCCTCATTTCGGTAATCTTCAACACCATTTAATTTTACAGTAGAATTAATAGGAAGAGGTTTTTCTTTTAAACCTCCCTTTTCATTATAATTCATATAGACAACATTTCTAAATGCTTCCATTCCATCTCTACTTGCAAAATCAAACGCTTTTGACATGTCTCCTACAATCTCATAACCATCTATTTGTATTAAAAATTTATCTCCTTTATTAAAAGTTATTGTAGGTGCACCATCGTTAGCTCGTTTACGCAAATCGTCTCTTATTTTATTACTTGCGTCATCATTACCTAACTTTATCACTTCTCCATTACGAAGAATCTGAGGTTGTACATTATTTTCATTATTTATAACACTTGAAACAAAAGCCCAAGTAGGACTCTTTTCACGTTCTTTCGAAGTTAATGTAGGCATTGTAAAGGAAGTCGTACCCCCTTGATAGTACAAATTAGAAAGTCGCTCAGCTGTATAATTTTTTAAACCCATTGAAGTGAAATAATCATCTCCGCTTTTGTCTGAACCTTCACGAGCATAAAAGTTAACCATAACAGATTCTACAAGACCTCTTTCATTTCTTTTAACTGGTTTGATAGGATAATTACCATAACTTAATCCCAACACACCCTTTAAATAAGGATATTTCACAAACATGTCTTGCCACTCTTTATTGGTCAAAACAGTTCCTTGTGATGTTAGTTTCATAAAATCATTTTCATTTATGTTCTTTTTCCCACCTTCCGTCATTGCAACCCTAATCAATGCTTTTTTATCTACATTACTCAAAGTCACATTATCACTTCCAATTCTTTGAACTTGATACATCAACCTACTTGTCTTTTCTCTATCAGATAAAGACTGATAGTCAGGTATTTTACTAATCAAAAGACTTACAATATCATCAGACGCTTTTAGTGTAACCTCTCTATCTTTTTTCCACCAAGCGTCTAACCGAGCTTTATTATCACTCATCTTACGAAGCTCATCTTTAAAAGTCAAACGGTCTTTTTTTGTAAACTTATCCGCTATAACAGATTCCAACGCAACTCTTTTTCTTACATAATTATTAGGTTCTCCACTATTATCTTTATAATAATTATAATAATTACTTTTTAATTCTTTTGGAAGTTTAGCTATTAAATCGTCGACTGTTGAATCAGATTCATTAATAAGATTACGTAAACGGTTTTGAAATACATCTACTGCGTTTCGTAAATCATTTGTATCAAGTGAAGTATTATCAGCAGTAGCCTTATTGATAGCAGGGTCATACGGAACACCTGCCCCATCAACAGATTCCAACTGTCCTGTTTTAGCATTATAACGTAAACCTTCTTTAAGTAAATCTATCTCCATTTGTTCACGTTTTAAAGCCCTATCCAAACCTCTTTGTTCAGCATCAAAATTCATTCTTGCTTGATTCCAATAGGCTTGGTCTGTTTCGTAAGTTTCTTTGATGGTTTTCATACGATACATAGCTTGTAAACCATTCATATCAGCATTATGTTGTAAGTAATTAGCCTGAGCCAACCCTTTTTGCTGACGAACTTCTTCAGTGTCTGTATCTAAAATACGATAGTTGTCTTTAACAGAATTTAACATATCAATATTTTCTTTCAAATAAACAGCGGTTGTTGAATTTTTGTCTTTAACATTCTCCAACTGTGATTTTAACTCAGAAATAGAACCGTCCAGACTTTGATTAAAAGAAGCACCTAATTGTTCAGGTGTACTTTGTTTGTATATTCTCCACTTTGCGTCCAACTGTTGTTGTTGTTTACCTTCGTCACTTAACAAAGTAGAAGCATAAAGAGATACTTCAGAAGGCGTCATTCCTTTAACTGTTGTTCTTTTAAACCTTCCTCCTTCAACAGGTATATCTATAGTTTGTTCAGAGTCTTTATATAACTCTGTCATTTTATCTTGAAGCTCTTTTTTGTAATCTACATATTTTTTATAACCTCTATTGACAAATGTACTACCTACTTTTCCATCGTTCATCCATGTGTTTATAGGTTCCATTGCTTCGGCTTCGTTCACTTCAGAATAACCTCCTTTTGCACCCAATTTCTTAGCTTCAGCAATATCATTAATAGTACCTTTTGCTTGTTGTGTCATTTGGTAGGCTGTAATAACATTTGCATCAACAGCCTGTTTAACAATATTAGACAATTCTCTTGTAACCCCATTGGAGTCAAGTTTCATTGTACCTCTCTGATTTATTTTATCTGTTAATGTTTGAAGACGAGAATATAAATACAGTTTATCGGTATCTTTAAGTAAATCCATAGAACCATATTGATCTAAAAGATTTTGTATCTTCTCAAAATTAGCATCATGTTTTTGTTGACGATATGTTTGTATCTGAGCTGTCAACTGAACATCGTATGGATTTACCCATTCCCTATATTCTCGTCTGTGTCCGTATGCACTTGCCATTCCTTATCCTTTTTTGTTGTATTTACCAATAGCCCCTTTTACAATAGACATACTTGCTTCATGTTCTTGTTTTGCAGCAAGAGCTTTTGCCTTTTCTTCTGCCAACTTAGCTTCGGCTAATCTTTTAGAAATCTCTGCTGATAAACGTTCATAATCCAAAGCAAATCCGTTATTATTCCAACGTTCTCCTGTATCTATTTCTCTTGTTCTACCAAAAATATCTGTTTTATAATTATCAGTTAATTGGTTCACCTGAGCCATTCTGTTACGAGTTTCCCACTCTCTCATACGATTATTCTGAACTTTTTCAAACCAATCGTTATAGTCTCTTACTGTGTTTTCATAAGCCATCAACTGACGTTGTTCAAAGTTCAACAAATCTTGAGCTCTTGCATTTTCCTCCATATTAGACTGACCGATATTAAACTGTTCGGTCTGCATTTCGTTTTGTTGATTCGCAAGTTGTGTTTGTCCTATTACATTATTCAAATTTTGTTGAGTGGTAGCCATAGCATTAGAAAGAACAGCAGCTCTTGCTGTTTCTGGAAGGCTTGCAACACTATCTTGTAACTGTGCAAGTTGTCTTTGACCTTCCACCATTTGAGGTTCATAACTTATTCTAACAGGGTCTAACCTTTCATACGTTCTATCAACCATCAAATGAGGAACAATACCGTCAGGTGTTAAAGGTGTTTGGTCAGGAAACAACAAATAATCAAACGGTGTGTCTACTGCCCTTCTTGAAGGATTGTCAAACGTAACAGGTTTACCTTTTTCTTTTTCAGGTGTTGGTTCAGGAGCAGGATTTTCAGGTGTTGGTTCAGGAGTGGGTTTGTCAAAAGAATACATTCCCATATCTAAATCTCCGTTTTCTTCCAACTCTTTCTTGGCATTATCAAATGATTCTTGACTAATTCCCGCTTTAATAAGACCATCTTTATCTTTTTCCCAAGCCTTTCTAAATTGTTTTAAAGTAAAAATACCCTTATCTTCTGCTATCTTCTTTTCTTCTTCTGTCTTAAAAATAGGAATACCTAAAAAAGAACGAGAAGATGTAAAATCACCAACCTTAGCATCAAACCCACGCGCTGTATCTTGTTTGTCTATAAAAGAGATATAATCTTTAAACAAATCAGCCTGTTGTTGTGTCCAATAACCTTTTTCAACTAAACGTTTCACCTGTTTGTCAGAAAGCTCTGCATATTTCTTCTGATAAGCCCCTTCTTGACCTTTCTTAATACGTTTTTTACCATTATTGTCTTCATAAAAATCAAGCAAATCTTCATTTTTATTATAAAGCCAATTCATCCGATTATTAACAGTATCCTCTATTCCACCATACAAGTTAGTATTTTTATTATAATGTTGTGTATCACGCTCAACCAAAGCATATGGATTTAACCTCATATATTTAAAGAAAGTTGCCAACTGTTTAGCAAATTCAGGGTCTTTCTCTGCACGTTCTATCAAATAAGGAGAGTCCACACGTAAATTCTTGGTTTCCCTCTTAGGTTTACCACCATCTGCAAATTTCTGTAACCCCGCATAACCACCGTCTTTAAAAGAACTATACAATTCTCTTGCTCTTTCAGGAGACAATCCTGATTGTTTTACAAGATTTATAAATCGAGGGTCTTCTATTAAACCACCAAGAGACATACTCTGACCTATCTGTTGTTCGTGTTGTTGATTATTAACATCTTCATCAGCTGTAACAGTACCCATCTGTTGAGACAACTCATCTTGTAACATCTGTGTTTCTTCAGGTGTTGGAGAATATTGTTCAGTCGGAACAGCATCACCTACAGCGTTGTATTCACCTTTAGCCTGTTGTTGAGCTTGAAATATATAATTTGTAAATTGAGAAAGCATTTCTTGCATTTCCGCCTTTTGTTCATCTAATTCATTTAACTCTTCTGAAATGCGTTCCTTATTCAAAGACTTAGTAGAAGCACTTTTAACATTTTCATTCTTCTCAGCTTTTTTCAAAAGCTCTTCTTCTTCCTTCTCTAACTCATAAAATTTATTCTTCTTTTTGAATTTATCAATAACTGTAGCATATGTATCTGTTGGTTTTGTTTTAAGGTCAAAATTAGAATTTATGTCTTTAGATAATTCTTTACCTATCTTTAGATTATCTGAAACAACCTTAGTTCCTTCCTCCAACATCATTGCTTCACCTCCGTTCTCATGAGATTTTCCTACAACTTGTTGTACAGAACCATCAGGATTTTGCAAATATTCTCCATTTTCAACTTCTGCATTAGCAGGTTGGTCTGATTTTACCCCTGTGGTATAATTACCAGAAATTAACATTTCAGGATAAATATCATCAACTTTTCCACCATTCGCCAAATATTGAATAAGTCCTCCATCTTCTGCTACTTGATATTTACCCTTAGCTCTTTCAGCTTCTTTTGAATCATACCATTGTTTATAATTTTGCATACGATTCTGATATCCCATTCCTGCATTTATATTTCGAGCACCTGCCAACACAGACTTTCCAACAGCACCTACCAAACGAGCTATATTACCCGCTCTTGCAACATTTTTATATTCAGGAGCATATTTGTCAGCATTAAAATTCAAAGATTGTCCTAATTGAAAAAGAGCTCCTTCCATATCAATATCTGCACCCGCAATTGACAATCCTGCACCTATCATATCATAAGGATTGGTCTGACTTACCTGAGACTGTTCATCATACATTCCCTCCTCTCCATTCTTCCAAACTGTTTCTGGATTACCTTGCTCATCATACTGAGAATAACTTCCATCTCCTTGTATTATTTGACCATTAAAATAGCTCGGACGAACCCAGTTAGAATCAGGATTATAATTGGGAACGGGTTGATTACTAACACCTTGTACAGGTAAAGGAGCTAATCCTTGACTTGTTATAGGAAGAGTTCCATCTAAATTACTATAAGTATTACTACCATCTAACATTGAACCGTTAAAAACGCGATTCGCAGCCCAGTCACCTGCATAATTAGGTATCTGTTGATTATTAACACCTGTTGTTACAATAGGAGATAGTGGACGCACTGATGGATTCATCAATGCTCCACTTACTATCATTTCTTCCTCTAAATCACTGTTATCTACCGTTTCAGAAATTCTTTTTTTTTTACCCCCAAAGGCAAATTCAGGGAGCTCTTCATTACTATTTTGTGAAAAGCCCCCGAAATACTTTCCCATCTCTTCAATTTCTGCAAGTTCAGCAGGACTAAAAAGACCTCCTCTTTTCATCTGAGGTTTATAACCATATGAAGAAATGAAACGTTTATCTTTATTTTGAGGTAAAGACAAAATTTTACTCATCATATCTTCATAAGCTCCTTTGTCAAAAACAAACTTAGAAGTAGGATAAATTCTATAACCTTCTGTTAAAGGGTCATACTCTTGTTGGAAATAACCTGTTTTTGCATACGCACCCAAATCAAACGGTGCAGGTTTTTCCATATAAATCTCAGTAACAGGTCTTGACAAATCAAAAATCTGACCATTTTCTGTTAAAGAAGGGTCTACATCAACTCCCAACGCTCCACGAGCAACATCAAGTTTCTCGGCAGTAGTTAAAGGTCTATATGTGGTATAAGCACGACCAAATCGTTTTTTAGGCGGAGGTGGAGTTTGTTGAGTATTACTTTTAGTAATAGTATCTCCGTTCCCAAACCTTCTTAATTTTATAACTCGTTCCATTAACTAGTCTTTTAAAATTGTTTAGTAAAGAATTATTTTTCTTTCATTGCACAAAGATATAAAATATTTTATAAATAACAAAATCAATAAGTTTAGAAATAAAAAAAAGACTCCTACCTAATTGTAAAGAGTCTTTTTCATTTTATATTGAAACCTAAATCTTAGCTTTCTTTATTAATAAATGTTTTAATTCCTTTCACTACAGCTTTAGCATAATCTTCTTGAAACTTAGGATTACGAAGAACTTTAAAATCTTCAGCGTTGTCAAAGAATAATGTTTCTAACAACACCGCTGGGCATTTTGTTTTACGTAAAACATAGAAATCTGATTCTTTATCCTTGTCTCCATCAGATTTATCAAAACGCAAGTTTAAACCAAGCGACTTATATAACACTTCAACCTCATTGGCAATACATTCAGCTAAAATGTCAGAATCAGTCTGTCCTTTAGTAGTATAGATTTCAAAACCACGAGCTTTGGAATTAGCAGCATTACAGTGTATTGAAACAAAAATTGTTTCAGACGCATCATAACTATTTGCTTTTGCTACACGTTTATCAAGTGGAACATCTGCCGAATCTGTATAATGCACTGTAAAAACTCTTTCTAAATCAGGAATTTGTAAACGCAATTCCTTTACAATAGCTTCTCCAAGCCATCTATTAATCACACCCTCATAAGCAATATCCCCGTTTGGAAACTTATGCAATTTACCGATTTTAGGGTCAGTTGTATACTTTCCGTTTCTATCCAAACCACCATGCCCAAAATCCAACACTATCCGTTTAAACTTTTTGTTCATCTTTTGTATATTTTACTACTTCTTCTGTTGGTTCTTCTATATCCACATCTTCTCCTGCTATTGTTTTAGAAACACGTCTTAATCCAGCAACTTGTAATACATTTAAAAGTCTATCCCAAAACTTAAAAATAGCGGGTTTATCACCAGACGCTCTTTCTATATTTTCACCAATAGACTTCCATTCAAAACCTATTACAATTATCCAAAACCAAACAGTAACCCACAAAAAGGCGGTATACATCCAACTTGAACCTGCAAGTTCTGCAACCAAAGCCAAAAATGTAAGAGCAACTGTAACCATAGTTACAGAAAAGAATTTCCAACCAGTTCGCCACAACTTAAACGATTGTACTACCTTTGGTAAAGGATTACTTCTCTGTTTATTAACTCGTTTAGCAGCATATATACCTGTTATCATATCTACAGATGTAAATAACATAAACAAAAATATAAACACCGCTTCTACAGTTAAAGGTAAAAGAATGTGTGCTTTATCAAAACCTTGAAAAGCCGAAAAGGCTTCTGTAACACTAATTGAGCTAAATAAAGCTGAGAAAATTGCTAATGCTCCATTTTTAGCATATAGCATTTTATAAAAATATTCTCCAATTAAAGAAATTTGAACTGTCATTTTATGCGTGCAAAGTTAGTAATATTATGGGAATTTTCCAATTAATTCTGTTAATTTTTCTACAACTTTGTCTAACTTGCTGACAATGTTATCTTTATTATCCTTAATTGCCTCTTTAACTTCCCTTATACCATTCCCAAGAGTAGTAAGTGAAGTGTTTGTTTCCTTTTGTAACTCAATTAACTCTGATGTTTTAGTAACTAATCCATCAACAGATGTTTTCATTTCTGAAATTTTTTGAGAAGATGTTGTTACAGCCTGTGAACCTTTTGTAATCTCAGTAGTAGCTTTTGTTACCTCTGTAGTGACTTTCTTCACTTCTGTAAGAACTTCATCAGATTTAGAAACTGAATTGTTTAATTGAGTTATGATTGAATCTAATTTTTGGTTGTAGTTTTGACCACTACCTCCTCCGCCTCCACCAGGAATCGAACTAATTCCCTTTGAAAGACAATTCAGATTGTGACAAATAATTTCAAATTGTTGATTAGTCATGTGTATTGTGTTTTTAATTAGAAATAATAAGGAAAGAAGGGTTTGTTTTACCCCTCTTTCCTATTTTTGTCTTTACCGATTACTCAGCAAGAGCGCGAACGGGGTCTATTCCGTTAGCAGAAACCAACAAATTCAACAATTTTTCAATTTCTTTATGTTTGCCAATTTGAACCAATATGTGGTATTCTATGCTTTCATTATACTTTTGAGCAAATGATTGAGAAAACGTTTCTCTTTCAACCTCAATGACATAATCCAAAAGCTGAGCACCTGCAGGGAACAATGATTGTTCACCAAGCAATAGTTTAGAAATGTTATCAGTATGTTCTTCTGAACCTGTAAAGAAAGTACGACCCATTCTTTCATACTGCCACATATTACCTCCCACGTGTGTGCGTGGAGCTTGACGAGTAACATATTCTACGTGGAAAGGAGTTTGACGATTATCAAATGCCATTTCAGGAATATCATTTGAATAACCACCTGAAACCATTACACCCACAGAACTTTCTGTAAATCCAAGTTCTTCACGGAAGTTTTCAGAAGGATAAATTGCAAAAGGTTTACCTTTAATACGCAACCCAACTTTACAATCTGTACCCAAATCAAGTTCTTTTTTAAGAACCCAAGTACGTCCATCATAAGTTTGAGGTGCTTCTGTTGAATAAAGACCTGCAAAAATTTCATCACTACATTCATCAGGACAAACAATGTTAGAAAGAACATTCATTTCATAACGTGTTTGACAACCTCCTTTTACTTCAGGGTCTGCTTTTTTAACTTCTTCCCCAAAACGAGCTTTCAACTCATCAAGACGGTCTTGACCACATTTAGTATCAGGAAGGTCTATTATATAAGTCTGTTCAATCGCATCGCAAGTACCAACCTTTTTCCAATCAAACTCAGAAACTGTTTCATTTTTACAAACAGAAGCTACAGTTCCAATAAGAGAAACTACAACAGATTTATCTTTTTTACTTTCAATAAAAGCATCTAACTTTTCCTTTTTCAACTCTTTATAAGCGATGAAGGTATAAGTGAAAAGACCCTCAGTAGTAACCCCACCTTTTACAACAGATTCTTGAACAACACCAACCTTTGCAGTATCATCAATAGCTTTAATATCAGTTTCAGCGTTATCCTCTGTCAAAGAAACGGTATATAAGAATCCACCTTGAACTGCTTTCCAAACAGGACTTTCACAGTCTTTACAACCCTTAATGAAACTGTTTATACCACGTTTAAATTTAGCAGGTGCAGGAGATGCTTCCTTTTGTACAAACTGATAGGTAGTGACGTTTTCTTTACGACCTTTACGAACAACTTTAACAGAAGGATATTGAGATTGTACTGCTGATAAGGCTTCTAATGTACCACTGTCAAGTATAGACATTTCATAAAAATCAAATTTAACTTTATCAGGAGTAACACCACCTGTACATTTCTTAATAACAGTGAAATCTGCTAAATCAGTAACCTTTACACCGCCCTTTAGAGGAGTATTTAAAAATCGTTGTAATCCCGCAAGTAAAACAGGAAGTGCAGGTACTTTGTTACACTCATTACAAGGTTTACACTTTTGGTCTTTTGGATAATAAGAACAACGGTCAGAATCAAGAGGGAGTGTCAAATCAACAAAGGCTTGAGGATATCCAATCTGTCCCACTTTTTCACCATAAAAACGAAGGTTAATATTCTTAACTTCCCCAACACCAAATTCCATAGCGGTATTATCATCAATACCATTATAACCTATAATTACTTCATCTACAGTTTGTTCAGTTTTTTGTGGTGCTGAAACACGTAAATTTCTTATTTTCCCAATTTCAAACGGGAAAGTAGAAGACTTATAAGCTGTATTGTTACCAACTTGGATTTCCACTTTTTGTTTTTTAGGTAGGTTCTTAAAAATTGAAAGAGCTTCCAAACCTTGTTTGTTATGTTTAGTATCTACTTTAAAAATACCCAACTGCCCGTAAGCAAGATTTACAGAACCACCTTCTGTTTTCACCGCTCCTGTTGAAACAAGATAACGGTCATAAGGTTTATGTATTGCCATAATTTTTTATTTATTTTATTTACAAAAAATTTAAAATTTTGATATTTTTCTAACATTATCTAATTGATAACGTTGTAAATCATCGTTGTTAATGTCAAAGTCCGCTACACAAAACTCTATAATACGCTCCACTACTTTATCATCCCATTCGGGGTCTATGTTAGTAGAAAAACTACCATCTTCTTTAACATAACCATTCATATCTACTTTTTTAGGATAACGATAATATGTAAGAAATACTTCTGATATTGTAAAGTTATCCACATAAATTACAATGGTATCATCTGCAAAAGAATAAAAGGTTTCTCTCCATTTAAACGAAGGTTTATTGTATTCGTCTTGTAAAAGTTCATGAATGTTTTCATTTTTTATCTCCCACAAGTTTATTCTATTTGAAGAACAAGAACCTTCATCAGCATTAGCTTGTACATTTACAAAGGAAAAGAAATTAGAAGGTAGTTTAAAATCACAATGATTTAACTTCTTTCTTAAAAACTCCAACGATTCATCCTTTACTAACATCTTCTGTATATGTCGAATGTCGTCTTCATTTCTTTTTTCTAAAACATACTCTAAAAAACGAATTTGTTTTGCGTTAAATAAAGACACAAACCTACCAACATCCACAGAAATGTTATCATTTGTATAGTTTTTATTCACTTTTTCAAGGAACTTAAGGTAGGCTGTACCTATATTCATTTTAGTTTATGTTAAAATTATTATTCGAGTTCAAGTATTTCAAGTTTCAAATCTTCAAATTCAGGTGTACTGTTTATACGACGTGCAACTGTTTTCAAATCACCTGCAAGAAGTTCACCTTTATAAACATACACACCTTGTTCACGTTCAATAATTTTGCGTTTTACAGCTAAAGGTAACTTGTAATAAATAAACAAAACATCTGAATTAGCTTTATCCTCTGACAAATCTATTGCTTCTAAAAACTTATAAACATTGTTAGCGTCACTTTTAAGCCAATTACCAAACATTCCTAAACGTGTTTTTTCATCAGAATCAGCACTAAATGCAGCAAAACCTACATAACTCATAACAGCCTTAAGAAGATTTTGATTTGTTTTACCAAGAGTGGTAAACATTGAACCTGCTCTCATTTCGTCTGCCATTCTGTCTATATTACGATTACGAACCTTGTTAACATCTTGAATACAATAAAAACTACCTCTAAACGAAGCGTCATTTATCTTATCAGAAGGAGTGAGTTTTCTGTTACGCATTGCCATATACAAAGTTAATCGTTGTTCTACATTTGACATATCGAAAACACCACCTTCTTCTAATACAAAATATTTTGCATTCCAAAAAGTATCATTTTCATGACTGAGAATACCTACACCGTACTTACGCTCATAAGGTGTTACGATATTATCCTTCAAAGCCTTAACAATCACTTTAGCTTCTTTTTCATCAATGTTCGCATAACAAGGAGACTCAGGATAAAAACCTGTATCCCACACCCCTGTTCTATTATTAGGGTCAGTCATTACATACTTGCACTGAAATACTTCCATTACACCCTCAGAAGGAAGTTTAGTTGCTCCCTCTTGTGCATAACCATCTAATCCAGTACTATCAGGTTTATGTAAAACTTTGTAAATTGCTCCTTCCTTAATATCAAGACCATTAACTGAAGCAACAATATTATCAGATTTTGTATTTTTCATTATTATGTTGAATTTTGTTGTTTTTATTAAAAAAATAAGAGGGGGTTTATAGGGGCAATGAAAACCCCCTCTTAAAAGTGAATAAGTGAATATTTTTAATCTAATTCTACTATAATAGTACGTGACTTGTCTTTCAACCAAACAGCACTAACAGAATGAGCAAAAAATTCTTCTCCCATTGTGTTCATACTACTCAATATTTCGCCACCACGAGAACTCCATCGTCCTTCTCTACGACCATACCAAAAACTTGCTCCTTTAGGTTCTATTCTCCATACATTAGCGTTGGTATTATATTTTCCATCAGGAGTTGTAACACGTTTAACACCACGTGCTATTTCATTTTCAGCGTTTGAAAAACGAGGACTTTGAGCATCATCAATTATCATCATAAACGAAGTACGAGGATAACCATCAGCAAAGAAACCTCTTTCCTTTACATCAGTCAAATGTTGATAATCTAATGTAGGGTCATGTTCTACTTCAACGATTCCAATTCCATCAAAAGGAACGCTTACAAAACGAACAGGTTCTATTGTTAAGTTTTGTAAATCCTTACCTTTAATAGGAGACTCTGGTAAACCTTTAACTTCGTTCATAAGTGGTTGTATACCATGAATAGAAGCAAGAGCTTCATCTTTGAACAACTGCATTACATTAAGGTATGCCATATAACCCACACGAAGTTTAATTCTACGTTCATGTATAGGAATTGAACTATTGCGGAACAAGAAACTTGAAATTTGACGGAAAATAGAACGAGTTATTCCTCCTGGTTTAGAGTAAGTAATTCTAAATCCTCTACGTAGTTGATGTACATATCCTTCATTCAAACGCTTAGTACCATTAATATCTTTAATTAAAGCACCCTTTTGGAAATAATTTTGATATGCTTCAAGTTTCATCAACTCCATACCCACTAGATATTCCCAAGTTTCAGCAAGGTATGCGTCAGTGGCTCTTCCGTCAGGTAATTTTTTATAAACAACAAACATGTCGTTGTCTTTAAAATTAAGGTCTTCTGTTGAATATTGTTCTTTCAACATTTCCAACCAAGCAATACTACGTTGTTTGGCGTCTCCGAGAGTCTTCATACCAGCATACATTGTAACTGCTGTTTCGACACCTCTATGGTTACCAAGTTCAAACTCTAATGTCATTGTACCAACATTACCAGGAGTTTGAATACCTGAAAACTGTGTTGAAAACTCACCAAGAACGTGACCGATTTTAAAGTATTCTATTCCAGCTACCAATTTATCAGGAGGAAAATAACCAAGTTCACCACCTACATACTTAACAGGGTGCATCCAAACATCACCTTCAATATAAATCTGTTCGTCTTCAGAAACCACAGCTTGTTCCCCATAAACAGAATCGTATGTAATAACATCGCCTGGATTATATTTTTGGTCAAGTCCAATGTAGAAAATTCCTCCATTAAAACCTGGCTGATCGTACATAGTAGAAGTATCTTTATTCGTTCTACTACTATAAGGTTTAACTACAGGTACATCATAAGAGAAACGACCACCAACACCATCTACTTTAAGAACAGCCCCTGTTTCAATTGCTGTTTTCAAAGAAGGTATTGGCTGTTTTGCCATTCCACTATAAAGGTTAATAAGACCTAAGTGGTTCTTATTTGGGTCACGGTGATACCAAGACGACAATGTTGCCATGTCTAGAAAATTCTGATTAACTGAAATCTTCTCAGAATTTGTCAAACGTACCACCCTATCACCATTAACCACTTGGTTTAAGTTTTGAATATTGGTGTCAGTCATAATCTTTTTATTTTAATCTTTTTAAATTTATTTAGTAAGTAATTTACCTTTATTTTAAAGAATGACAACTTTTAATAAAGGATTGTTATAATTATTAACTTGGAAATAACAACATTGGATCAAACGTCTTATCTTCTTTGCTCTCTTTATTTTGAGAAGGTACACTTAAATTAGAACCCTTGCCTTTTGGAACTAAACGAATTGATTTCATTGTGTTAATTTTACCCTCACGTACTTTTTTTTCTGAAATTTGTTGATTGTATTCTTCTTCATTTGTCAAAAACAATAGCAACTTAGTAGCCTTTTCAGGGGTTTCCATTGCCTGTTTGTACAAATAATCTATTCCATAAAGACCTTCTTTATCTCTTTTTGTTGCCAAATCAAGTAAACGAGTTTTTGTAGAATCTTTCAACTTGAACTCTTTGTTAAGAATATCGTTCAAATCAGCACGATACTGTTTTATCTCTTCTTTTTCTTTTTGTTGTCTTTCTTTTGCTTGTTGTTCAAGATTTTGTAATTGCATTTCAGCTGCTTTCTCCAACTGAGATTTAGCTTGTTTTGCAGTCTCTTCAAGTTTACCACTCATTTCTCTTGATACTATGATGTCAGTAATTGTTTGGTCATCAAGTTTATTTTCAAGTTTATAACGTAACCAAACCATTTTACGTTGGTCTTCTGTCTTTTCCAAATCAAGAGCTTCAATTGGATTTGTAAGAGCATTGTAAGTTTCCATTGCTTGACGAACATTTCCTCCTTTTTTTTCAAGTTCAATCATTCGTTTCATAAAATCAGAAACACCATCAACAGATATTTTATTTTCAGAAGCCTTACTTTTAATTTCTTCTATTTTTGAAGCAACTATAGAATAAAAAACATCTTTATCTATATTAACTTGGTCAAGTGGGATAACTTCTCCATTCTCATCTTCTATACCATCAAATGATTCCCACAATCCTTCTTTTACCAAGTCAGAAATAATTGATTTGTAAAACTTAGAATTAGAAGTTTCTTCTTCAACGCCTTCTACTGTTTCTTTTTTCTCCTCTGAGGAGTTTTCTTCATTTTTATTATCCTCTACCTTTTTAGTATCAACATTTTCTTCTGAAGTCTTATCTTCTTTCTCCTCTTTTTTATTTTCTTCTATAGTAACTGTATTTGGAGTATCTTCATCCTCATTGTTCTTCAACGTTTCAACAATGTTGTCTGTATCAACCGAAGGAGGCGTTACTTTAAATTCATCTTCTGGCATTTCCAACTGCCCAAGAAATTCATCAATAGAGCCCAATTCTCCAATGGAAAGCCCTACATTATCATTGGTTTCACTTACATTCATATCGCAAAATTATTAAATTGTTAGTCAAATTCAAACGTAATAAATTTTTGTAAATATCTTTTATACAAAAACTTACAAAAAAGATTAAAGAATAAATTTCAAACTTATTTATAAATTTATAATTTATTGATAAATTTAAAATTTATTATCACTTTAATTTTTATTAATCATTGCTACAAAACGTTTAGTATCATCTTCTTTTTTTCGTTGTTCTAACTGAGCAAGTTCTTTGTCCAAATTAGCCCACTGTAAACGTTTATCTTCTTTTTTATCCTCAGCGTCTATTTCTATTTGTTGTTGTTTGAGTCTAATATCAGCAGCTGCTTTTTCTTGCTGTACATAGGTATTACCAAGAGCACTTATTTTTTGTATCTGAGCTTCATCTGCATTATTATCAGCAGCTCTACCTGCAGCGTCAATAATCTTAACCTTTATTGCATTTTCACGGTCTTTTTGATTACTATACTCTTTTCTTTCCCATTCTTTTTGAGCGGATTGTTCTTGCAATTCTGCTTGTTGTTGTTGTAATTGCATTTGATTTTGTTGTTCTTGTTGTTGTATTTGCTCCCTACGAAGACGTTCTTTACGAGCAAATTCTATCAATTCCACAACTGTATCAGAAGTAAACAACTTAGCAACCGCAAACTCATCTGTACCCATCGTGTTTGTATTCAAGAAATACTGACGTATTGTTTCAAGTTCCTTACGTTGTTTTGATGAAGTTGTTGCTAAAATATTAAACTTACGTAGTTGAAAATAAGGGTCTGAAAATTCTAAAAATGCCTTTTCAGTATCAGATTTAGTATAATAAACAGTTATATCCTTATCATTTTGTTGAGCGTATTGTGCAATATTCAAATGAATTTCTAACATACGCTTTTTATACTGAGAAAATTTATCAAACAAAACTTCTGTTTGTGCATAAGAAGCGTCTTGTGATTGTTTTACTCCTTCAGCCGTTTCATATTTTACAGATTGACCTAAACGTTGAGGATTAATTCCAAGTTGTTCATAAGCCATTTGTTTAAAATATTCAGCCATTTGAAAACGAGCCATTATCTGATTAGTGTATGTTAATTCTTGAACACTAAACTGATTAAACATTCCACCTCCTGCTAAGTTTTGTTTAGAAGTATCAACAGCCATCAACCCTGTTGACTTAACAAGATTGTGCATATGCAATAATGTCTTGTTAGTACTATCCCATTCTTTAAATTCAGAAGGTAAATATTGAACGTCAAACACAAAGAATGAACCTATTTCTTTGGCCAGTAACTCACGAATCTGATTCAACGCTATATTATAAGCTACCTGAAATGGAAATATTTTTTCTGCATATGAATAATCCACAATACCAGCAACAGGTAATTTAACATCATAAATATTACTATCTCCTTTTATTTGATATTCTGTAGCCCCAACTTGTAAATATAACGACTTTTCTAATCTTGTATTACGTTGATTTATTTTTATTCCTTGATAAACAACAGGAATATAATCCCAAACAACCGTATTAGTTTCAGGATTATTTTCAGCCTCCGTTATAGTTCTATTTCTTATTTGTTTTATGTTCTTTTCTTTCAAGAAATCTGGAAGAATTTCCTCTGAAATTATTTCTTGTGTAACCCTTCCTTCTTCTGTTTCATATGTCAATAAACCTATCAACTCATAAGAAATCCAATAGGCTTCTGTCACTTGAATTAGATCTTCTCGTAAATTTAAATCGCTACGAATTATATTAGCAAGACCTAAAGAATAAGAATTAAAGTCATTTATAGAAGGTAGGAAAACTCTTTCTTCACGTTCTACACCATCTTTATCCTTGAAAATAGCACGACCCATAGGTTCACCCGAGTTTTCCTGTAACTCTAAAAACATATTGTATTCGTGATATTGTTCAAAAGGAAGAATTTCTACACCACTATAAAATTGAAATAAATTTTTATTACTACCAACATCTTGACCCTTATTTCCATACTCAGAATTTTGTAATTGTTCAGAATAAGAGTCAGATTTCATTAATGTTTCCTTTTCTTTTTGAGTTAAAAGATGTCCGTATTTATTAATTACCTGACTTGGTGTGTAAAAATGTACCCTACCAACATACTCACCGTCTTGAACATATTTTGTATCCAAATCTTGTGAAAAAAAAGTATTCAAAGGAGACCAAGTCTCAGGTTGATAAAAATCATAACCTAATCGAAAATGTCGAAAACAGCGTCCTGTTGCTAAAAAATCAATAAACTCGTTTCTATCTTTTTCATCTTGTGAAAAACGTATGATATCTTGGTCTAAAGTATGTTCTGCCCACTCAACAGCTGCAACCTTCCAAGTCTTATTCATATATTGTTCTATCTCTTCAGGTGTTTTTTCTATGCGTATTTTCTCTATTTCTTGAGCATATTGTTCTGCTTGTTCGGGTGTTTCAAAATCAAACTCAGAAGGGTTAGGATTAATTCCTTCTCTTAACAAACGAACATTTAATTCTTTTTGAAATAATTCATTAACATACTTTTGTAACAAATCAGTTTTTTCTCTTACATATTCGTTCTCTGAAATCTCATCATCTGTTACAACTGAAAATTTATCTGTATTTTGTACAAGTTCACCTGCAAGAAGATTTATAAGACGACCTGTTAAATCGTAGTGTTTTATGTTCAAAGGTAAATCCATATCTTTGAACGCTTTTTCAATTTCTCTAAATTGTGGAAAAGTCTCACTCAATTCAGAAAATGCCATTTTACCTTCTATCATACGATAGAAGTCTTTAAATTTTAAATTCTCTTTTAATTGTTTGACACCTATACGCTCTAAAGCGTCCATTGTCGCCTTTTTCCACTTTTCATTCTTCTTTTTTGCAGGTATTGCCTGAGTTGGCAACACAGAATTGGTGCCATAAGGAGAACCCCCTTCAAACCAGTAAGAAGTGTTATTAGGTGAATAAGTAACGTTCATTATCAAATAATTAATGAACAAAAATAAAAAAAGAACCCACAAATTCCAAATTTGTAAGTTCTAAATTTACTTTCTTGTTTTTTTCTTTTCTACATTTTAATTATCTTTTCAACACGTGCTTTTGCAATCCTAATACATTCAAAATCATTGTCTATACAAACAAAAAATCTTTCTAATTTTACACATGCTTCAGCCACACCTCCCGAACCACAGGTATTATCTAAGACCAAATCGCCAACATTAGAATATGTTTTAATAAGATATTCTAAAAGTTCTAAACTTTTCTCAGTTCTATGTAAAGCAACAGAAGGATGAGGTTTAGAAAATTGTAAAATAGATTTTGGATACTTCTTGGTTGTCTTCTTACCTTCTATTTGTTTAAATTTACCATAATTATTATTTACTGTGTCTTTTGTTTTATATGCTGTACCTTTTGAATGCAAAGGTTTTCCTTCAGTAAATTGTGGATTATATGTTGTTTTAGAAGGATACTTCTGAAATACTGCAATCTGTTCATGTGAACGTAATGGCTGTCTTTTAGCATTCAAAAAACCACTAGTTAAAACCTTATCCCATACAAGGTCATAACGAAACCACTCAATATTTGAATTAACAAGACTGACATAAAACTTTCCCTGTCCAAATAACAAAATTGTACCACTATCACTTATAATTCTTTTGTAATGTTTCCAAATCTCATCAAATGGTAATATCTTATCTTTATCATTTGCAGTCAAACCGTAAGGTAAATCACACAGAATTAAATCCACAGATTTGTCTTCAAGTTTATTCATTTCCTCAAATGTATCTCCTAAAATAAACTTTGACTTATAATTTTTATTTAAAATATTATCTGAAAAACTCATTGCAATTGTTATATTTTAATAAGGTATTTCATCATCTTCACTTTCTGTTCCAAATAAACTTGGTAACTTTTCTTTTTTCTTTTTAGGTTTAGATTCAAATTTTGTTTTTACGCCGTCTTGTGTTATTATTAACCTTCTACCATCAGGTAATAAAAACGGCTCAACGGCTATGTCCAAATACCCTTCTTCTAATTCACGAACTTTAAGATAGTGCCAAAAAACATTACCCGCTGTTAAAAAATGAGTCCATTTATTATCTACTTTTTCCATATGTTCGTGAAGATAAGCATAACGATTATCAAGAGTGTTTCCTTCTGAATCAGTAGCGAGACCTGGAATGTTCATATACAAATTGTGTCCCAATTTAAAAGGGTTATGTAATACAATGACAATGTCTGAAATGTGAAAAATTGTATCAGAATTGTACAAATCTGAACGTTTTGGTGCTAAATTTTGAATATCAGTACGACTTTCTATATCTCGATTCAACTGCGATAAAATAATAAAAGATACATTTACAAACTCTTTTTTAAGCATATTTATGTTCTCTATTAAATTATCCATTGCTGCTTTTTTACCACCTAAAACATCACGAACCAGCGCAATATGGTCAATTGTAACTACAACATGTTTCTTATTTTTATGCTCATTCAAAAATTCTCTTACTGCAGTGTACCAAGTGTTCGGATCACAAGGGTCTTCCAAATAATAAATTTGATTTGACCTTTCACTATCACAAACATTTTTAAACTTATCTTTTTCATCACCTTGTGGAGAATTAAACAAAATATCTGTTACTGATTTATGTAATTTACGTTTTAATTTACGAAGGAGTAATTTGAAAACAGTCATCTCCCAATTACAACGTAATAGAACATATTCATCACAATCGGGATTCAAACTCTTATCAAACATATCTTCTTCTACCTGTTGTAAAACATACGATTTACCAGAACCTGAGATAGCCCCAATAGTTATTATATTTCCTTTAAATATCCCACCAAGTGCATTTGTATTAAAATGTTCAAACCTTGTCTTAATAGGAGCGTCTTCTTTGGTCTGATACCTCAAAATCTGTCTTACCGCAACATTCACCAAATCAACAGCTTTTGTTATCAGTCCCATGTTTCACCTCCAATCTTTTAATTATGTAATCAGCCATATCTTCACCTTCTTCTATATCGGGTTGATTTTCTAAAAAATTACTTATTTCTATATTAAAATCTTCCATAAAAGGTTTCAACTTATTTTCCCACTGAATAAAAGCATTACCTTTATCAGGATAAAATATTAATTTTTTATCTAAAAACGGCAACATCCGACTTTCATTAATATTTTGTAAACCACCCGTTGCAAGCCAAAATGTATTTGGGTTTTTAATTGAACATATTACAGCTGTCTTTTCACTTTCGACAACATGAAATGTATCAACATCGTGATTTGCTAATAAATGTTCTCCAAAAAAAACTTGTTGTAAATTAAAATCATTGTTTTCACCATATTCTTTACTTTTAGTTGGTGTATGAACCCAAGTTATATGATTATATGGTTTCTTAACTCTCTTACAAGTATTTCTGTCATACAACATTATTTTCCCTGTTCTACAATCAAAATCCTCATCTAACTGCCAAAAAACAACGGCTCTGTCATTCCATTTTTCAACAGTACCTAACCTATACCTACGAACAATTAAATCAACACTATCTTTAGGAAAATGATTATATAAAAAGTAAGTGAAAGAGTTTAGAGGTTCTTCCAAACTCTTATTCACATACTTAGAATTAATAATATTTACAGAATCCTTTTCTTGATACTCTGATTTAACTTCATTATTTGAAACATATAATGATGCGTCTTTTGGTAAATCTGACATCTTAGGAGCAAGATGATAACCGCAAGAAATTTCTCTATTACAACGACCAAATTTATCACCTATCTTTTCTCCTGTAACTTTATCTACATACAATACAAAACTATGTTTTCTGCCACAAGAGGGACAAGTATGTCGTGATTTTAAACCTGTGTATTTTTCTAAACCAAACCGTTCAACAAATGTGTGTAAAACCTTATCATTGTTCTCCTTCTTCTCCCTCTGTATCTGTTGTAAAGCCATTTTTTTCTAAAATATCTTTATAATTAAAACTATAACCATCTTCAAGTACCACTTCATCACCAACAATCTTATAATCTTCTTTCTGACTATTGTAACTTATAGACTTCATTGTTATAACTTTACTTTTGTCCAACTCATCATTAAAAATATCTATACCATTTTTAAACTTATTCATCAAATGAAGACAAGAAGTTTCTTTTACAAAAGGCAAAAGCATATCTAATTTTTCATTACCTGTCTGTTTTTTTATTTTATATTTAGTACTCATCTCATCTTTTGGAGAATAATTGAAAAGAGTTTCAACTTCAATACCATAGGTTTCTTTTAACATATGAGCTCCCCAATTAAGTTGGTAATAGTAAGAATCATAAAAACCTTTAGTACCAGACTTAAAGTCTATAATTGCTAATTTTTCTTGTGGAACTATGAAAACTTTCTCTTTCATTTTCGGGTCACCTTTCTTAATTCCATTTTTACCATCTCGAAGATAAACGTCACCTGTTGGAACAAAAGCCTTTATTTTAACAGGTTCTTTTATTGTACACAACAAATCCACAGGTGTAGCCGCTAAATAATTTTTATCCATTACGACTAACTCTGTGGCAATAGGTTTAATGTCAAAATCAGATACAAACTTACAAAAACCTATTAACGCATTCCACAAATGAACCCTATATTTTTCTATAATAAAAACAAGTCTTGATTTTCTTAGAACTTTATCCTCAACAGCCTTGTTATATAAGTCTTTTTCAAAACTTTCTTTATTAAATTCAAAATCATTTAATAACAATGAAAAAGTATAGTGCATTAAAGTACCATAATCAGCACGCTCTTGTGAATACTCGTCAGGGTTAATACCCTTCATTCTCATTTCAACTTTCCATTTATTAAGACCATCTTCCTTCTCTGTTGAAGTTTCTCCCCAACTAATCATTGTTGTAAGAGAATATCCCCAATCCAAAATTTCAGTTCCTACTTTTGGAACATCTCCCTCCCAAAACAAAGGAAGTTTCACATACAAACGGTCACCCTTATAAAGATAACGTTTGAATGTGAAACTTGTTCTTTTCAAATCAGTTCCCTCAGAAGAGGGATAGATTTTATTTGTTAATGTTTCCTCATCAAAGTTTTCAGAATCAAATGTCTCATTTAACTGTTTCAAGACATTTAAATAAATTTCTTCTTTCTTTTTTTGTAATTCTGCTGTCATAAAACCTTTAATTATTAATTCGGTTGCAAAATTACAAATTAAAATTTATTCTACAAACTTTTTTGAAAAAAAATTTATTATGCTTGTTTTAAATCACCACACAAATGAGATATTGTAGGAGTAACTTCTACACCAACAACATAACCCTGCCCTTGTATTTGAGGCTTTCTACCCTCAGGAATAAGAGTATGTCCAGTAAAACTTACTACACCTGTTCCAACTTGTGTAAACGAAACAAAGTATGAATTATTAGCCTCCAAACCTTGAGTAAGTCCTGCACCTGCTGAAATTGTAATAGTTACAGGATTTGAACCGTTGTTAATAAAAATATTTGTATTATTATCTTCTTTGGTTAATACATAATCAGTTGTAACCTCTTTATACAAGTTTCTGTTTTTAATAAACTCTTTACTTGTACTATCATTTTGAACTAAGTTTGCTTGTGTAGGTTTAAAAGCAGACAGATTTACACTTATATCTGGAAGATTTTGTGAACGTTTGACAGTCAAAACATAAGTATTATTATCAAACTCCATTCCTGTCAAATGTTTATCCGCTGTAAATATATATTTGCTTAAATCAACAGACAAGTCTGACTTACCATTGTTTTGTGTCAGTTTCAATGTGTTACCATCTAATGCAAAACCTGTTACGTAAGTATCAGTTCCTGCACCTCCACCACCTCCTAACACAGGAGTTAAATCCAGAGTTATATCTGTTTTTCCATTTTGCTTTAAAACAATAGACTTACTGTTCAACTGAAGGTCTGTTACGTAAGTATCAGTTCCTGCACCTTTCAAAGAAGCCAAATCAACAGTTAAAGGTGTTAGCTGACCATTACGAACTAATGTTAAAACAGTACCTTCTAATTTCAATTCTGTACCATAAAAATTAGCCAAAAACACAGAAGCATCTATTCTTAAAGGAGGTTTTACCTTATTATAAGTGAAAACAATATCACTACCAACAATCTCAACATTTTGAACATGTATATCCTGAGATGCTACAGCAAAATCACTTAAATCTATTGTGGAAACCTTATGTTCTCCCTTTTCAGTTGTTAAATACAACTCGACTGTATTACCAACACGTTTTAAAGAGGGCATCGCACTTTCAAGAGATATATACGTAGGCTCTTGTTTTATAACAAGTGTTTTTTCATCTTTTGATTTTAAAGTACGAAGCTCATACCATCCATCAGTTGTTCTTTCCTTATAAATCTCAGCACCGCCTCCAACATTTCTAAATGGTAAAACATCATTCATTAACTTATACAAAATGTCATCTATCCATTCAAAAATGTGTTCAGCTCTTGAACCTTTTGGTAAATTAATTACTCTAAAACCCCTCCCATCATAAATTACACATTTACTATCCACAAAAAACTTGCAACCACAAGGTTCTGGTCGACAAGGTGAAGGTGGACAACAATTATTCATATTAAAACTCATCTCAACAATTTTTATTTAGCAAAGATAATCAATGAAATTTCAAAATCAAAATAGATAAGAAAATCATAATAGCAATCGGATTAACAATCAAAATCCATGTTCCATTAAAAGTTCTTAATTCAGGAACATTACGGTGTTTGTTAAAAACCAACCAACTGTACAATTGACAATCATCAAAATAACGAATGTCACTTGAATTTAAAGGTTTAAACTTAAAATAGAAAAATCCAAAAAAGACTCCAATTAAAGTAATCAGAGCAGCAATCCACCACAAGGAACTGTGACAAGCACTCAACGTCATTGTTCCTAAAAGAGAAGGAAAAATTATATTTGCTGAACGTGTAAAATTAATTTTTGTTCCTCCAACATTCACAATGTAATCAAGTGCAAAAAGTTTAACAATCCATTTTCTCATCTATCAATCAATTTTTAATTAGTTTAAATGTTGTGAATTTATAATTGTTGAATATAATATGTTGAGCTATACCATTTTTACCTATTAAAACATTACAATGCATCCAAGAACTGGCACCTTTCTGATTATAATCTAACAATAATTCAGTGTTAGTACCAACATAAAGTGTATCATCAGCGCGATAAGGAGTGTGAGTATGTGCAAGTACAATAGGTATTCCAAGATTACGAAATGTAACAGGAGAGCCCTTTGTACCATTAGAGCCGTTATCTCCGTGTTGAGAACACTCGTATTTTCCTATTTTGAAACTATCAGTATGTTTTAAAGTAATTACGTTATCTCCAAAATGATGTTTTAACCAATAAGAAACAACACCTTCTTGAATCTCACCATCTAAAACACGTTTAGTAAATTCTAAATAAAATTTAGCATTATGTATATCTTTCCGCCAATCTTCTTCCAATATCCTATCAAACCTACTGTTATGATTGGCTTGAGGTATCACAGGTTTATATTTTAATTTACTACTCACCCACTCTGTTAACTTGTCAAGTTCGGAATGAATAAGATGCTCACCCTTGTCATAACGCTTAAATTGTTCTATTGGAGATTTTATCTTGTGATTATTACAACTCTCACCATCTACCACATCATGTAAAACAATGTTATTTACATTAAAATAATCACAAATCAAATCATTTTGTTTATCAATTTCGAGGTTTAACTGACCTAAGTGAGTGTCTCCACACACTAAACCCAACGCCTTATCTATTTTAGTAACTTGTTGATTTCTAACTTCATAACACAAGTCAATAAAAGAGCCGTTCTCTTCTGCTTCAACCTGACGTACAAAAAACACCTCTTCGTCTTGTATTTCTACTATAACAAAACCGTATTTATGAGAACCTTCACCTATGACACCTGTTGCACTATCTGTATAATTAGGAAGTGTAATAGCTCCTGTGGTAAGAATCATTCTGTCAGGATAATTAGCAAGAGTGGGTTCTACTTTTAAATGAAGTTTAGGATGTCCAACAATTACTGTTTTACCATCTGCTAAATCCTGAACTCCTGTGAGAGGGTATTTACGTGTTGGTGTTATCTTTATGTTAGAAAGTATTTTTAAATGTTTATGTATATTATGTTCCTTTGCGTCCCAATAAGGTCGAGTCTGTTCACTCCAATTGTCATTTTTGGAGTCTACAAATACAGAAGTAGGATTTTTATAACGTCCTAAAATAACACTTAACTCTGCATTTAAAAACTTCTTATAAGCCAATATGTTATTGTAGAAATCTTGATGTATGGGAGTTTCATTTTGTTCCCAAGTTATAATGTAATACTTTTTTTTGGAAAGCTCTCTTTTAGAAGCCTCTTTAAAAGATTCTGAGTCTTCTATTCTAATTTTATTATTTGTTACATTAAACCTTTCTAAAAGTTTAGAACAATTTCTTCTAAAAGAATCTTCATATGAAATACCTAATTCCACAGCTAATTTTTTAGCTGCCTCTGTAATATTTGAAGATGTTTTATAAAGAAAATTAAGTCTTTTTATTTGTTGTTTGTTGAGTTTCACATCTATAAAATTACTTTTATAAGATGCAAATATACAACAAAAAAATAAAAAATCCAAGAAAATCAACAAAAAATTATTTATAATAAATATAACACGTTGACAACCAATGTGTTTCAACAACTTTTATAACTTATATTGTTTACCAAATAACTTTATGAGAATTTCTTTTCTTTTTAGGAAAAGGCTTTGCAATAATTCCAAATGCTTTTTTAATATTTTTTAAACGAACTTTAATCCAACAATAAGTTAAAAAATTCCGTTTTTTATTATAATCAAAATCTTTAAAAGTAAATTTAAAATAATCTTTTTCTTTAAAAATTAACTCAAAAAGTTCATTTGAAAATTGTTTATAATTTATAGAATCCTCAAAATACAATTGTACTTCTTCCTTGTATTTATCCAAAAGTTCTAAACTTTTATAATAAAAAAACCCATCTTTAACCCCTTCAATATTTTCAGAAATATAAAACATATAAAAATCTGTTTTATAATAAGATTTAAACATTTCTAAATCCATAACTAATAAATTTTCATTTCTACTAATTTGTTTTTAATTGCACATGTTAAAGCTACAGCAAGCGCTGCCCATTTATGAGTACTTATACCGTACAACGCACCTGGTTGTTTAGAAGTTCCAATAGCAGGATTAGAACCACCTCCTGTTTTAGGAAACATGTCTATTATAGCTTGACGTATATTTGCATCTTTTGCTTTATTACTTCCACAAATAGACGGGTTTATATCAACTTTCTTATAAAACAATTCAACCCTTACATTTTTTTTGCTATCTAAAACCTTTTGCCAATAACGTCCAATGTATTCAATAGTTCTAATTGTATCAGCACCTATTGGCATACCATAACTTGCAATTCGTTCAATTGCCATTATATCATAATCTTGAATCTCAATCACAGAATTTAGAAACTCTTCATTTTCTGTAACACCACTGTCTTCAACTGAGTGTGTGATTGTGTCATAAATTACCCATCCTGTTTGACTTGTTCCTGGGTCTACTCCTAGTATTTTCATTTTATTTTTTTTTGCAAAATTACAAATTAAAATTTATTCTACAAACTTTTTTGAAAAAAAAATCGATTTTTAGGCTAAACTAAATAAAGTTTTAAATCGGTCTAAATCGCTTATATATATAATAAATAATAAATATATATTAATTATTAATCATTTATCGCGCATGCTCGCGTCCCATGTTTATCGCGCATGCTCGCGTCCCATGTTTATCGCGCGCGCGACTAACTAGGGAAATAATATAATTATTATATATATATTTATAATATTATTTTATTTATATTACAAATAATTCGGTTTAATTTTAGATAAATATTTTGTTCCTAAAGTCACAAAATATTTCCTTAAAAATTAAACTTGCTCGCTTAAAAAAAGCTCGCTGTTTTGTTTGATTAAAAAAAATACAAATTTTCAACCGTTTTGTGGTTTTAAGGGTCGCTTTAAGAATCACTACTAAACCACTGTTTTGAGTCTTCCTAACAACAACACCCACGCTCGACAATCACAACTTCGCATTACATTGACTTTAAAATCATTAAAAATACAACAAAATATAAAATCAAAATGTCAGGACGTTTGTTGTGGTAGTAATACGGGGTCTGTGTTGTGGCAGCAGTCTGTGTTATTTTGTTGTTGGCTGAAAGTTTTGTTGATGAAAATTATAATACTTTGATATTCAAAGACTTTAACAATAAAAATTAAATTTATTGTCAAAAAATTTGGATTTTTTGTAAAAATGTTGTATTTTTGCACCAAAATTAGCTTTTAGTATAGAAAAGTAAGTATGGAGAGTAATTCAGTAAAACATAAATACCATAAAATTCTGAACGATATAGATATCAAAAAAACAGTAAAAATTATTGATTCTGGCTCTAAGGAAACTAACATTGAAGTAATGAGCTGTTTAAAAGATTATGATGTTAGATTTTTAGAGAACGTAAAGATTCAATATTTTAATTTGTCGTTCAATGATAAGTTAGATATTTGTCGTAAAATAATGTCAATTTATGCGTTAATTGTTAATTTACATCATAAAACAACATTTTTAAAACAACGTACTGCTGATGTTTTAGCTTTTTATATGGCAATGGGGTATTCTCAAAACACAAAAGAATATATCTTGGAAGCGTTAGAAACAAATTCTAAAAACTTAAATCAGATAAATTCAGAACTTACTAAAAAGAATTTTTTGTTAAGAGACCCTCATAATTCACAGAAAAGAACTCTTAGTGTAGAGTTACAAAAATTACGAGATTTCTTTTTAAATGATGAAAGTGAATCCGTATCTTTTAATATTCGGTTTAGAAAGCGAAAAGAAGTAGCTCCAAGTGAACCTAAAATAGTTGCTAATGAACAACAATAAATCAGATAATAGATCAGACATAGCCTACACAGACGATATTATAAAACGAGTTGCTGAAGAACTTGATATTTCTGAAAAAGAGGTTCGTAAAATATATTATTACATCGTTGAATATGTTTTGAAAGTTGCTAAAAAATCCAAACATATATCCATAAAACTTCCGAAGTTAGGTCATTTGTATCTCAACGGATTGTTGTTAGCAAGAGAAATAAGAAGATTAAAATTTAATGAACGAACTAAGGGGATTAGTAAGTTAGATAAAGAAAAACTTGAAGTTTATTTGAAGAAGTTTGAAGTGCTTCAAAAGTATAAGAAATTTGTACATAAAAATTATAAAAAAAGAGAACATTCTTATCATTTTCGATATCCTACAACAAGAAGTGTTTTTTATACAGATGAAAAAAGTTTTGAAGAAATAGAAGACTTTCAGAAAGATTTAGCTAAAAACAATTAAAATTGGAGAAGGTAGGTAAAATACAAACAATATTTAGAGCTTTCACTCAAAAATCAAACATAGACCCTGAAATACTTAAAAAACGTAGGGAAATCTGTGATAGCTGTCCTTTAAACAGTTTGAATAAAGAGAAAGCAAAGTTGTTTGAAGAAATACGAAAAACAGTAATAAAAAAACCATTTTGTACAGCTTGTGGTTGTCAAATAGAACAAAAAACAGCATCTATCACAGAGGTTTGTGGAGCTGTATATTTAGGTTTGAAACCTAAGTGGAATAGGATAAAAGTAGAAACTATGAAAAAAACAGACATCAACATTATCAATTTATCAACAGACAAGATGAACATTGACCTTTCAGTAGAAGGAGATCATTTTGTAGCAGAGTGTGGTGAAATAGATAAATTTAGAAAACACACTTACGAAATTATTGTAGAAGGAAAAGAAGAAGAATACGAGTTATACAACCCTGAACCTGGTTGTCACTTTTGTACAACTGTAGAACGTAAAAAACCATCAATGTTAATAGGAGGTGGTAAGGAAGAACAGGAAGTTAAGAACCAAGATATTCTCACAATTACTTTCGACCTTCAATCAGAAGAGCAAGGTGTAGGAACAACCAAGAATGTGTATCTTGCCTATAAAAGTTCTGAGGGTACTAAACGAACAAGAATAGAATTTAGATTCTTACCTAAATAATCGTTGCGAAACGATAACACAAATTCAACAATTTTTAGCATGAATTACAAAAATTTAAACATTTTAAAGTTTAAAGAATTAAATGAAGTGTCTCCAAAGGATTATAGTTTTGGAGCACTTCTTTATTCTTTTTTACGTAAACCTGTACTCTGGGAAAAACCAGAGGAAGGGTGTTTGTCTTGGATTTTAGACATTAGTGATGAAGATTTTTATTCGGCATTAGAACGTGCAATAGAGGAAATTAAAACAGAAAACGAAGAAAATTAAAAAGATGACAATAAAAGAAACATTGAAAGAGCGAGTTTTGTATTTACTACATTACACAGACGCTCTGTTGAAAAAAATGACTTCTGAGTCTGAACGTATCAATAACAATGTAAATGTTATGATTGAAATGGTACATAAAGACAAAAACATTGATAGTATGTTAGATGACTACAAATGTGATAGAATTTATTATAATTTGTATGAAGGAGAAATAACAAAGTCATATTCTCGTCTTGTAGAACTTTATAAATTAGCAAAAGAACAAAAGGTTGTGTTCTCTGAAGGAGATACTAAGCGTTTGGAGTTGTTGGTACAACAAGAAGAAGATGGGCAGTTTTTTTCTTTTAAAGATAACGAAATTGTTCCTAAAAATGAAGAGGTTGTTAAATTGATGAAGAAACACATTTCTGAACAAGACGGAGAGGCTTTCAAAGAACAGTTTATAAAAGACATTAAAGAGAACTTCAACAAGGTTAAAGAACAAGCAACACAAGTAGGACATACTTACAAAACTGAGGATTTAGAATATAAACCTTTAGAAGAAGAACCAGGACCAGTTATAGAAGAAATTGATTTTGAAGAGATAGAAGAGGCAACAGAGAAGAGGTAGAATGACTAAAAAGATAATAAAAGAATTAAAATAATGTATTTAGTTGAAAGACATATAATTAAACCTAACAATTCTTTGTATAAGGAGTTGGACAATGTATGTTTTTTATCTAAAAATCTCTATAACAAAGCGTTATACTTGGTTAGACAACATTACTTTTCTACTAAGGAATATTTAGATTTTTATAAATTATGTAAGTTGTTAGTAGATAGTAAAGATACAGACTATTATGCGTTAAATACAAAAGTATCTAAAGGAACACTTCTTTTATTGGATAGAAACTTTAAATCTTTCTTTTCTCTTATTAAGAAGAAAAAGAATAAAGATTACAACAAACCTACAAGAATACCTAAATACTTAGACAAAGAAGGTAGGTACACAGCTGTTTTCGAGAAACATGCTGTTTCTAAAAGGTTTTTAGATAGAGGTTTAATAAAGTTAGCCAACATTTCCAATGTTATAAAGACTAAAGTTAAATTAGAAGATTTAAAAGAGGTAAGAGTTCTACATAGAAGTAATCACTACATCTTAGAAGTTGTTTACAAGAAAGAAGAGAAACCTTTAATTGAAGACAACGGGAGATATGCGGCTGTAGATTTAGGATTAAACAATTTAGCTACAGTTTGTTCTAACGTAGAAAAACCTTTTATTATAAACGGAAGACCTTTAAAGTCTATAAATCAGCGTTGGAATAAACATAAAGCTAATTTACAATCTCGTCTTACAAACAATATTAAAAGTTCTAAACAATTAGCATTAATAACTAATAAAAGAAACAATAGGGTTAAAGATTATTTACATAAATCTTCTCGAAAGATAGTGAATTTCTTAGTTTCCAAGAACATAAGTACTCTTGTCATCGGTTACAACGAGGAGTGGAAACAAAACATTTCTATAGGGAAGGTAAACAATCAATCTTTTACATCTATACCTTTTTATACTTTCATTAATCAATTAGAGTATAAGTGTAAGTTAGAAGGAATTAACGTTATTCTTACAGAGAAATCTTACACCTCTAAATGCAGTTTTTTAGATAACGAGCCTTTAGAGAAGCAAGACTCTTATTTAGGAAAGCGTATAAAAAGAGGACTTTTCAGGTCAGCTAAAAACAAGTTGATAAACGCAGACCTTAACGGCGCACTAAACATTTTAAAGAAAGTAATCGGGGAATTTCAGTACCCGATAGGGGCTTGCTGTACGCCTGTGCGGATTATACTTGTGTAGTCGCGTACGAAATATAGGATGTTGTTTTTGTTTTAGGTAACAGATAAAACCAAAAAAGATGAAAAAAGAAATTGAACAAAAATCAACAGAACAGTTGATGGTTAATAACTCTGTGCATCGTTTTATATCCACTTACAAAAAAAACTTTGAAGAAATGTACACTCATTGTAAAGAAAACAATTGGGTGTTTCATGATGATATAGAAAGTTTGTATAAAGCTGAAGTTACTGTTGTTAATATTCTTTTAGATAGGATAAAATATTTCGTTAAAAAGTTTGATGCTTACTTAAAATATAAGTATGTTCAAGAGTTCATAGATTTGATGTCAGCTCCTGTTAAATTATATATGCAACGTTATATAATTTACATTGAAAAAAATCTACTTCTTAATATCAAAGACGTAAACAGGCGAATATCTGAAATGGAGTTTCAAAACAAGATGACTGTTGATTTCAACAGAATTTCAGATAGATACTATGAGTTAGATATTAATAAAGAAGATACTGATTTTGATTTACCGATAAGAGCAGAAAAAAAGATACCCTTTCTAATGAAGGATATGATTGAAGAGTTATATCCTAAAATTAAAACAGTTAGAGAAAATTTTGAGAAAAACGAAAAACGCAATATTTCTCACACTGTTTATGACGTATCTTCAAGTACTGAACTTTTTAAAAATATAAAAAATCCACCTCCTTATGACCCTGATAAACATTATTACGAACAAAGTAAAGATGTTATTGATTTTTATTCTAATGAGTTAGAAAAGATACGACATGGTGTTACTATTGCAGGTGTGTTTATACATCCATTGTTATATTGGCATATGAATTTTTTCAAAACGGATATACCAATGGCTATGTTTGAAGGTACTCCGTTATATAATCCAAATAAACAACGACTGATTACTAACCCGTTTATTCGAGATAATGAATTGTACTTTATTGATACTTATGCGAGAGCAGAGAAAGAAAATAAAGGAGTTTTTTTATTTGGAACTCGACGTTTTGGAAAAGCTCTGTGGGTTAAGGAAAAAGTATACAATGTTGATGGAAGTACTAAAAACATAGATGAAGTTAAAGTTGGAGATAAAATAATAGGAAAAGATGGAAAACCAACTACTGTTTTAGGTGTTTACCCACAAGGTGTTAAAAAACTTTTCCGTGTTACATTGGTTGATGGAAGAAATGTATTGTGTTGTGATGAACATTTGTGGGAAGTGTTACAAGTTAGCAAACATAATTTAAAAACAGTCTTTTCAGGAGTTGTTTCATTGAAAGAAATCATAAAAGGCTTTGAAAGCAATGATTATTTTTTACCTAAATCTCCAAAAGAGTTTTATCAAGGAGAGCAAAACACAAAAATAAAAAACATTGTTTATGAAAGAGATGATGAAGCTGTTTGTATAGAAGTAGATAGTGAATCTCATTGTTTTTTAACAACAAATGCAATTGTAACACACAACACTGTTATTGAAAGTTCTTTGCTTACTTGGCGTACTACACTCGTTGAAAACTCTGAAAGTTTGGTTATTGGAGGTTCTGCTGATGACCTTGAAAAACTCACCAAAACAATAAACATAGCTTTTACAAATATACATCCTGCGTTCTTTTTGGAAAGAAATGGAACGTCTTGGGAAAAGGGAGTTGAATTTGGATTAAAGAAAAAAGATAACTTGTCATTAGCCTATTCTAACATTTATATACGAAATGTTGCGAGTGGTACTAATTCAGGAACAGTTAAAACTGCGGGTGCTACACCTACTGCTTGGATATGTGACGAAGGTGGGAAGTTTAACTGTGCGGGTATGTATTTACAAGCAGTACCTTCTTTTCAGAACCCAAAAGGTTGGGGTGTAATTCCACTCATATCAGGAACAGGTGGTAATGAAGTTCTTTCAAGTGATGCTCAAATGATGCTTTCTGACCCTGCTGCTTACAAGTTACTTGTAATGGATTGGGATTTGTTAGAGAGTTATGTTCCAGAAGAACGATTTATAACTTGGAAAAGAAGAGCGTTTAGTATGTTTGCGCCTGCACAGATGTCTTATAAGGAAGGTCTTGTTAAAGATATCACTAATATGGCAGACTTAAAAAAGGTAGATGATGAGAATCTTAAAAAGATTGAAGTTCATATAACTAACTGGGAACTGGCCAATAAAAGAATAGAAGAAGATAGAACTTTAGTTAAAAATGATAGAACCGCATTAGCTCAGGAAAAAATGGGATATCCTATAGACCCTGTAGAATGTTTTGTCAATCGTGTTGAAAATCCATTTTGTGCAAGAGAAGGAGACGAACACTTAAAAGATATAAGAGAAAGAGGAAATCTTGGTAAAAAAGTAGAGGTTGTTAAATCAAACGAAGGAGGTCTACAAACTTATTTTTCCGATAAAGATTTAGCACCATTCCCTTTTAAGGGAGGTAATATAGATGCACCTGTTGTAATTTTTGAAGACCCTCCTAAAGAACCTAAATTCGATTTTACTTATGTTGCTGGTTTGGACGCTTACAAACACGATAAATCTAATACTGATTCTGTTGGTGTTTTATATATTTTCAAACGAGCAGTTAATATAAAAGACCCTTTTGCAAACAGAATTGTTGCTGTTTATGCTTCAAGACCTGATAGAATAGAGACTTTTAACAAAACGTGTGAAATGTTGTTAGAAGGTTATGGAGCTCAGTGTTTAATGGAAAATGCTGATATTTCATTTCAAATATATTTACGTCAGAAAGGAAAAGATACAAGACTATTAGCGAATGGAGAAGAGTTAGTACAACATCAAATTAATCCAAAAGCAACACAAAACAATAAAGTTGGTATGAACACATCAACAGTGAACCAACGTTATATTTTCAACCTTGTTCAAAATTATACAAACAGTTGGATAACTGTGGGACACACTGTTGAAGGAGAAGCAATTGAAAAAAGAGGAATAGTTCGTATTCCTGATGAAGGATTGTTACAAGAATTAATATCTTATTATCCTGGAATGAACGCTGACCGTTTAGTGGCATTTGGACACGCTCTTGCACTTGCTGATTATTGGGATAGTTTAAATCTCTTACCTAAAAAGAAAATAGAACAAGACGATAATTATTTTAAACGACAGTCACAAGAATTAAAACAGTTTGAAAGTCCTTATTCTTCTAACATTATAAGTCCTTATTCTAATCAAATGAGTATTTATGGTGATTTAGAATGGTTAAAAAAAAGCAGGTAATATTGTTTTCATATATTTGTTTTTCAACCACTTATTCAAAACATTAAGATAAGTGGTTGATTTTTTTGTAATTTTTTTTCACAAAAAGTTTGGAGTTTTCAAAAATTGTTGTACCTTTGCACCGCTTTTAGACATTGAAATTTGTTTATTCATAAAAAGTATACATATTAAGAAACCCTACAAGGAGATATATACAATGTCTAAAAGCAACCTTGTAGGGTTTTATTTATTTTACTTTAAAGTTATGCAAGAAAAGTTGAAAATTTTTGAAAATCCTGAGTTTGGTCAGGTTAGAGTCATTGTTCAGGAGAATAATGAACCTCTGTTTTGTTTAGCGGACATTTGTCGAATTTTAAGTATTGGAAACCCTTCACGTTTAAAGGAGAGACTTGAAGAAGAAGGAGTACAACTCATTGAAAATCTAATTTTGTAAATGAGCCAAATCTTTATAGGGTTATTTTTCAATCTCGTAAAGAAGAAGCTGTGAAATTTCAAAATTGGGTTTTCAATGAAGTCCTTCCTTCAATTCGCAAGACAGGTTCTTATTCTGTAAGACCGATGACACATATTCAAATGTTAGCAGCTCAGGCTCAGGCGATGGCTGAATTAGAACAGCGTTTAAATGAGACAGAAAATAAGGTTGAACAACTTGTAACTATTCAGGAAGAAAATTTGAAACAGTTAAACAAGCTACCTTTAATGCAAGAAGAAGTTCCATCATTTACACCTCGTCAAGAATTAAATCAAATGGTTAGGACTTATGCTTTATCTGCCAATTTGAAATACAATGAGGTTTGGAATAAAATTTATTCCGAACTCTACTATCGTTATCACATTTCTTTAAATGCTTATAAAAAGGAGAAGGGTGAAAACAATTTGGATATTGCTGAAAAGATAGGTGCAATAGATAAATTAAAAATTGTAGTTTCAAATCTTCTTAGAGAATTAGGTACTGTTAAACCACTTGTCAAAAAATAATTACAATTTTATTTGGAGAATTTAAAATAATGTTGTATCTTTGCGGCGTCTTAAATAAAACGATTTTTTCTCATTAAAACAAATTATAATTATGGCGAAAAAACAAACAGAAAATTCTGAAAATAAAGGATTAGAATCTTTAAAAAAGTTAATATCTAATATTGAGAAGAAATATGGGAAAGGTATTATAGGAGTCGCCTCTGAAATGGATTTGAGTGTTCCTAAACTTTCTTCTAATATAATGTCTTTGGATTTTGCTCTTGGAGGAGGTTTTCCAAAAGGAAGATATGTTGAAATATATGGTGAGTCATCAACAGGTAAAACGAGTCTTGCATTACACGTAATTGCAGAGTCTCAAAAAAATGGAGGATTGTGTGGTTTCATAGATGCTGAACACACTTTTGAACCTCATCACGCTGCTAAATTGGGTGTTAATTTGGATGATTTATACTACGTGAAATCAAGAACAGGAGAAGAAGCATTTGATGTTTTACATCAGATGGTTGAAACAAATTCGTTTTCGGTAATTGTTGTAGACTCTATTTCAGCAATGTCTCCTAGTAAAATGTTGGAAAGTGAAATGGGTGATAATATCGTTGGGTTACAGGCTCGACTTGTACAACAAGGTGTTATTAAGCTAAATGATAAGTTATTAGATACAGAAACGGTTGTCATTTTTATAAATCAAATGCGTTCTGCAATTCAAACAACTCAGTGGAGTGGGGAAACTTCTGCTCCTACAGGTGGTAAGGCTTTGGTTTACTATGCTTCTCAACGTTTGGAGGTTAAAAAAAGTAAGACATTAAAAGATTCAGAAGGGTTACCTAATGGTTATTTGGTAAGAATAGTGGTTAAAAAAAATAAGGTGGGTATACCATTGAGAGTTGCTGAAATTAATTATTATTACGATAAATGTTTTAGTTTAGATGAAGAAATATTTGATTTGGCATTGAAGTTTGATATTATAGAAAAATCAGGTTCTTGGTTTAGATATAACGGAACACAATTAGGTCAAGGTAGAGAAAAAACTTTATCTGCCTTACAAGATAATCCTGAACTAATGGAAGAAATAGTGAATATAGTTAAAACTACATATACTAAATATTTATCTAAATCTTCTGTTTCAGAAAAAGATACAGAGGACATTGAAGTAGAATAAAAGAAATTTAAAATTATAACAAAAAATGGAACAGTTCATAAAAGTTTTAGAACAAATATTGTATATGGAGAACTTTAAAACTCCTGTTACAGTAGATTTAAAAATTAAGTTTTTAGGATTGTATAATAGTTATGCAAAAAATGTTCCTGAAAAATATATTAAAGATGTTCAAAGGTTGAAAACGCAGTTTAGTTAAATGGACATAAAAGAGGAAAGAACGATATTTTACATATCTAAAGTTTTTGGTCTAGAAATATTTTTAACCGAAGATAAGTGGTTTTTTAATCTATCTTTGTTGTTAGAAGATAAGGTTGAAACATTTTTGAAAAAGATTGAATCTGACGTTTATAGTAAAGAAGGCGATTCTTATTTTGCACTGCTTGAAATTTTACCTTATGCGTTGTCAGAATTTGGTTATGAAAATCTTTCTAAGTCTGAAGTTACAAAAGAACTACTTGATAATATTACATATGAGGTTTATGAAACACTTAGTTATTGTGGTCATTCAAAGGTTAGTGTTAGGAAAATCAAAAACACACACATTCAATCTTATTTAGTTCGTTCTTTTAATAACTATTATAAGATAGGTAAAACAAACAATATAAGAAAGCGTTTAAAACAATTGGAAACATCAAACCCAGAAATAGAACTTGTAGGTGTGAGTGACGAGTTCTCAGAAGAGTTTTTACATAAAAAGTTTAAAAAATACAGAGTTAAAGGGGAATGGTTTATTTTTGACGACTCAATCATAAATGAAGTTAAACAATATTTTTACATTTAAATTAAATACAAATAAAAAACAATAAACAAAATGAGTAAAATTATTTCTTATGCCGACAGGGTTTTAGTAGATTTAAAACCAACAGAAGAAGACACATTCCTTTCTCCCAAGCATTTAGAGGGCGTTGTGGTGTCAAGTGGAACACACAGTAATTCTGACATTGATATTCAAGAAGGTGATACTGTGTTAATTGATAAAAACGCTGTTCCTTATGAAACAGAATATGAAGGTAAAACACTTTATTTTTTCCGTAAAATAAATGTGTTAGCTATTGTAAAACATTAATTAAATACATAATATTATGTCTAAAAACATGAACGATAAGGCTAAAAAAGTCAAAAAAGTAGAGTTAGACCCTTCTTTGTATACATATCGACAAGAAGATATGGTTGAAATAAGCGGTCGCACATTGATACAACTGATTTCACTATTGGATATGGTTGCTAATAGAGAAATTGAGCCTGTTGTAGAATATTCTTCAATTAAAGAAGGTGAAGATTTTGCAACTTGGATAAAAAGAATAGATTCAACAGAGAAACTATTTGTTCCAAAACGAGCTCATTTGGCTCGAACACTAGGTATGTATCTTGCAAGTGTACATAATGATAATGTACAAAACGGTAAGGCTGTTCATTTTAGTGAATTGAAAAATGAAACAGTTCCTTCTACCAAAGAAGAAAATACAACAGAAGATACACCTGTAGTTAAAAAATAACGATTTATTGTTAATTTATTTTTATAATCAGTTCACTTTCAAGACTTTAAAACTTGTTAGTGAACTTTTTTTAATTTTTATGTGAAAATTCTTTGTTAATTTTTTGGAAGTTATAAAATTTAGTCATACCTTTGCACCGTTAAATTTAAATAAGAAATAAAATGAATGTAAAAGACGTATTTAAGAAAAAGATGTTGTTCAACACAATTTCTGAACTAGTGTTAGAATTGGTGATTATTGTAAATGTTGCAATTTTAGCAGCTGTGTATGATTGGTTTGGTTTTGAATATTCACATTGGGTTTTTCAAAATACAACAATGGATGAACTAAGAATGGTTCGTAATATCTCTAATTCATTTGCTGTTGGTTTTGTGATTTGCAGAATTTTAGCAAGTTTACATTATAAATGGAATAAAAATAGATAATATAAAAGTATGATGTTACTTTATCAATCCTAATGATTTTTTAATGTCTATTGAGAGCTTTTAGCACGCTTTTATTGCATTTAATTTGTTTAAAGTTTTAAAGATATGTAGAAAGAAATTAAACTTTTTCAATACACTAAACTCAAAAGTTGTTCTATAAAAGCATTGTGATGTAGGATAGAAGAAAGTAGGTTAAAGGTTATATGTTTAGATACAGAAAGGGTTTATATACCTTTAGAAGGTAATCAAGAAGTTAATAAAAGAACTAAAAGCAAATCAAGATAATGTATTTAACAGAAAGACATATAATAAAGAATAATAAGGAGTTGGATGAAATCTGTTTCAACTCTAAAAATCTTTATAATAAAGCCCTGTATTTAGTTAGACAACATTACTTTAATAATAAAAAGCATTTGGACTATGTTAAGGTAAATCGTTTGTTAGTAGATTCTAAAGATGTAGATTACTATGCTCTTCCAACTAAGGTTTCCGTTCAAATCTTACGTTTGTTGGATAGGAATTTTAGTTCTTTCTTTTCTTTAATTAAAAAGAAAAAGAACAACAACTACGATAAATTTGTAAGAATACCTAAATACTTAGATAAAGAAGGTAGAACTATAGCTATTTTCCCTAAAGACGCTATATCTAAAAGGTTTATTAGAAAAGGATTAATTAAACTATCGTCTCTTAACATCTTAATTCCTACTAAGGTAACAAAATCTAATTTAGTGGAAGTAAGAGTTCTCCCTAGAAACAATCATCACATTGTAGAGATTGCGTACAAGGTAGAAGAGAAACAACTCTCACCCAACAATGACAGATATGTGTCTGTAGATTTAGGATTAAACAATTTAGCTACTGTTTCGTCTAACATAGAAAAACCTTTTATTATTAACGGAAGACCTTTAAAATCTATAAATCAATATTGGAATAAAGAGAAAGCGAGATTACAATCTTTTTTGCGAGATAACAGAAAAACATCTAAAAGGATAGAGAGGATGACTAATAAGAGAAACAACAAGGTTAAAGATTATTTACATAAATCTTCCCGAAAAATAGTGAATTTCTTAGTTTCCAAGAAAATAAGTACTCTTGTAGTAGGTTACAACGAGGAGTGGAAACAAAACATTAACATCGGTAAGAAAAACAATCAATCTTTTGTTAGTGTTCCTTTTTACACGTTTATACAACAATTGGAATATAAATGTAAGTTAGAAGGTATTAACTTTATTCTTACGGAAGAATCTTACACTTCTAAATGTAGTTTTTTAGATAACGAACCTTTAGGAAAGAAAGATACTTACTTAGGAAAGAGGGTAAAGCGAGGTTTGTACAAAACCGCGAAAGGGAAACTAATAAATGCGGATTTAAACGGTTCGCTTAACATTTTAAAGAAAGTAGTTGGGGAACTTCAGTACCCAATAGAGGTGTGTAGTACGCCTGTACGGATTACGTTGTAGTTGCATACAAAACCTAAGACATTGCTTGTCTTTGTTTTAGGTAACTATATAATGTTATATCTTTTATGGTAAATGAGGCAAAGAAATGAACTATGTAAATTTTAAACACTTATATAAAAAAGGTCTTACTGATATGGATTTTATGTTACTTACAAAAATCTTTCAAAAAGACTTTCATTTAATAAGTGAAGAGGATAGACCTGTTATAAGTAGGTTAGTTGAAGAAGGATTTTTAACATACTTGAAAGGTAAGGATGGTGAACTGACTGCTCTACGTTTCACTTCAAAAACTTCTGATTTTTTTAGAGAGTTGGAAATTTATGAATTTGATGAGAAGGTAGTAGAATTGGAAAACAGACTTATTGAAC